TGTGAATGCTGTTTTTTTACCTTGGATCATTCTAATATTTTTTTTAATTTTAATTTTCTTCTTATATTAATTTCTTCTAACATAGTTTCAAAATAAAGACTTCCAATAATTTTTTTCATTTTTAGAACATTTTTTAAATGTTCTAAATTCATATCTTTAATAAGAATATGTTTAAGTGGTTGTTTTCCATCTTTTCCATAAGTTCCCCAAAATAAAATATCTCTTGCAAGATTATTTTGTTCTAATAAAATTTCATATTCTTCTTTATAATACCAAAATCCTGAATAATTAGAAATAATATTCAATTTAATTAATATTTGAGAAAATCTTAAATCTTGATTTTCTAACCAAAAATTTAGAATTTTTTCTTTATTATCATTAAAATTTTTTAAAATTTCTAATTGTTTTTCATCTGATAATATTTTATTAAATTCATTGCTAAGATATTTCTTAAAATCAATTTTTTCCATAAATAATGATATTCTTTCAATTGTTCTCATTTTGTTCTCATTTTTCTTTTTAAAATATTTTTTAATTTTCTTTCTCTTTCAAATTTTATTTTTTCCATAATTGTATTAAAATGTGGAATTTCAAGATTTATTGTAATATTATATACTGTTTTATTTGTTTAATTCTTTCCATTCTTTTCCATATATTATCACATCAATTTTATTTTCAATTTTTGACAATTGAGGTAAATCTAAAACTTCAACAATTTTTCTTTCAAATGTGAAATTTTTATCTTTTCTTGCATTATGTAATTCTGGTAAATTTTGAAGTTCTTTTTCACTTAATTTTCCAGTTTTAATTTTTCTCTGAATATATGTTCCTCTTTTAAAAAAAGATGGATAATCATTCCAATTAATTCCTTTTTGAAATAACATTTCTTGTTTTTCAGATCCACTTTTAGATAAAAGTTCTGTTGGAGAATATACTGATTGTGCAGCTATTGAAATTGAATTTCTTACTGCATCATCTTCTCTATATTTAAATGAATTAACTACTTCATCAAGATTAGGGACATTCCAAACTCTTGCATCAAATCGTGGCATTGTATCAACTTTTTCAGGGATATAGGTAGATAACCTGTTATTAAAATAAACTGAACACATCGCTGATAAATCAGTCATAATTTTAAATATTTTTCCATTAAAATATTGTTGTGAATCTCTATTATCAGTATACCATACAAGAGTTATTTCATCAGATTGAGTAAATGAACAGTTTGCATTAGTTTCTTTAACTAAATACTTTGCTGTATCTATCATCAACATTGATAAACGTTTATCATACGGTTTTTCTAAACTTCTTGTAAAAGTAGAAAAATTTTTACCATCTAATCTCGCAACAATTGGTAATAAAGGTATTAACCTCAATTTTGTTGTTTGAGATTCATATAATTTCATTCTCTCTGAAAGTTTCATTTTATTATTTATTTTTTAAAAAATTATAATTTTTTAATATTAATGAACTATCAACATTAAAAAACCTTTTATTGATTATGTCTATCATTTCTAATTTAATAGTATCAATATGGAATTTCATTGTATTTGTAATTGGAACTGAAACACCATCAACTTTACTATTTGCACAAAGCACTATTCTAACATGAATAAAATCTTTATCCAATGAATCCCAAATTTTTGCATCAGGATATTTTTTTTCTAAATATGTTTTTATTTTAGTTGTCATAATTCTTATTTTCAATATTTTTAATTATTCTGTATTTTAATTTTCTTTTTGATTTAAATAAATTAGGATGATATTTTTGTCTTTTTCTTGATGCATTAGATAATCTATCTGCAACTTCATTTCCATATACCCCACAATGTCCTTTAATCCATCTTATTTCAACATTATTTTTCTTTATTAATTTATCACATTCATTAATAATTGTTTGATGTGTTTTTCTTAATTCTTTAGTATTTGTCTTTTTAATATCATTTAAAATATAAAAGTTTTGAATATTGTCAGTATATATGATAATTTTATCATATTTTTTCTTAATATTTTTTAATGAAAATAACATTCCAAATGCTTCAGTAATTCCAGATGTGTAATCATCATAATTTGAAATTTTTAAATATTCTGAAATGTGTTTTACATTTGTTCTCATTTGCAAAAATTTTTCTTTTTCATTTTCTATAAACAATACTCCAATTCCTATATCATCATTTTGATTTCCATCTCCTGAAGCATCACAATATATATTTAATATTTTTTTCATATTGCAAAGATACAAAAAATTTATTTAATTAAAAAATTCATTTGAAATAATTAATATATAAATAAAAATATTAAATTTAAATTATGAAAAAAGATATAATACTATTTGAAAGTTTTGGTTCTAATCAAAATCCAACACATTCTGAAATAGCAGTAAAGACATTACATATTATAATTCAGTTTCAGATGTTTCATTGGCAAACTGAAAAATATTCACAACATAATATATTTGATAAATTTATTAATGATTTTAAAGAACTTGGAGATCAATTAGTTGAAGTTATATCTGGGATTTATGGTAGAGTTGTTATTCAACAAGAGACAGCAATACCAATTAGAAATATTTCTGAATTAGATTCACTAGGGTTTATTGAACAAGCAATTGATATTTATAATGTTTATAAAGAAAATATAGTTAAAGAAGCAGAAATTATAACTATTATAGATGAAATACTTGCATTGTTTCAACAACTAAAATATTTATTATCTTTTAATTAAACCTATATATATTAATATATAATATATGTATAATTTGATCGGATTAGACATCTCAAAAGTATCAACTGCCATGACAATCGAAGTTAATGGAGTTGAATATTTATTTTCTTACAATACTAAAAAAAGTAATTATAAATGGAATAAAATATTACTTGGGGTTAAAAATCTCAAAATAAGAAATTATCAATATGAGAAAATAGATAATTATTCTAAAAATGAAATATCACAATTAGGTATTTTTATAAATATCGCAAATGATTTAATTGAAGATATTTTATCAGTAATAAACATTAATGATGAATCTATCTTTTATTTAGAAGGATTTTCATATGGTTCTGCTGGTGGTCCATTTATTGATTTAATTGGTATTGCATCTATAGTTAGGTCTAAAATATATGAAAATATCCCTAATATAAAAGAAATCAAAATAATAGCCCCTAAATCATTAAAATTAATTTCTTGTGAAATGGTTTATGGTTCTGAAATGGTTGATATTGGAAAAAGAAAACCAAAAGTTGTTAAAATAATAAATACAAATAAAAATAAAGTAAAAGGTGGAGATTTTTCAAAACATGATATGTTTGACGCAATTATAGATTATAATAAAGATTATATTTTATTAGATTTATTTAAAGAAAAATATGATGAAATCACATCTGTAAAAGCATATCCCAAACCTCTCGAAGATATTAATGATTCATATTTATTAAAAGAGATTATAAAATTTACTTCTTAACTAAAAAGTTTTTAACTAACATTTGCCATGCTGGAATTTTTTTACCTTTAATAGTCATCTCAAAAGCATTTGATAATTTAATATTTAAACAATGAACAAATGTTCTTAAATTTAATGCAAATCTTAAATCATATTCTTTATGCATTCCAATCATAAAATCTAAAATATCATTTTTTTCACCAATTTTTATATTTGGTTTTATTTTTGGCATTATTTTTTTAATTCTATTAATAACTTCATCTATTGATGGATTAATATCAACAAATAAAGATCTTGATATTAATGCTTCATCCAATTCTTCTCCCGGTTTATTAGTAATAAATATTATTCTCCCTGTAAATTCAAATTGTTTAGGTAATTTTCCTGTTTCATCATAAATTTCTTGAATTTTTTGATCACTCATACCAAAAGAATCAAAATTAATTTTTAATATTCTTGATACTTTTCTTATTGGTTGAGTATCTAATACTGCTTTTAATAAATTAACAGATTCTTCACTTTTATATACAGAATCCATATCATCAAACACAATTAATTTATCTCTATTTTTAAATAATATATCATATAATCCTGCTGTTGTTATATCACCAGACACATCAATATAATCAACTCTCATATCTTTTAATGTGTTCATAATATCTGTAGTTTTTCCCATACCGGCAGATCCACTAACAACTAATGAATTAGATACTTTATAAGCTACTTGAGCTGTATATAATTTAACAGCTTCAAATGAATCCATATCTTGTTCAAAAACATTTTTATTTATTTTAAATGTTTTTAATTCTGTTTCTTCATCTGGGCTTTTCTTTATTGTTGGTTCATGTTCATTAAGTTCATATAATTCAAATTCTTCTTCTACAAAATCAACAATATCATCTAATACTCCCATAATTGAATCTGAAATATTCATTTGATATGTTGGTTTATTATAAATTTTATTTAATGTTAAAAATTCAAAATTATCCCATAAATCAATTGAAACTAATTTACGTTTATTAAAATTAAGTCTAATAGCTCTTTCATCTGGAATTAAAAATAATTTTCCAGTTAATATTTCATCTGAATTATTTTTTTTAACTTGAAATTCTTCTTCATATGGGAAAAATTCATAATTAGTATTTTTTAATAAATAATTAATAACTAATTCAATATATTTATTCTGTTTTTGACTTATATTTTCTAATAAAAAATTTGTATATTTTTTCATTTAATTTGTTTATTCTTCTTTTGTTTATATATTAAATTTATTCTCCACTAAATTCTGTATCTAAAATATTAATTATAATATTTACATCTTCATCAATAAAATCTCCATCTTCTTTTTCAACTTCCATTTGTCGGCAAATAGTATTCAATGTTTTTTGATCAACTTGAATGTTGTGGCCATATGTGTTTGCCATAGTTTTATCAAAAATTTGTTCTATTATTTTAGTTAATGATCTACTATTAAATTTTTTATTTACTCCAAAATGACCTGTTAATTTTTCAATAACATCATTAACATATCTCATTTTTTTATTTTTATCATCTTCATTTACCCAATTTGCCCAATTTTCAAATACTCTATCAGTTTCAACCCAATATCCTTTATTATTAAGTTTTTCAAACGTTTTTATATATTTCATCATTATTTTAATTTTTTTTTAAATAGTATTCATTTATTTCAAAAATGAAATCATCTAATATTTTTTTCCATTCTATTATATCAAAACTCCATTTATCCTCAAATCTTAAAAATAATTTTTTAGGATAATCTGGATTTTTTGGATCTATAACAATATCAATATGGTCATTTGTTTCACAATCTTCTCTATATATATTATATGTATGAAAATTATTAAATTTATCATAATGATATGTAATTTCACCTATTTTAAACATTTGCCAAACTTCTGTAAATTTTGTTTTTGCAGTATAATATTTAAGTTTAATCTTTAAAGATTCACCTTCATATTTATTATTTATGTTTTGAAGAAATGTTTTTTCATTAAATATTTCATATAATTTTATATATTTCATATTAATATTTTTTTACTTTTTTATGAATTATATTCTAAATCAAACTCTTGATAATCATCTGTTTCTCCGGTGATTGTTATATTTTGTGGTTGTTGTTCATTTTTTAAATAGTCAAATAATTGTCTTAATACTATTTCAAAATTATCATCCATAATAAAATCTACTAAATCAGACATATCAAACTCTTGATAATCATCTGTTTTTGTAATATTATTTAAATATGTATGAAAATTTTCTATATCTTCATCACTTAAATCCAAATATTGTTCAAGTATTCCATTTTCAATTGCATCTGATGAACTACACACAAGCTAAAGACTTGTGTGTTTCAGGTTTCATAGACTCATCTAACGACAACGCCTCCACCTGTTTTTGTTTAATGTCCGACTCAATCCCTGAACCAGACAATATTTTTAATCCTTGTTTTAATATATTTTTAGCCGCATTAAAATCTCTATCATGTGTTGTATTACATGATGGACAAATCCATTCTCTATCTTTTAATGTTAAATCTTGGTTTATCCAACCACACTTAGAACACATTTTACTTGATGGGAAAAATCTATCAATTTTTACATATTGTTTATCATTCCATTTAGCTTTATATTCTAACATAGAATAGAATGTACCTAAACTAACATCTACAAATGCTTGTGCTAACTTATGATTTTTCATCATATTTTTAACTGCTAAATCTTCTACACAGATTACATCGTGGTTTTTGATGATTTCTGTGGAAATTTTGTGTAAATAATCTTTTCTTACATTAGTTATTTTTTCGTGAATTATAGCAAGATTTTGTCTTTGTTTATTTCTTGATGAACTTCCTTTTACCTTTTTAGATAATTGTCGTTGTTCATACTTTAATTTCTTTAAATTATTCTTTAATGTTTTAATATTTTCATAGACTTTACCATCACTTAATATAGCTAAGTCTTTAATTCCAGTATCAATTCCTATTTTAGAACATGTTTTTTCAAATTGTTTATGTTGAACTTCACAGGTAATAGAAACATAATATTTATCTGTTACTGATTTAGATATTGTGGCAAAGGCTATTTTACCATCAATTTCTTGGTGTAAATTAATTTTAATTCCTTCTTTAAATTTAGGTATATTTAATTTATTATCTTTAATTAACACATTTTGTGGAATTTTAAACGATTGTCTATCATATTTTGATTTAAATTTTGGAAATTTAGTTTGTTTTCTAAAAAATTTCATATATGATGTATCAAGATTTCTTAAGCCTGATTGAAGTGTTTGGCTATTAATTTCTTTTAACCAAATATAATTCTCATCTTTCTTTAATTGAGTTAAATCATTAGCATTATCATAATAATTAAGTGATTTCTTATCTTCACCAAGATAACTTTCTTTTCTTTTGTTTAGATAGTAATTAAAAACAAATCTATTTGCACCAAAATGTTTAGCCAACAAGATTTCTTGTTCTTTACCTGGATATATTCTAAACTTAAATGACTTAAATATTGTTTTCATTAAAAGTATATATTAAACTTTAAAAGTCATTTTTTACATTTTTTAATTTTTTTGTAAAATACTTTAATATTTATGAAAAGTATTCACAAAAAAAATTAAAAAGTTATGTCTAAAAATTCTAATTACAATTCAACAAATCGTTCAAAACACTATTTAAAATGTCATTTAATCTTTGTATGTAAATACAGAAAGAAATTACTGGTTGGTCAGTTAAAAGATGATATGAAACAATTATTACTAAATATTGCTTCTAAAAGTGATTTTGAAATAGAAGTCTTTGAAAGTGATATAGATCATATACATTTCTTAATTAGATATATACCAAGATTATCTATCACATCAATTGTCAGAAAGTTAAAACAGGAATCCACCTATCATATATGGCGTTCAGTTCATAGAAATTATTTATATAGTCATTTCTGGAAAGAAAGAACTTTTTGGTCAGATGGATATTTTGTTTGTTCAATTGGAGAAGCAAATCCGAATACTATTAAACAATATATTTTAAGTCAAGGATAAATGTTTTTTATTCACTTACATCACACAAGCTAAAGACTTGTGTGTTTTACGTTCAGTGGTATAAAGGGATAAGCACAGATTTATCAACTTGGCAAGCGTATTCAATGAAAGAATTCGAACACTTTTTCTTATCGAATAATTGTCCAGGAAGTAAAATAGATAATAATAAAAAAATGTATGCTCTAATTGATGTAGCTAATGGAAATATGTCAAAGGTTAAAGAATTAACTAAGTTGTCTAAAAAGAAATATGGTGATAGATTAATACTCATGGTTGGTAATATAGCTAATCCAGAAACTTATAGAGTACTTTCGGAAGCTGGTGCGGATTATTGCCGTGTGGGCGTGGGAAATGGATCAAGCTGCTTGACAACTCAACAATTAGGAATTGGCTATGCGGCAGGGTCTTTAGTAAGTGAATGTTATGAAGAATATTGTAAATTAGATAATCCAGCTAAAATTGTAGCCGATGGTGGATTTAAAAAATATGCTGATATAATTAAATCATTTTCAGTTGGCTCTACACACATTATGCTCGGTAGTATTTTCAATAAATCCTTAGAAAGTTGTGCTGATACGTTTGAAGAAAACCAATCTCATGGTAATTGGAAAACTCCTGGTGAAAAAGTGGATCAATATTCTAAATTTATCAAAAATAAATTTAATAATGGTTCTAAATTTTATAAAAAATTTAGAGGGATGTCAACTAAAGAAGTTCAGAAAGAACTCGGTAATGAAAAATTAAAAACAAGTGAGGGAATAGTTAAAATAAACCCAGTTGAATATACTATTGAAAGTTGGGTAGAAAATTTTGATTCATATTTAAAATCTGCTATGTCATATACCAATAAAAGAAATTTAAATGATTTTGTGGGTGAGGTAGAAATTATTAAAATAACTGATAATGCTTTCAGGAGATATAACAAATAAACTATTTGAATATGAGCATGGATGAATATTTTGAATATAGTACTACAGATAAATTACTAACTGATTTAAGTAATAATCAAATATTAGATTTAATTAAAAATGGCAGTTTAGCTCTAACTCGTAATATGAATTCAAATAATGATAGTAGTTTTTATAATTCTACCATATATTATAAAGGTTGGTATTCACCATTAAATACAAATACCGAAAGTAGAATTAAGTCCTTATTTTTAGACTATAAAATAAATGAAATAATAAATGGATGAATATATTGAATATATCGCTGAAAATAATGATAGTGTCATAAAATACGCTAATTATTTAGCTGAAGCTATTGATCCTAAAACTAATATAATACAAAGTTTTAAATCTAAATCTGATAAAACCTTATTAAAAGATATTAAAAGGGGAATCATTTTCAAAATTGATGATGAATATATAATTGATCATAAAGGATATAATATATCCCTCGATGGAGATTTAAATATTCGATTAACTATGATAGAAAGAAATAATAAAATAAATAATATATTAAAATGAAAGAAATTATTAAAGCAGATAAGTATTATATTGATAATTTGAATAAAATTATGAAAATAGGGTGTTTAGATGAAAATCCAAGACCTAAGTATAGAGATGGAACTCCAGCATATACCAAATTCATCACAGGTGTTTTCGAAGAATATGATATTTCTAAGGGGGAATTTCCTATTCCCACACTCCGAAACACAGCGGTTAAAACAGGAATCAAGGAAATTTTATGGATATATCAAAAGCAGTCAAATTCCTTAGAAGATGCTCGTAATATGGGTATAAATTGGTGGAATGATTGGGACATTGGAAATAATTCTATCGGACAAAGATATGGAGCTACTGTTAAAAAATGGAACTTAATAGATGATTTACTAAAAACCTTAACAGATGATCCATTTTCTCGTAGACATATAATGAATATGTATCAATATTCCGACCTCCAAGAAACTAAGGGACTTTTTCCATGTGCTTATGAAACTATTTGGTCTGTGGAAAAGAAAGGTAATGATTATATCTTAGATATGACACTTATCCAGAGAAGTTGTGATTTTTTAGTAGCTAAATTTATAAACCAAGCACAATATGTAGCCCTTCAAATGATGGTAGCTGGACATTTAGGTTATAAAATTGGTAATTTTAGACATTTGATACAAAATCTTCATATTTATGATAGACATAACGATGCGGTTGATGAACTACTTAATCGAACTCCAATAAATAAACAACCTACAATAGAACTAATAGCCAATAAAAATTTTTATGATTATAAAATAGAAGATTTTAAAATCAAAAATATCGAAGGTATAATAAAAATCAAAAGCGATTTAGATTTGGGTATCTAAATTGGATAATTTTTAAACAAACTATTAAAATAAAAATATATAAAGTATAACTTAAATTGAAAAAATAAATTAAAATAAAATATGAAAAAATATGATGTTAAACTTTTTATAAATGATGAATTATTTATAGAAAATGAATTTAATTTTAAAACTGATATCTTTACAAAAAGAAGAGAAATAGATATAGTAATTGATGATTTAAATGAAAAAGTTAATTTTTTCATTCAAAATGATGAATTTACAGAAAAAGATAAAATTAATAAAATTAAAAATCTTTTTATAAAAGCAGTAAATTTATTAACAGAATTTAAAAAAGATAATTCTTCGATAACTTATAAAGAAAATATTAGTGAAATTGAAGATATTTTATCAAATTTTGGTTCTCTTGATAAAGATGATGGTGGAATATTTTCACAATTAAATTATATGTTAGAAGATTTAGATGAATAAGATAACAAATAAAGAACTAAAAATAGGTGACATTTGTTATTTTAAATCTAAAACAGCAAATGAAACTATTCAAGGTGAAATATTATCGATTGAAGATTGTAAATATCAGAAAACTTTAAATGGTAAAGAATGTTATGAAAAATATAAAAATAAAATTTTATCAGAAAAAGATTTTATTTTAAAATATGTATTACATAAAAATGTTATAATAACTATATATGGATGGATTATAAATGATAATTGGAATATAAAAGAAACATTGGGGGAAATTAAATTTAGTTGTTCAAATTATGATATATTTGTTTTTTAAATATGACAATGTAACACTTACACATAACGGTTTTAATAAAAAATCGTTATAATGTTTTTTATTTATTGTTAGCGTTTCGTTTTTGAGCGTTGGTAATGCAAAATATTATATTATGACAATAGAAGAATTAAGAAAAACACAATTTAGAAAAGGCGATAAAGCAAAATACTACAATGTTATTGCTGAAATAATAGAAATTGAACACACCGAAGCCCTGTTAGGATTACGACAAGGCAATGATGAAATAGAGTGGGTAAGATGTGAAAATATCACATATATCCCTTGTGTGTTGGCAAATGAACGCTAACAATGTATATGATTTCGGTTGTTTTTCACAACTGAATTATATACTAAACGTTATGTGTAGGTGTGGTTGGGTTTTTGCTAAATTTAATTTGGAGAACTGAAAGAAATTTTAGAAAAAAGGAGGTTGAAAACTCACAAACAACATTTTTATTAATATATAGAATATAAAATCAATAAAACTACATAAATGATACAATTAAAAAGATATGAAAGTTTTAAAGCCTTATTGAAACCTAGTTTTAGTTATTGGTTTTCAATAAAAATAAATAGTGAAGGTGAAGCAAAAAAGGTCCTTGAAAAATTATTTGAAAATAATTATATTTGGCAAAGTAGTAGTTCCTTCAAAAGTGAAGATTTTATTCATCTTAATTCAAAATATAAAAAAAACTTATTAATGTGTTCAAACCATTCAAACCTTATAAATTACCTATGACAATGACTATTTATACTGGTGATGAATATAGTAATTTTGATAATTATGAATATAATATGTATGAAATAGAAATATGGTATAGAAAAAAAATGTGGGTAAGAGATTCATCTGGGCCATTAGTGCGATTAAATACTAAAAGTTCTAGGGAAAATAATATTATTAGTTTTGAATTAAAAAATCTTGAAAATAAAAATATTAATGAAATATGTGACAAAGTAATGTCTATGAGTGATGAAGATATAAAGGCGCAAGTAGAAGCAAAAAAATTGAACTTATTATAAATGAATCATGTTAAATTATATGAATCAGTGGGTAAAAAAGCAACATTTGTTTATGATGCAGAAGAACAATTTAGCTTAGTTATTTATATAGATAATAAATTATTAGGTATTTTTAGTGATACTTATATAAGTGATATGATGATACTAATGGATATGCTTGGTTATACTTGTGAATCACTTGAACTTGAAAATAAAGACTTAATTGATTGGTGGTTAAGTTTACCAAATAAAAAATGTCCGAAAACTCTCGATGAAATAAAAACTAGAATTGAAGGTAGTAAATTAGGTTTATTATAACAATCCCATTTTCTTAGTCTCAATTTTTTCCCTTAATTCTTTTAAATCAACACTAATACAATTAGTTTCTACTGTGCCTAATTCCCAAGGATCACTAATAAAAAATTCTACAGAATTACCTTTAACATTCAGTATTTCCATTCCTGGACTTGAAGACCAATCTTCATTTTCTTTATGTATATCAGAATCACTTACAATAACATAATCAATTTCATAACCTATTTTTTCCCATAATGAATCATCTTTAAAAATATCTTCACCAGTAGCAAATAATTGTACATCATTAGCAACAACTTTAACTGATATTACATCGTCTCTTTTCAAAATTGAATAATCTTTTTTGAAAACATTATAAAAATCATCTGTTATAGGTATTAAACAAACACCTCTATCCTCACTTCTACAATACATTGTAGCTACATACATAATTAATTGTAATTTTTTCTAAAAGCAATATTATTTAATAATCTTCTTACTCTTATATTTGGTTGTATTTGTGGATTAGTTTTCTTAAATTTCTTGTAATCAAAATTAAAATAATTAACAATAAACTCACCAATACCAGCACTTCTACTAATACCAGCCATACAATGGATAATAATAGTACTTACAGTTTCTGGTAAATTATCTAAGAATTCAATTACTTTTTCTGCCATCTTTACATCAAATACTTTACCTTGAATTTCATATTCACAATCATCAAATTCAAGATTTAAAACATTTGCATGATCTCTTTCAAAATAATGTTCTTTAGTACAACGAAATAATTGGCTATAATAATCTAAATCATCAGCAGTATAATCAATTATTGATATAAAAGCATATTGATCCCATGTTTCTACATTAGAATCATCCAATTTATTATCTGACATTGTTTCATCGAAAGCTTTTTTATTGATTATATAAATATTTTCTAAATTCATGTTATTATATATTTATTATATTATTTGATTTTTTAGTATTACACTCAGAACAAGAAGGTACAAGATTTTCAGTATCAAATTTTAAACCACCTTTATCTAAAGGCGTAACATGATCAATCGATAAATTTATTGTTTTTACCATTAATTCCTCTGGGACCCATTTCTTTTTCATCATTACAATAATTGCAATTCCAACAACCATTTTCATTCTTTCTATGTCTTAAAAAAGTTCTTCTAAAAATAAACCAATATCTCCAATCATAATCATAACGTCTAGAATCATCTTTTTTGATTAATCTTTTGGTAAGTAATAACATTGCAGCATAAGACTTCGGATGTGGGTTTTTCGGTACTTCATGAATTATACTTCTATTTCGAGATGTTTTTTGTTTTACTATCATAATCTTATAATATAAGGAATTTATTTTAAAATTAAAAATTCAATATATAAATCCAAAATTAACTTTATAAAGCATCTAAAAAATCTTCATTTTCAGGATCTTTAATTATTTAATGTTATAGGTAATAAGAAATTTAATACAAATCTTTCCATATCAGATATTTTAATCGTATCTATATTATCTTTCAATTTATGACAATTTTCAAAATGAGTGTAATCAATTTCACCACCAACACTTGGACAAATAGATACAATTTCAGAATCAATACCTTTTTTATTTAAATATAAAGAATCATTTAATCCAATAATTTTATTTGTTGTAACGTCAAAGTTTTGTGTGATTTTTTTATATAATTCTTTGTTTGAATAATTTGACACCATAACCTTGTCTCCTAAACCTGTCAATTCAAGATTAAGAATCCATTTAATATCTTTAAAAGGGCTATCTATCCTTGAAATATTTCTTGCTAACTGTTTAGCACCTTCACAACCAACTTCTTCAGCATCAGCCAATACAACATTTACTTCAGGATTCAACACTTTAAGAGCAATAGCATTAAGAACAGAAGCACTATTATCATTTGCATTATCAGAATCTAAATTAGCAATATCATAATGAGCAATTACCATTTTATCACTTTTTCCTTTTAAACACAAATTTCTAACAACTTCATCTTTTTCATCACCATAAACATCAACAAAGTAATCTATCTTTAATTCTTTCACTAGGGAAATTAACCATTTCAATCTATTAGAATACACTTCAACTTGATACAAAGTATCAAATGTTTCTTTTACTTTTGTAAAATCGCCTATTCTATTTAATATATTCTTGATTTTTTTCATTTGCATTTTTATATATAAATATAGTCAAAATAACTAAGAAAAAAAAAATTCTATTATGAAATATCTCAAAACATTACACGAGTTTCTTGGCGCTGCACTAAATAAATCAAAAGAACAACAAACAGCATTCGCCCAAAAAGTATCAAATAAAATATATGGTGATAATAAATTTAATGTCAAATATTTAGGCGAAGGTGGTCAAGGCACTTCATTTGATATTGGAAATAAAGTACTCAAATTAACAAAAGATAAAAATGAAACCGGTAATGCTATTAAATCAATGAAACATAACTTCAAACATATAATTAAATACTATTCAGTTTATAAAATTAAAGTTCCTGATACTGTGCAAGATCAAATATTAAATAAATTCTACGTTTTAACAATGGATAAAATCAAAACATTCGAAAAAGGTCATATTATTCAAAAATTATTAAACTCATTTGCATGTCCAGATGATAGTGGAAATATAAATTATAAACTTGCTAATTTTGGTATGACACAATATAAAGGTAAAAAAACTTCTGGTGAATGGAATTTTGAAAAATTTAAAGAAATAAACACATTAGAAAAAGTATGTAAAAGAAAAGGATTAAATCCTGACGAAGTTAAAGGATTTCATGAACAATTAATAGCAATGATGAAAGAATCAATGGAAAATAATATATTATTGGTTGATATGGATTATGGTAATGTTGGTATGCAAGGTAACACTTTAGTTGTATTTGATATGGGTGGAATGGGTGCTTGTCCAGAAAAAAAATCTATTCTTAAAGAATTAAAAATAATTACATTAGAAGACGAAAATTTATTTGAATAAAATTTTTAAAAAGGTTTTTAATATATAAACCTACAAAATAAATCTATAATATGAAACATTTAAAAAAATTCAACGAACGAGAAATTAAAGATAGAAGCGAAATGCCCGAACAAAAAAGACAAATTGATCTTTCAGGACCAGACGGAAACGCTTTTGTTATTTTGGGAATAGCTCAAGATTTATGTAGACAATTAAAAGATATAAACCCAGAAAGATATGATTGGGATAAAATTAAAACTGAAATGGAATCAGGAGATTATGAAAATTTGATTAATGTTTTTGATAATTATTTTGGTGATTTTGTAGATTTATATAGATAATTATGAAGAAAATTGATAAATATTTAGATTTTATTAAAAAAAATTACAAAGATATTGAAAAAAACAAATCTAAGATTAAAAATATTGTAAAAGATAATAATCTTATTAAGAATGATATTTTAAGCACTAAACAAAAAATAGAAAAATTGTTAATTTCAAAAATTGTAAAATTTAAAGAAAGAATGAAAAACGATCCAAATAATCCAAATTATTTATGTATAGTTATTAAAAAACCATTTTCACATTATGATTATAAAGGATATATAGATGTTTCATATTTAAGGGAAACTGGTGGTTTTAGAATTTATTTAAATTACGATAAAGGTAATAATTTACATTTATTGTCATTTAATAAAGATATGGAAGTCTATGATGAATTTAATGAAGATGAACAATTAGAATTAATAACAAAATTATATAAATACTTTGATGATGATTTAGAACATTACATTGAAGGAAATAAATTGGGATTAATGTAAATGAAATATTTAAAAACATATGAAAAATCTAATTTTGATAATTATCTTGATGAATATCTAAGAACAATATCAAAAGAAAATGATTTTCTTTGCTCATATATTGCAAATAATTTCTATTTTACCATATATACAGAATTAATCTATTCTGAAAGTGATGTTGATTCATCAATTAATATAGGTGAATTAGGTGAATTAAAAAGAATCGAAGACAAATTTCAAAAATTTGTTGATAAATATATACCAAAAGATGCATCATGTTCTATTGGTATTGATCCTGATACACCATCAATAGATATGACAATTAATTGTTCTAAAGAAGACTTTATTACTAAAAATGCACAACATTTAGAAGCTTATAAAATGGGTTTATTATGAAATATTTAAAAACATATGAAAATTACGGCAATAACCAACAACCATTTTGGTTATCAATTGATAGCTTGTTCATATCAGATGATATAGTAAAAAATTGTATGGCAAAAGAAAAAGATAGAAATAAATCATATAAAAAATATAATAAATATTGGGTTGATAAATATTTATTTGCTGAATTTGGTTCTAGAAAAATATATCCTTTTACTATTAACAGTGTAAGATGGGATAAAACACCATTTAAAACTGGTGAAGTAAAAGGTAATCAATCATATAGAATGGATATACGATTTTCTAAATGGCCAGGAGTAGATAATGAAGTAAAAGTAAATAAGGCAGGTACATTTACATATTTTCTAAATGGAATATCAGGTGATTCCGAAATGTTTGGTAAAAGTATGATTAATGGTACACGATGGGCAAATTATAATTTCATGTGTAAGTTATATCCAATATTCAGATATGTTAAAAACGGATATAAAAGACTAAAAGAAGGAGAATTGTTCTTAGATATAATATCAGAACTTTTAGACACTAACCCAGAAATGGCAATACATGAAGTACCAGAAGAATTAAAAGATAAATATCCAGACTATTATAATACATTTACAAATGCAAATAAATTAGGATTAATATGATATATTTGAAGACATATGAAAATCATAAAGTTTATAAATATAATGTGATGACTACATTAGAAAATGAATTAAAAGATTTTATTGCAAGAAAAATATCATCTTTTGATGGTATTTTAGAAGTTGATGATGATATTGAAACAGTTGGAGAATTTAATCAAGACATTAAATATAATTATACAGCATATACGATTGGTGCGAACATAAACACAGATCCATTTCTTATTGAAGATAAAATTGAAGATTTTTTAAAGAATTTAAAACCCAGTAAATATACAATAACAGACAACGGATTTTGTTATACTATTACTTTTTTAATAAAAAGATCTGATATTAAATACCTAAAACATGTTATTGAAGGAAATAAATTAGGATTATTATGAAATATTTGAAGACATATTCAGAAAATAAATTAATTAAAGATAATTTAAGTGGTGATGGTAAAATATTAAATTTAGCTGATTTAAATCTAAATGAATTACCTGAACTACCAAAAGGGTTAGAAATATTATATTGTTATAATAATAAATTAACTAAATTACCTGAATTACCTGAAGGATTAAAAACATTAAAATGTGATAATAACAAATTAACCGAATTACCTGAATTACCTGAAGGATTAAAAAGATTATCTTGTCATAATAACCAATTAACTGAATTACCTGAATTACCAAAAGGATTAAAAGAATTATATTGTTATAATAACCAACTAACTGAATTACCTGAATTACCTAAAGAATTAATACAATTATATTGTCGTAATAACCAACTAACTGAATTACCTGAATTACCTAAAGAATTAATACAATTATATTGTCGTAATAACCAATTACCTTATTATAATTTAGATGGTTATTGGAAATGGTTTTGGAAAGAAAATCCAGATCTTTATAATGCAAATAAAATGGGATTATATTAAATGAAGTATTTAAAGACATATAATCGAATGATAAATGAGATTTCAGTTAATGAGAATCAATATGAAAATACTTTTATACTATATAAAGTGTCTCAATATATTAAAGATAAATTAGAATTATTTGAAGAAATGTTTAACGAATCAATTATAAATGAAGTTGATGATGATGAAGTTAAAGAACATTTAGATGAATATACTGAATATATTGATGAACTAGATCATGATATTGATATTGATGAAATTAGTAGTAAAGAATTAGAAGAAATAATTATTCCAGATGATGTAAAATTCATACATTATGCTAATTATTCAAATAATTGGCAAATGGAAGAAGAAATGGTTGAACATATATCAGATTGTTTAGTTGATGACGATGTTATAGAATGGGATGATATAGATTACGAAAAAGATAATGATCCAATAAATGACTTAATTAGAGGTTATATTGGATTATTTGATTATTCTGATTATAAATTTGAAGAGAAATATTCAAATAAAGGAGTATATCAAATGGTTAAAAATGACCCTGAATTTATGAAATATGTTGAAGCAAGTAAAATGGGACTATTATGAAATATATTAAGAAATACAATGAAAAAGATTTTAGCGATTTTGAAAAATCAATTAATACATTCTTTAAAGATAAAAATATTATAATTGATAATTATAGAAATATAACAATTTTTATTAAAGATTGGGGTGAAGAAATGGGTGTTACATTTTGTTTAGAAACAAAGATATCTGATGATGATCATTATCCTTTGATTGCTGAAAACACAAATCAACTTACTGATATTATTCATAAAGTTGATAAACTTACTAAATTATTACCAACTATATTAAACACTGAAATAAAAATAAGTTATGAAGATTCAGAAATATGGTTTGAATATACTGTAAATGTTGGTGAATTCATGGAAAAACACAAAGAATATTTTGACTCTGTTAAAATGGGATTATTATAAAAATATATAAGATTATGAATAAATATTTAAAAACATTTGAAGGTTTCCTTAAACCTAAAAATAAATATGCTGATTTAGAAAACCTTTCTAAAAGCAAATATGGAAACGGCAACGTAGATAAATCTACAGAAGAACGTATACTAAATATTGACAATTTCAATAGATGGTTTAATGAAGAATGTAAAAGTTTTGGTGGAAAAGGTGAACCAGGCATATTTGGTAGAAGAGATAAACTATCTCAATCAGTTGTTGAAGATTATTTTTTTGATCAAGGCGTAGAATGTACTGAAACTGAAATAAATGGTTTTCATAAGAAAATTGAAGAAAATTGGATGAATCTTTAATGAAATATTTAAAGACATATAATGAAAAAAACGATGTTAAAATTCGAAGTAATGATGGTAAAACATTAGATTTATCTAATTTAGATTTAATTGAATTACCTGAATTACCTAAAGGATTAAAATATTTATATTGTGAATATAACCAATTAACTAAATTACCTAAATTACCTGAAGAATTAGTAATATTATATTGTCATAATAACCAATTAACTAAATTACCTGAATTACCAAAAGGGTTAAAATATTTAGATTGTGATGGTAACAAATTAACTGAATTACCTGAATTACCAAAAGGGTTAAAATATTTAGATTGTGATGGTAACAAATTACCTTATGATAATTTAGAAGAATATTGGGAATGGTTTTGGAAGGAAAACCCAGACCTTCATAATGCAAATAAAATGGGACTATATTAAATGGGATTATGGTTAGCAGATAATTTAGGACTTCTCTAATATTTTAACACATTTTTGATATATTCTTTCTCTATTTTCAGATTCAGGTAAATCTAAATACAATTTTCTTATATAATCTTTTTCTTTAATTAATTCTAAGGTTTTAGGGTAATTTATATCATATATCCAAGAAAATTGAATACATTTAAAATCTAATACAGTTTTGAGTTTATTATAATCAACAACTTGTTCATTTTCAATACATTCAACAACATCATCAGATATTTCTAATATAGGTTCATAACCTGGCATTGTCATATTACCTTTATAATATTTAAAATAAACTCTAAATATGTCTAATTTATCAGCATCTCTTATAAGTTTGATAAATTTTAAAGTATAATCATCATATTCTTTTGTTATTTTAATTTTATTGTGTTCAAATGTGCATATAGACATTAATTCTTTAAGAGAATTTTCAATATCTAAATTATTGATAATAATTGAACCTTCTAAACCATGTTCAAAATTATCATCATCATGATATGTATTAAACTTTGATAATTGTTCAAATCTGGCTATATCATGATATAACCCTATTAATTTAGCAATTTCAATTTCTTCTTTAGTAAAATTAAGTGATTTGGCTAAAATGACACAAATATCTGAAACTATTTTTAGAATGTTCTAATTTTAATTCTAGTTTATCTATATTGTTACCAAATTTAATATAATTATTAACATATTTATCAAAATGTTGGTATAAATTCATTAAATTTTTAACGATTATTTTTAATTGATCTTTGTTTTTTAATATATAAATTTAAAATTAATTAGTTGTTATGATTTTGTCACAATATGTTGAAGTTAAAATTTCTAATAACCAAATCAAATATTATATATTGAAAGGTTATGATGTAAAAGGAAACAATGAAATACGAAAAATAAAAGTATCAGATTTACCATTAAATAGTGGTCAAAAAATAGAAGTTCAATGTGATATATGTAGTAATAAAAAAATTATTACAATGAATAGATATCAAATAAATACCAATAATGGTGAAAAATTATATACATGTAGTAGGAAATGTGCTGAATTTAAAAATAAACAAACATGTTTAGATAATTATGGAGTTGATAACATTTCTAAATTAGAAAGTGTAAAAATTAAAAAAATTGAAACATGTTTAGATAATTATGGAGTTGAATTTCCACAACAATCTGAAAAAATATTTGAAAAAAGTAAAAATACAAAGAAATTAAAATATAATGATGAAAATTATAATAATCTTAAAAAAAGAATTCAAACATGTTTAAATAAATATGGTTGTGTATCACCTTCACAAAATACTAATATTAAAAAGAAAATGAAAATTAATCAATTTGAATCAAACAAAGAAAAAATATTAGAAAAATATAAAGATTTAAAAATAGTCAATTTTGATAAAGATGATAAATATGTGATTGAATGTGATTGTGATCAAAACCATACTTTCAATATTGAGTATAAATTACTATGGCAAAGAGTAAATGCTAAAACAACTTTATGTACAGTATGCAACGAAATCGATAGAAAACAGTCTGGGTTGGAAATAAACTTAATTAATTTTATTGAAAAAAACTATAATGGAGAAATTTTAATAGGTGATAGAGATGTTATTAAACCACTAGAATTAGATATTTATCTACCAGATTTAAAATTGGCTTTTGAATTCAATGGGTTATATTGGCATAATGAATTAAATAAAGAAAACAATTATCATTTAAATAAAACAGAAAATTGCGTTGAAAAAGACACACAACTTATTCATATTTGGGAAGATGATTGGTTATATAAACAACATATAGTAAAGTCAATGATATTAAACAAATTAGGTAATACTCCAACTAAAATATATGCTAGAAAATGTAAAATTGAAGTCATTCAAGATAACAAATTGATAAGAAATTTTTTGGATGAAAATCACCTTCAAGGTTTTGTTGGTTCAAGTATTAAATTAGGTCTTTATTATGAAAGAAATCTTGTAAGTTTAATGACTTTTGGAAAATCAAGGAAATCAATGGGCACAACTGCAAAAGAAGGCGATTATGAATTAATAAGATTTTGTAATAAGTTAAATACCAATGTTATTGGTGGTGCTGGTAAATTATTTAAACATTTCACTAGAAATTATTCTTTTAATGAAATAACATCATATGCTGACAGATCACATTCAAACGGTAAATTGTATGAAAATTTAGGATTTGAATTTGTTTCAAAAACTAAACCTAATTATTATTACATAATAGAAGGTTTAAGAAAATATAGGTTTAGTTTTAGAAAAGATATATTAATAAAGGAAGGTTTTGATCCAAATAAAAGTGAACATGAAATAATGTTGGGTAGAGGTATTTATAGAATATATAATAGTGGAAATCTAAAATATAAATATAAGAAAGTGATTTAAAAATCACTTTCTAATTCTTTTAATTCTTTCTTTAATTCTTCCCATTCAGAATGTTTTTGCATCATAATTTTCTTAAAACTTTTACGATCTGCATAAACTTCACCCATAACTTGGTTTACAACACCAATTTCATTTTTAAATACACTTCCATTTAATAAAACAATATCATCTTTTTCAATTTGTAGTTGATGACCATTAAATAACGTGTAATTTTTTCCTTTAACTTTTTGGCCTTTGTAACTATCAGCAGATATGTTAAATTGTCGAATTGTCATTGGATAAAGTGAGGCGAAATCATAACAACATGTCCATTTTGACATTCCTCTAACAGGTGGTAAAACAAAACCACCAGACACACTACCTTCTTTTGCTTTACTTCCATCATCAAAATTATCATCTCTACATAGAACAATATTTTTTTGATCTTTAAGTTTATTTCTTAAAATACCTTCTGTTATAGCTAACGTAGAGAAACCATTTTGAACAGTTACTTTTGATTTGGTCGCCATCGCATAAAGAATATCAATATATTTTTGTTTTTCGTGTATTAATTGAACTAGTACACTATCGACAACATTATAATAAATAAAATCTCTTTTATTCGTATTATATAAATGTTTAAGATCTCCTGTATATGCAACTTTACCAAACTCTTGACCTAGTATTGCTCCAGCAACAAAATCAAGTGCATTGCTTTCTTTTACTTTTACTGATGTGTCCCATTTTGCATAAAGTTCCATATAATCAACAATAATCTTATGAGCTGGCATTTCTGAATAGTCATTTTGTTTCCATGATTCTTTTAATTTGCCTGTTAATGATGCTACTGTAGGATCTATACCGATTTTTCTCGCTCTATTTACAAGGAATACCCAGTCATAATTTATGAAATTCCATCCTGATATACAAGCCATTACTGGTACATATACTTTAAAAAAATTGAGTAAAAGTTCATATTCATTATTATAACAAATATATTTGAAACCCCATTTTTTATCAAATTTTTTCCCATATTTAACATTTAAATCATTTTCAATTGAACTTATTTCTTTTTTAGTGAGTGGGTCTATTCCCAAAACCAATGCTTTATCTTTATTAACGATTGAGATTGAAAGAATTGCTGATTCTGCTAAATGAGGTTCTGGTTTCTTATCTAATATTTCGTTTTCTATGTCAACAAAAAATATATTTGGCTCTTTATAATCAAATAATATTGATTGGTCTTCACTGGGAAGAGAACCTAAGAAATCATAAACAGCATATTTATTTGGATATTTTGTGTATATTTCTTTAACTGATTTACCATTCCACATTACATATTTTCCAGACTTCTCTTTATCATGGTCTGATGTTGGTATAAATTTTGTAGGTCTTCCCCACGGGAAGTATTTTAAACGGACATTACCTGCATCATTGATATAGCTACATAACAACTTCGAATTTTTAAATTCATAGTCTATAAGCATGTGTGTATTATTACTTTTTTTATTTTAAAAACATAGTCAATTAACATTTTTGACTTTTTAAAATTAATATATAGTAATATAAAATAAATCGAAAGTTAAGTTTATGAAAAAGTTAGAAAAATTTATAGTTAAAGCCATTAATGTTCATGCTGATAAGTACGATTATAGTTTAGTAGTATATGAAAATTCACAAAAGAAAGTTAAAATTATATGTCCTGAACATGGTATTTTCGAACAAAGACCAGCAAATCATAATCGAGGACAGGGTTGTCCTTCTTGTGCAGGTGTAAAAAGGAACACACAATCAGATTTTATATATAAAGCTTCTGAAGTACATAACAATAAATACGATTATAGTTTAGTGGAATATAAAAACAATAAAACTAAAATTAAAATTATATGCCATGAACATGGCGTTTTCGAACAGAGGCCTGATAATCATCTAAACAAAAAAACAGGATGTCCTATATGTGCCGATAACCAGTTATATTCATCTTGTGAATATATTGAGAAAGCCAAAAAAGTACATGACAATAAATATGATTATTCTTTAGTTATTTATAAAAATGCTAAATCCATGATAAAAATTATTTGTCCAGAACACGGCGAATTTAAACAAAAGGCATATTCACATTTAGATGGTATAGGTTGTTCTAAATGTTCAGAAAATTACAATTATTCAACAGAAGAATATATTGAAAAAGTTAAAAAAGTTCACGGTAATAAATATGATTATTCTTTAGCTGAATATAAAAACAATAAAACTAAGATTAAAATTATTTGTTCTATTCATGGTATATTTGAACAAAATCCAAAATCACATTTAAATGGACATGGTTGTCAGAAATGTTTTTTTGATGAGAACACAGACAATAAACAAGATTTTGTTAATAAGTCTAAAAACAAACACGGTAATAAATATGATTATTCTTTAGTTGAATATATAAATAGTTATACAAATGTTAAAATTATATGTCCAAATCATGGTATATTTGAACAACGACCATCAACACATACCAATGGTGGTGGTTGTTCTTTATGTAAAGAAAGTAAAGGTGAAAGGGAAGTATCTTTATATTTAGATGATAAGAATATTAAATATGAAAGGCAAAAGATATTTGAAGATTGTAAAGATGTTAGACATTTACCTTTTGATTTTTATTTACCAAAATATAATATGTGTATAGAATATGATGGCTTACAACATTTTAAACCTATAGAATTTTTTGGTGGAGAAAAAACTTTTTTATTAACAAAGGAACATGATAGAATTAAGAATGAATATTGTGAAGATAATGGTATTAAATTAATAAGAATAAAATATAATCAAAAAATTAAAAAACAGTTAAATTTGGTCAAGAATTGATTGAACTTGTGATAATATTTCATTTTATATTTATTATCGTGCTTTTATCTGTCAATATTTTAGGTAGACCTTTTGTATTTGAGCATGTAAAAATAGCATATATTGTTTCTTTAGCTGTAACAAAAACATATCTTAATATAAAAGGTATAATATTTCTGTTAGCTTTATCAATATTATCAAATATTATTGAATCTTCATCAGTTATTAATGAACTAGGATCTTTTGTTAATTTAGAACAATCTATTATTTGATAATCTAAACCTATTTCTTTTATAGAATTTTCTGATATTGATAATTTACCACTACCAGGTTTACCACATACTAGTAATGGTTGAGTGTAATCTTCTAGTCTTGTAGTAACAGGATTATTATAATTTTCAAATGTTTTTAAATGTTTCATAGTTTATTTAGTTTTCATTTGGTCCTATTAAGTCAGATTTTCTTTGGTTAGACTTAATACCAGTATTTGTTTGATCAGGTCCAGTTAAATCAGTTTTTGGTGCTTTATAACTTTGACCTTTTACATCTTTAGTATATGGTCCGCCCATATCTGATAATTTCTTAATTTGATTAACTCCTTGAGTTTTCTTTATTATATCTTGTGTAAGTTTTGCTGATTTTGCTGTATCTGTTACATCTGAAGCAACACCTTTCCCAGAACCTTTAACAGGTTTCGAAACTGATTTATTAGCAGGTCCTTGAATATTGGTTTTAGGTAATTCTGTCTCAGTTTTGATTGGTTTATAAGCATTTGATATTTCTTTAATAGAAACAATTTTTTCTCCTTCGTGAGTATCTAAATATACATCTTTTCCATCAATTCTATTTACAAAACCTGAAACATCACCAACTGTAACTTGTCTACCTCTTAAAATTTCTCTCGTAGGAAGAGTTCTTTTATTAGTAAAAGCATCCCAATTTTTAATTGTATTCATATTTCTCATAATATCATAATAATTATCATTATCTGTATTTTCATTTAATCCTTCAAAAGTATCACTCTCCATGTCAAATTCTCCAATTGGCAAATCTATTAGCCTATCCTGGTCACCCTCATCAAAAGTTACAAATTTTCCACCAGAATCTTTAATTATTACATTTTTACCCATATAAGTATCAGGTAATATACCTTCGCCTTCATCTACATCTTCAATCATGATAATTAAATCATCACCATCAAGATAACAACCATCTACTATTCCTTCATATTCATTCATAAATTGAACTACAATCGATTCAATTGAGGCATCTTCATTTACTTTTTTACTTTTTTTCTTTTTACCTTTCTTTGGGTATTTTGCAAACCATTCTGGAGAACCAAATTTAGGTTTGTCATCTTTTTTGTCATCTTTTTTATTATCAACTTCTACTTCAACTTCAACCTTTTTACCTTTTGGATTTTTTACTTCAACGTCAATTTCTTTTTTATCTTTTTTGTCTTTAACTTCGACATCAACATCTTTATCTTTGATCTTTTTTGCTTCGAATGTTGCAAATCTTTGAATTTTTTCAACCTTTTCTTTAATTGGTTGTTTCTTATCATCTGGATGTAAAATTTCTTCATTAAATTTCATTTCGTTTATTTTATTTTTAAAATTGTCAAATTTTGTGATTTTTTCACTTACACCCTTATGTTGTGAGTGATTTGGTATATCTATTGTCATATGATCTTCAACAGAATCTACTGTTCTATCAAGTGGATTATCCATCCAAAGATCATTAGGCATTTTTTCTTCTTTATGTTTCTCACCTTTTTTAACTTTATCAGCGATATCACCACCTTGTTTACGAATTTCATTATTAATTCGTCTTAATTGATCTATAGAAGATTGTCTCATTACTGCCATTTTAACATACTCATTATTTTATATATAATATATATTAAAAGAAAAAACCAATTTTTTAATTCAAAAAATAATTAATTTATGAAAGATTTATTAGATGATATTTTTATTAAAGAACTTATTAATATTTCTGGTATTATGAATAGAATACCTAAAGATGATTGGGAACAGGTTAATTTTATAGAAGATCTGAAAATAGATATTATTACTATAACACAGTATTATATGATTACTTTTGAAGATAGATTAAAAGATAATCCTGAATTAAAAAAAGAAAAACCTTTACTTAGATATTTAGAAAAACTTGCCTCTAAATTTAGTTTTAGTGGAAATTATATATCTGTTAATATAGAGAGTTTACTTAAAAATCCAGATATGAGTGAAAGTAATGTAAGAAAATTATTTGGGTTTTTATTAACTTATGGTTATAGTATTTGGGATAGAACGAAACATTTAATTCAAGGTCAGGAATTGGGTTTATTTTAATAATTATAAATTAATATTTCTTCGCTATTTTTAGTATTCTTATTACGAGCAACTTTTTCATAATCATAATCGAAAATCTTATAATTAAATTTTTTAATTAATTTATCAATTAAGACAGACCTTTTACCATTTTTATGTTCGCCTAAAACACCAGATAAGGCAAATGAAATACCCTTATCATTTAAATTTATAATATATTTATATAATTTATCACCATCTTCTTTTGAGAAATAAGCATTATATCCAGCTTCAGTTTCTAAATAAGGTGGATCTAAATAAACCATTGTATTGTTGTTGGTTATTTTAATATTTTCAAAGTGAGAACTTTTGAATATTAATTTATCTTTATAAGGTCTAACATGATTTATAAATTCATTAATCTTTTTCTGAGTATTATCATTAAAACTTCTTTTACCAAATGTTTGATTAAATCCAAATTTTTTATTAAATCTCATCATGTTATTCGTGCAACACAACATCAATGCCCATAACTTTTCAGGTGATTTGTCTTCATTATAAGAACTTCTTAATTTTAAGTAACCTTCTTTATCATCTTTATTTACTGATAATTTCTTAACATCTTCAATTATTTTATCTGAGATGATTAAATTTTTGTGTATACCAATCAAGTCAGAAATGATATCATTAACTAATATTTTATCATATTTATCAATAATGTTTGTATATATGGAACCACCACCACAAAAAACATCTACAAAATATGATTTTGAATAATCGAATAATGGTAGGAGCTGTTCTAGGAGTTTATATTTAGAACCTGTGAAATTGTATGGTGTGTTTATATACATTATAATCTATCTAATTTTCTTTTTCTATCAAATTTTTCATAATCTTTAGATAGTTCTTTATCAAAAAAATCTTTATTTATTTTTATAAGTTCTAGATCTGATTCTAATTTATTTTTGGTAAGTTCTTCTAGAACTTTAGTTTTTGCAATATCTAGGGCTTCATTTTCAAATCTTTGTAATAGATGAGATTCTATATATTCAATTATAATAGAATCTTTATCTAATTTTTCATATTTTGTATTATTATAATTATAATAATAAATATATGATTCTTTAAATAAATAATAGTAAACTGAAAAGTGTGAGGGATCACCAACATATTTAAAAATTTCTTTATTTAGTATTTCTCTTTCATTTGAATATACTTCTGATTGAATATAGATATCAGAACCTGTTACATCTATATAAGTGTGTTTTGAAGTATCTCCTGGATATAAGTATTTATGTAATTTTATTACCCTTTCTCTTTTTGTCATTAAATATAAATTGTATCAATAAAATATTTTGGATCTACATGATCTACTAACCATACACTATTTGCACTTAGATAAAATATAATACCATCTTCATACATTGATTTAGTGTCAATTTCTATTATAACAGTATTATCACCATGTCTTTGACCAACGTTTGTGGCTGTTGGTATATCATCAGATAAGTGAACATGTTGTCTACTCATTTTATTTAAACCATTTTCATATATTTTTTCGAGAAATCTACTTGATGTTCCGTGATATAATATATCAGGCGGTTCAACTTCATCCATATCAACTTCAACCCAATCAATAGAATGTCCTTGATTAGCTCTAATTTTAGTTTTATTATCGTTAAAGTTATATCTTTGTTTATTATCTGTTGCAACTATTTCTTCAAGTTCTTCCATTGGAATCTTACATTTCTTAAGAAGGTCTTTGACATCAACCCATCCTTTTTTATTCATGTCTAAATTTTCCGGATTATGTCGAAGTAAGTACGCTATATATTTACCTGTTCTAAGTGATCGTTTTTTCATAAGTTTTTAATTTTATCAAAAGCTTTATCTAATTTATTCCATATAAATTCATATGTTACTATAAAAGGCTTTTTTTGTATTGTTAATGTTGATGTTTTAGCTAAAGGATTATAACTATATTTTATTTTGACTCCCCATTTTTTAACTACACCTGAAGTAGAATTTAAATCTAAATCAAATTCTTTAGCTTCTTTTAATGTAGAAGCTTTATCAATTAACTCTTTTGTTATTCCTGTGTAAACTTTAGTTTTCATTCTTATGTTATTTTAATGTATAATATTTAGTAATATATAAAAATAAAATAAAATAAAAAAATTATTCTTTATTTCGTATTCTTAATAATTTTATCTTTCTAGCAGCTCTTTTGTGAGCTTTTTCATTTTTCATAAATCCATTTAACCATTCATCACCTTTTTCATTACGTATTTTATCTAATTCTATATCTGTTTCAGAGCCGATTTTATCCAATTTCATTATATATTTATCTGTAATAAATGTGTTTTCTTTATAGTTATTTTTTAAAGAATATAATTCTTCAAACAACTCATCAAATCGATAATATTCAAATTTTTCACTATATAACATATGATAATACATTATACATTCAAGATATTCTTTAATATAAAGTAAATTTTTTTCTACATCATTAAATGTGTACATATTCATTTTAATTTGATTTGATTTGATTTAATTTCTATATATTTTTATTAAAACGCCCCGTTAAATCAATAACAGGGCATCTTTATTTAGTTTAGTAATTTTTTATTCTTTTTCTGTTGGTATTTCTGTTGGTATTTCAATATTAGATTCTCCTGTTACATTTGCAGTAATACTACCAGCCCATGTTATAAAATCTGTTTCAATTCTATCTTTAACTACATTATATGCGTTATAGATCCTATTTGTATCACCGATTTTTCCTAAAACACCTACAAAGTTTTCAAATGATTTATCAATACCTTTTACTGTATGTTTTTGTAAGAAGTGATATAACATTACAATATTTTTAATATCAATTGTTACAGTGAATTCATTTTCCATTTTGTCCATTACTCTAAATGATTGTTGCCATTTGTCTAGATACGTCTGTTTGAGATCGATTAAATTAAATACTTCATTTCCATCATATTCAATTTTACGTCTAAGAGCTATTTCCATAAAGTTATATTCATCTCTTGTAAATTTCATATCAAACATTAGATTATTAACCATATCAATATAATTATTCTTTAAAAATTGAGCGATACCATAAATTTTATCTTTTTCTCTTTCACCTTGTTCACCTTTAGTTTCTATTTCTTTGATATTATCTGAATTAACATCATATTTTTTAACAAATGCGTAGAAATTATTTTTAATTCTATCCATTTCAGATTGAAACTCTTTTTCTAAATATTCAGGACCGACTTCTAATAAAACTGTTTCAGCCTCATTCTTTTTAAGATTTACTCTTTCAGCTTTAATATTTTCAATTAATTTATAACTATCATCTAAATTAAAATCATTTTCTTCATCAGTAAAATCATTTTCTAATAATTCATCTAATGGGTCATATTCTACAAATTCAGAAACAGGTGTATCATCTACTATTTCTAGTTCTTCTATAGAAATTTTATTTTCTTCTTTCATATTTTTATTGTATTTTTTTAAGATTCTTTATCTTTCTTTTGACTTTCATATTCTTTTTCAAGAATAATTGCTCTATTTACTTCTTCCCAAGTATATTTATCTATTATAGATGGGTTTGTACTAACTTTTGGTATACCAAGTTTAAATGTACCTTTATCCAGATTAAAATCAATTCTATCAATTTGAGTTTCGATTATAATTGTTTTAGCTTTATCATCTAAAGTATCAAAATATTCTTCACTAACTTGAATCATTATATCTTTACCTATAGCAACCGAATAAGAATCGGGTATTTTAGTTAATTTTAGAAGTTGTTTAAGTTTTGAATTTGATTGATAGTAAAATTTAATATCAACAGGAAGGTTGAAATTATCAATTATTCCTTCAAAAAATTCAATAATATCACCACCTTTCACATCGTCGCCTTTTACTAATTTTTTTAAATGTTCTTTTGCCATAATTAATTTTTGGTTAATTTTAATTTTATATTTTATTCCAATAATATAGTTTATTAAAAAATTAATAATAATCCTAGAACAATTAGTGAAATAATGATGAATGAGTAAATCCATCTTTTTATAATAGTGATTTTTTTACTATTCAAGGTTTTAAATTCGATTATTATTAAGACATTAAAATCATCGAGTTGTGATAATTCTGATACTCCTATCATTTCGAATAAACCTATTTCTGAAAAAAATTCTTGAACATCTCTCAAATATGTTCTAACTTGATTATCTATATAATAATAACCATATTGTCTAACATTGTCTTGTTCATCGGGTGGGAAATTTAATACTGTATAACACCTATTAATGTTGTCTACTTTCATATTATACTTCTGAAGAAGAATATCTTTATTCTTCTTTATAAGTTTTTTATACGTTCGGAAATATTTATATTTTTTCCAAAAATTCATGTTTAGAAAATTACTTTTCTATATTTATAAAAAATAGTGAGTCCTGTTTGAAATTTAAGATTTTAATTTCATTTTGGGTTTTTTAAGTTCTTCTTCTTCAACTCTTTTAACTTCTATATTTTTTTGTTTTTCGCTATTTTCAACCAATTTAGTCATTTTGTCGTCAATGTTCTTAACATGGTCAAGCATTTCTTGCATTGGAGATTTTTTAGTTTGAATTTCTTCTCCGCCTTCAATTACACCTTTAACACCATCACCAATCCATTCAGTTAAATCACCCAACATTGAAGTGTTTCCTTCATCTGATATAGCTTTTATTGATGCACTTTTTTCTTCTATCACATTTAAAGTATTTGCTAATGATTCTTGATCAATAACTGAAATTGTTAATAATGATCCTGATAATTTAGATAAATTTTTAATTGATTGTGTTTCTAAGTCATTTACTACATCTCCTAATTCTTCTATTGAAGTAGCTAACATTTTAATTCCTAAAGATACATAATACATATTATTAGGAATTCCTGATAGAAAGTTTTTAAGAGAATTACCAAGTTTCATTAATTTTTCTGGTGCTGTATCTGGTATTTTATTAAACATTATACCTGCATATGCAATTCCAAATGATATACTTGTCATAAATGCTAAAATTTCATCTGGTTTATCAACATCAACATATTCATCCATTTCAGCCATTGATTTGGCAAACATTATAATTGTATTACCTACACCCTCAGCCCATTCTTTACTAGGAATTTTAGTATCATCAAAAACACCAAATTGTGATAATATTCTACCAGAAAATGCAATTGCAAACGCAATACTAGACATAGAAGCAATAACTTCTTCTGGGTCATCAACATCAATAGTTTCATCCATTTCAGCCATTGATTTAGCAAAAATAGAAATTGCACCACCAACACCTTCTGCCCATGATTTACTAGGAACTTTTGTATCATCAAATGAACCAAATTTATTAAATATTCTACCAACTATAATTAAACCAGCGGCTACACTAACCATAGAGCCTATAACTTCTTCTGGATCTTCAACATCAAGTGCCTCGTCCATATCTTTAATAGCAGTACTGAAAGATGCTAAAGAACCACCTACACCTTCAGCCCATTTCTTACTAGGGACTTTTGTGTCATCAAATTTACCACCATATTTATTAAATACATCCCCTGCTGCAATAATAGCTAATGCTATAATTCTTGTTGCTCCTATAATTTCACCTGGAGTATCTAGTCCCATATCATCAAAAGCTAATAACGCATTTGAAAATGTTGCAACCGCGGTTCCAACACCATCAGCCCATTTTTTACTAGGGACTTTAGATTCATCGAAAGCACCTCCACTTCTATTAAATACATTTGCAGCGGTTACTAATGCCAATGATATTGTTATAATAAATTTATTTAAGTCTACTTTACCGCCTCCAAAGAAACCAGAAAGAAGATCTAAATATGTCATTTGAACTAAGACATCAGAGAAAGTTTTAATTGCTAATGAGACACCAGAAGCCCAGTCTAATGTAGGGTATTTATCATAATTTCCTCCACCTAATATTTTAGAAGCTTCTACAATAGAAGTTGCGACTATTAACATAGCTGCACCACCTGCCGCCAACATAGCTAAACCAAATCCAAGTGTAGCAAAGATGAAAACTCCTAATAACATCATACCTGTGCCAAATACTAACATTGATAAACCAACACCACCAGACCAATCAGCCGACGGATATTTATCATAACTACCTGCTCCTAAAATGTATGAAGTTGCTGTTATAGTAGCAGCAACAATTACAACAGCCAGTGCACCTAAAGCCAATGCGATAAAACCTGTACCACCACTAGCAAGTATTAATGCACCAAAAACCAATGTTGCACCACCAAATATTAACATAGATAAACCTACACCACCAACCCAATCTAATGATGGATATTTTTCATAATTACCAAATGATATTAACCAACTTGATAACATTATTGCAGCAGATACCATTACTACGGCTAATGCCCCTAGAGCTATATCTTCTAATTTAACTTTTGATTTAGTTATTAATATAATTGTTGGCATCATTGCTAGTGTGGTCACACCAATAACAACACCAGTTAACATTACATCAATTGGATTTTTAATTGGAGCTGTTAATTGTAATATCCAAGACGAAACTACAATACCAGCTGCTATTATTGGTAATACGGCAACTGTTAATAATATATCTTTAGGTGTAACTCCTTTTGTACCTTTTTTAGATGTTAGTTTTTTTAATTTTCCGGATTTATCAAATGATTCTAACACTTTATCATCCATAGTTCCACCTTTTAAAAGCTTGGCTAACATTAAAACGATTATTGCGGCAGGAGCCATTGCTATTGAAGCAAAAATTACATTTTTCATTGTTTCAAATGTCATTGGTGCAACTGCACTAAGAATATATGATGATAAAACAATCGCGCTTGCAACTATTGGCATTATAGTTGGTAACATCATCAATGATGCAACAGATTTATTGTCTAATTTTGTATCTTTTAATCCCCATAATATGAGAGCTACCGCTGCTGACATAGTAACACCAACGGCTACAATTGTTAATAATTCCATAAATCCAATAGTATCAACCATATTTAAAAAATATGATGAAGCGAGAATTGCGAGTGCCATTATTGGAAAAATTGATGAAACCATAAGAACCTTTTCGTATGTTAAATCTTTTATTGAAGCAACTTCAGCAAAAGCTTTTGCTACCGCTAACATACCTATTCCTAAAGCTATAACAGATAACACATCAACCTTGCCTATTAATTTAAAAGCCATACCAATTGCTAATACACCACCAGCTATTAAAACTATTGCTGATATTCCTTCTACTATTTTCTTTTTGTTCTTTGTTTCGCCGACAGTTCCAAACATACCGGTTTCTTTTCTTTCCTTATCTTGTTCGACTGCTTTTTTTATAGTAGAGACATCAGTTTTCATTTCACCAATTTCTTTTGATTCAGAAATTGCTTTTTTAACTTGATCTGTAATATTACTAAAAACTTCTGTGCTTAGTCCTTCAATTAATTTATCACTAACATCAGTTTCACTTCCTTTTGCTTGTTCTTTTAAAAGTTCAACTACACTTTCTAATGATTTAGTAAAATTATCTAATTTTTCTACAAATTCTCTATCTATTTTAGCCATTTATTATTTCTCATTATCTTTTGTTATATCTTCTTGTTCTTCTTTTGCAGTACCAATTATTTTATCAAAGTCTTCGATATCTTGTTCAAGTTCATCCATTTTAGGTTCAATATCTTCAGAATCTATACCTTTTTGAAAGTCTTGTTTAATATCTTTTGTTGTGTCTTCGATTTTTTTACCTTGATCTTCAATTAAATCTGTACTATTTTTTAATTGATCTAATTTATCAGAAGTTGTATCTGGTTCAACATTTTCAATTTCTTCTGTTTCTTTTGATTTAGATTTTTGTTCTTCTTGATGTTTTTGAATTTTATTAGATAATTCACTTTTGAATTCATCTGCGCTTTGTTCATTTAAGAATTCTATATAGGTTTTCATACTTGTTTATAGATTTGAAACTATATATTAAAATTAATAATTTAAAAAGAAAGATTTTTTATTTAAAAAAATTTTCTTATATTAGGTTGAATTTAAAAAATATAAATATGAAGCAATCAATTTTATCATTTTACACTTTGGCAATTCTTTTTGGTTTTTTATTAACTATGGCATTACATTCATGTATTATACCACAATCAGAAGTTGGTGAGAAATTAGATGGTACACATAATTTAAAACAAACATCAGATGGTTATTATACCTATACTTTCACTAAAGTAGATGATTCGTATGAAATAAATAAAATAAACTTTTTCTGGAAAGATAGTTCTAATACTAATGTTATGACTAGATTAAGACAAAGTGATATAAGAATTGAGTTGAATGATACTATTGAAACACCAATGGTTAAATTTAGATGGAATAGCGGTAGTTATGATAATAATTTAGAGAGACTTGAAAACCATATTGTATATGCATTAATTATATGTAATGATGAATCGTTACCTGTGATGATTAATAAAATATCTAAATCAAAATATTTAGATTTAATAAAGGAACCTGAATTATTCTATGAAGCAGATTCAATTTCTAATGAAAAAGAAAATATAATTGAACTGTAAATTACAGAGATAAATTTTTATTTTTTGAAGAAATTTAGTATATTGATTTAAATAAACCACTAAAAAACAAAAATTATGATAGATTTTAAAGAAATATTTGAAAAAATAGAAAAGAACGAAATGGTTGATATTTACTTAGTTGAATCAACTCTGAATTATTTTATAGCTATTGAAGATTATAAAAAATGTATGGTTATTCAAAATCACATTAATTCTAAAGTTAACTCTGGTTATACAAACGACGAATATGAAATGATTAGAGAAATTGACGAACATAATAAGAAAATTGAATGGTTGGACAAAGAATTTGAAAAATCTTTAAATGGTGAAAAGGAAAAATATATTGGAAAACCAGGTAGTGAATTGTTTAAATTACATGAAATGATGTATAATTCATTGAGAGATTCTTCAACGAATAAGATTAAAAAATTACAATCAAAATTAGATGGTACATTTGATTTTGAAGACGAAAAAAGAAAAGGTAAAGAAACAATGAAAGACTTTTTTGTTAAATGTAAAGGTATGTTAAACGAAGAATTTGATAGAAATGTACGTGATTTGTCAAAGAATATACAAAAAGAAAAAGATGATATTGAAACTTTAGAAAAAAGTAAAACGGGAGACAAAAATCTTGATAGATTGTTAGATGAACATGTATCATCAATTAGAAAAAAGAAAGTTAAACTTGAAGAAGAGTTGTTAGAAATACAAACAATGAAAAATAAAATAAACGAATAAAAAAAGAGAGTTTGACTCTCTTTTTTGTTTTATTGTTGAGTTTTTATTCCTTGTGGTGTTGTTATTTGTTGTCCTTGTGTTAATTGTTTAGTTTGTGATTGAACTTGTTGTGATTGAACTCGAACAGTACTTGATTCTTTTGCTATATCCTTAATTTTAGAAAAAATATCACTTTCTTGTGTTTGTTGTGAATCTTTAACTGGTAAATCAACATATTGATACAAACTCTTCCAATTTATTCCTATAATACTACCACCAAATGGTTTAAGTGAATTTTTATATGGTTTTCCTTGAACAGTATTTTCATCAACATCTTGTCCCTGTATATCTAAATTTGTTAATTCAATAATACTTCTATCACCATCTTGATTTTGGTATATGTATGAATTACCAACTTTTAGTATATTTTTCCCGGTGCATTGTTTAGGTTGTGATAATTGATCTTTACTTCTACCGACAGGCCCGTTAATTTTACCTTCTTTATTTTTATATTTCAATTGATAAATATCACCATCAATTTTAACAAGCAATGCTGTAACTTTCATACCCTTATTTTTATAAGTATATAAATTACCTTCTTTAAATTCACTTGTAGTTGCAGGTAATGTTTGAGTTTGTGGTTGTGATTTTATAGGTAATGTTTGACCCCCTTTATTAATATGTTCTTGTCTTTTAGCTATATTTACTTGTGATTGTGACGCACCACTTTTTCCTGATGCTATCTGTGATGTAGCTTCTTTAGCACCTGTATTTTCTTTAATAAAATTACTAAATTTTTTCATATTTTTTATTTATTTGGTTTATATCCATAAGAATCACCAGCATTTATTTTTTTACCATTTAGTGCGTCTTTTAAATAAATAGAGGAAGAATTTATTATCATTCTTCTCAAATCCTCCTCATCCCATGGACTTGTAAAGTCATTGTCTCCTGGTGAAGTTTTATATACTGGACAACTTCTAAAATTAAAAATATTACCTTTTTCACCAATAGAAATAAGTTTTATATATTCATCAACAGTGACATATTTACCATTACTAAAAACACCAATGTTATCTTTATTTATAACTATTGTGTCTTTTTCATCTTTGTTAACTTTAGCTTTTTGATATGTTTTGTTAATTTTTATTAAGATTGATCCTTGACCACCAACACCAGCATTTTTATCTATAGAAGTTTTATTAATGAAAACAACATAAATATTATCTTTAAAGTCATTTGAACCAAATTTAAAATAATTAGAAGCATAAATTTTAAATTCATTTTCACTATTATCAGAATTGTATTTGTCATTGTAATAGTATTTAGAAAGAAAATTTATTGGATTTTCACCTTTTTTTACTTCTTTTAATTTTTTAAAATCAATAAAACCTTCAATTAAAAAACAAATATTTTCCTTTTTACCAAAAATACTTTGGCTATCATCAGTTGGTGACATTAATCTACCAACTACCCCGTAATTATCAAGGGCTATTATATATGTAGAATCCATACTTTTTGTATTTGCATTCTCCGTAACATGAAAAACATCACTTATTATATCAGAATTTTTATCTACATCTACAACATCCATACTTCCTGATGCATTAGTAACATTTGGATTTGTATAATCTTCTTTTGCAAACATAGCAGATTCACCATTATATATTGAGAAAGGATTAACATCTTTCCATGTTAAATAATTTTGAAATAATTGTCCAATATTTCTAATTAATGTTTTCCATTTTTTTTCTAATTTTTCTCTATCTCTAGGTTTAACTGTGAAATTTTGTCTTACATTTGGTTCATATCCTTCTCTTCTTTTATTTACAAATGTGCTTTTGTTGTCATATAACAGTAAAGCAGCTTCTTGTATTTCAGCAATTTTTATTTTATTTAATTCATTTTTTGAAGCATGTTCCTGTGGAGTTGGTGAGACATTTCGTAGACCATTAAATTTTTCTAAAACTTTCTTGTCACTTAATAATGCAGCATTTAAATTACTAAATTCTGATTTTGGTAAAGAATCACCTAATATTTCACCAAGTCTATTTCCTTTACTAAATAATTTTTTAGCAATTTTAGATTGTTTTTTAGAACCTTCTACTTTAATGTCTTTAGCCTCTAGAATAAGAGATTCATTTTGTTGTGAATTAATTACATCGTCTATTTTTTCTATAATTCCTTTAAATTTATCATCACTATAATTAACATCAAATCCAAATTGATCATTAACATATTTCTTAAGTTCATCTATATTTTTATAATCACCTTTAAGATCTTTATATTCTTTTAATTTGTTTTTAATAGTATTTCTAAAATTAGAATATATTGATTTTAACCATTCTTTATTTGTATCATCATTAAAATATTGTGTATTACTAATAATTTTAGAAATACTTTTTTCTATTATGAATCGTGAACATTTCAACAAGTACATATTTTGTGCTGATTGATCTGCAACTACTAAATTTGATATTTCTTTAGTAAATTCTTCTGTTATTTTTTTAATAAAGTTATATTGTGGTTGTACTTGTTGTACTTGTTGTTGATTTTGTGATTCATATTTTGTAGTACTAAATAAATCTAAATGATTACAACTATAAAGTCTATTTAGTGTTAAATTAATCCAACTTAACGCTTTTTGGTCATTTGGTTTCATCACTTTAAAATCTGGTTCATCAATCATTTCTTTAATATCTTCAGGTTTAGTTTCATTAATGTTTATAGAAGATACATTTTTTATGTAAATATCTTCAATTTTATCTGATTTTTGTTTTAAAATATCTACATTATATAAATTGTATTCTTCTGGTATCTTTATATCTGTTTTATAATCAAATGAAGTTGTATCACCTCCAGATAATAAAAATAGTCCGTATGCTATACTAAAATCTGAAGCAATATCATTTATATCATAAATATCATTTTTAGTAAACATTTTATTTTTAATAAATAATTGAATTTTTTCAGTTAAAGCTTTTTCAGCTTCTTTAAATGTTGATATAGCTTGTTCCATCGTTTCTTTTTCATCTTTCATTAAACCTTCTATAGTATTAACACCAGCTTTTAAGAATGTTCTAAATATAGCAGCCAAATATTCATTCTCTAATTGTCTTGAATACATAACCAATGTAGCAGTATGTTTTTTTCTTTTCATAAAACTAAAAACAGAATTAATAGCTCTACCTACCAATGATTCACTAAACCCAGTTTTATTACTGAAATCTAAAGTTTCGAATAATTTATGATCTTCATATAAATCTTCATATGAAGATTTATTTTCATAGACTTTTTTAAATTCTTTTGATGTAAAAAGGTTTTTTAACATTACTATTTAATTTTTTTTAGTCTGATACCAGTATATTCATACTTTTTATCATTTATTCTAAATCCATCTTCCTCGTATTCAATAGGATTGCCATTTGTAAAAATGATTTTACCATTTTTTAATATTTGGCAAGACTTATTTTTAAAAAGATATTCTTGTAATATTTCTTTTGGTGATTTGGATATTATTTCTGTATTGGAAACCCCTTGTTTTTTATCAACCTTAACAATTTTTTCAACATTCTCTACAATCTTTTCTTCTTTTAAAACAGGTTTATAACCTTTCTTTTTAGCAGTTACTGGTAATAAACTTACTTTTTCTCCTTTATCATTTAAATATAAGTATGTCGTTTTACCTGATTTTGTTGGTTTTCCTTCGATTAGTTTCATAGTTTTTAGTTTAATTCTTTATCTGATACGTCTTTGATTAATTCTCCTTCATCTTCGTATTCAATAACTTCTTTTAAGATAGGTGCATCTTCGCTTTTCTTTTTAAGTAGTTCTTTTTTCTCTTTCTTTTTTTTCTTCTTATTATCATTCATAACTTAATTTCATTTTTTTCTATATATTAAAATACTATGTCGGATTTTTTAATTTAAAATGAAAATTATATGTTAATATATAGTGATATAAAATGAAATGAAAAATGAAAAGATTACTCAGCTACGATAGATTCAATTTTGTTAAAGAACATATGATTACTGAAGATACTGAATTTAACCAGTATCAATTCGGTGTTGGTAATGCAAGTCCGTTGGGACCAGGTTATGGTTTTGCTGTTGATCCAAGTTTGGGTATTTATACTGACCGAGATAGCCCATATACCGATTACTACTCTAGAACTTCAGGCTTAGTTAAAGATTTAATGGATGTTATTGATTATACTAGAGGTAGCAAGGCCATGTCAGATGTTAAGTTTGATTATTTCATTGATGATATTTCAAAATATGAAAATATGAAAATATTAAGAATAAATGAAAATGGTAGTGGTTGGATGGATATTTTTATATCTTTTGATTTTGATGGTCAAGATTTTTTTGGTGTTTATAAAGATTTTAATAAACCATATATGAAACCAGTTTTAGAAAGTGAAATTATTTCTGGTAGACATTATGACTATATGGATAAAGAATATTATTTAAAATTAGATAATTATTTATTTAAAATATTAGAAAATTGGTTCTCACCTAAGAAAGGATTTTATAAGAATCATAAAGAATTATTACCAGTAAGAGATTCAATGGGACAAGAATATGATATTAAAAAAAATAAAGTTATTGAAATTGTTGGTCAATATACAGACGAGAATTCAAAACAATATTTAGAAATGAAAATTGACGGTGAATTGTTTAGATTGGCTGGAAATAAATATTTTTATTTTAATTACTGGTTTGAAGCCCTTCCAAAATTTGAATTATAATATGAAATATCTTAAAGATTATAATTCATGGGATAATAAATTATTAAAAGAATTTTACGAAGAAACAGATAATTTAGAAGAACTTAAAAAAAGATGTGAATATTTAATTGATAAGTTTGGAAAACCCTCACTTGGTGTACCTGATAAGGATTATTTAAGTATTTTGATACCATTATCAAATCATGAAATTATTGATTTTTTGTGTGATATTGAAAATATTAAATCTTTTTCTCTTGAAATTTTAAGACCACCTATTACACTAGATTATAAATTTAAAATATATTTTTTAAATGAAAATAACCCTAACGATAACTATGAAATATTTGCAATTTCAAGAGAAAAAGATTTAATTTTAATTGATTCATCATATGAACAATATAAAATTATTGAAAATATTATTTTATTTGGAGATGTTGAACAAAGAATAACTACAAATCAAATGGGTTTACTTTAACCTGTATTCGAAACTGTAGAACCAATAGGATTTTTACTTAATAACCCTTTAGTATATTCACCGAAAGTATTAACTGGTGGTATTTCTTTATCATCTTCTAAATTATTATGAATCTGTTTTCTTAATATTTCAAATTCTTCTGGTGTTAAATCTCTATTTAGTAATTCCATTTGTTTATCAACTGTGTGTTGAAGTATATCTTCATCAGAAGGTGTTATTTGAGTTTCAAATTGTTTATATGTTTTTATATGTTTCATAATATTCCTAGATTAATTCCGTTTTTCGCCCATTCTAAATTTTTTAGAAGTGGTGTTAAAATTGTTTTTTTAAATTTTTTGATTTTTATTAAACTTTTCCCATCATAACCCCCAGAAGAAAAATTCATAGATGTTGGATTATTGAAATCTTTTTCTAACTTAGATAAATATTTTAGATTTTCTGTTAAAAATTCATCCAATCTTTTATAATCAGTGTGACTTTTTTTTATATTAGGTATCCATTCTATAAATGGTGCAGAATCAGACTCATCATCACGAAATATATAATATAAATTTGGGAAATCACCGCCAATATCGCCAATAAAAAAACAAAAATGTTTATGATAATATGATTCTACCATTGGTAGTTTGTTAAATTCAAAATTTTCGTATGTTTTTAAATATTTCATAATTTAGTCTAGATCATCAATTGCATCCCAAAGTTTGTTTTGTTGTATTTTTTTATGTCTCCAATGAAAAGGATCATTTTCTTCCATTTCAATTGTATATTTTTCAAAGTTCTCAACAAAATCATTAGTCAATTTAGCTTGATCTAATGCAAATAATAATTGTTCATAGAATTGATCTGGATTATAATCTTCTTCACAAGCCTCTATTTCAGGAAAAACATCTTTAAATGGTTCTCTACCATACTTAAAATTAAGTAATTCTACTAACTGATAAACATCAAGAAACCCAATTATATCTTCCCATGAGTTAATATCTTCATATTCATATGCTTCATTAAATTTTCTTAAATGTTTCATAAATTATATTTAATTTTAACTTCTTTTAAAGCTTCTTTATATGTATTATTTTGTGGATATTTATCACATAACATTTGTATAGATTGTGTAATTTTTAATTTATTTCCTTTAGATGACATACCTCTCCCAATAATAGTATATGAAAATCCATCAATAATTTTATTAGCTGATAAATTACAATTATTAATATCTTCTAGATCTTCATTATTTGGTAATCTATATGATGTATATGTAAATATTTTAGGTTTACATTTTTCTATAATATCAGTTAAATCTAAAGGATAAATAGCATTTAAATGTTCTGCACAAAATTGATATCTAGAATCTTTTTTCTCAAATTCTAATATAATTGTTTTATATGTGTCATTGTGTTCACTTATAAAATTGTCAAGATAACTTTTAATTTTATCATAATTTGTAAAATCTTTTTCAGATATTCTATTTTCTTCTGTAAGAATGTGCATCCAGTAGCTTCTAACATTATCTTCATAAGGCCATTCTGGTGGTTTAATACCTAATCCAGTCCAGTTATTATTTTCATTTAAAAATTGGTCAAATTTTTTCATAATAAGTTCATTTTTTCAATAAAAACATAAATATCCATACTTGTTTTACCTCTTACTCTTTTATGTTTATCTATTTCATCAGCAGTAAATGCTTCAATAGTTTTATATGTTCCTTTTAATTCTTTGTTATCAAAGACTTTTACACTTTTATTTATAGTACCTATGGCACCAATTAAGAATATCCAATTATCACCTAGAACACTTTTCATAATAGATATTTTAAGTAATTTATCATCACCAACTTGCTTTCTAGTTTCTTGCATTAATTCAGTTGCCCAAGGATTGTAAAGATCTATCATTTGATCTGTATCTTTAATATCAATTTTAGTGATAGTAGTTTCTTTACCAATTGTTGTTTTTTCTTCTGATTCAATTTTACCAGATTGTATAAGTTTATTTTGATTTCTTCTTATTTCGTTAAAATCAGCTTTTTGTATTGTCCTTTCTGACATCACTCTATCATTCATTTTATAATCTTTGGGTGGTAATCTAAAGAAGTTTCCTGTGAATGTCATATGTTCTATATTTGATACATTGAATAACCTCCAAACTTTTTCATTACTTCCACCACCACTATGAGAGTAACCTTGAACATGCCATCCTCTTAAAAGTGTATTCTTTGTATTTTTATTAATACCTAAATTCATTGGATATATAACTCTTTCTCCACCTCCACCTTTATCATCTTCACCTTCATATTTTATTAGTATTATCATGCCATTTTTAATAGCTTGAATAAGTTTTGCTTCATTATATGGTATTCTTTTATTGATAGGGAAATTTGGAACAATATCCATAATTTCTTGTGATTCAAATACTCTATATTTTGGAACGAAAATTGAATCGTTTTTTGTAGATTCTTTATGTTGTTTAAATTTTTTCATTAAAAATAAAATTCATTTTTTCTTCTATATTATCAGTATATTTAATCCTTAAAAGTTTAATATTTTTCTCTTCGCAGAATTTTGTTTTAATTTTATCGTGTTTTTTCACGTAGTTTAAATTTTCGACACCACCAAAATATTCAATTGGTTTAAAATGTTGTATGCCATCATATTCTATACACATGTTTAAATTATCAAGATAAAAATCAAATGGTAATTTATTTTTATCAATACAATCATTAAATTTTTTTTGTTTAGTATAGTTAAGATTGTTCTTTTTTAAAAATTTTGTTATAAATTTTTCTCCTTTACTTTCTTTACAAACAGGACAACCGTGTCCAGATAGATGTGAGTTTGGTGTTTGTTCAAATACACCATGTTTTTTACAAATAATTTTAACTTTTGTTGTTGCATTAAAATAATCAACCATTGAATAGTTATATTTATGTTCATGTGTTTTGATTGAATCTTTTATGAATTGTGTATTTGATTTTTTAAGTTTAATATGTGTGGATTCATTTCCACATAAATCACAACCAAAACCTTTATGGTGATTTGATGGTGTTTGTTCAAAAATGCCATGTTTAGGACAAATTATTTTCACATTTACTTTTGCTGTAATATATTTTACTAAAAAATAATCGTATTTATTTCCGTGTATTTTTCTTGATTTATTAATGAAATGGTTTGAATCTTTCGAATATTTTGTTGAAAGATTTTCATATGAACATTTTTTACAACCAGACATATTACTAATATGAGATTTTGGTGTTTGTTTAAAAATACCATGTTTTTTACATATAATTTTAACTTTGGTGTTGTAATTAATATAATTAACTTTTGAATAATCGTATTTATCGCCATGTATATTTTTAGATTTTTCAATAAATTCTTCTGTCGTTAATTTTTTATTACCATTACATTTTGAGCAACCACTTGTTCTTAAATGTTTATTTGGTGTTTGTTCAAAAATACCATGTATTTTACATATAATTTTAACTTTAGTATTATAATTAACATAATTTACTAAAGAGTAATCATATTTATCACCATGTATTTTAATAGATTCATTTATGAATTCTTCTATTGTTTTCTTTTTTCTCATAATAATATATATTTTAATTTAAAAATGAAATATTATAATTTATTGGTCTTCATCATTTCTTTAACAAGTAAAGAATCAATAATATCATCAAAAGGTTTCGGTATTGTTTTTGTTGTTAGTATTTCTTTTTGGTTTTCTTCACAAAATTTAAATGCAGGACTATTTATATCACCTTCTAACATAGCTAAAAACATTTCTTTTTTATTAAATTCACCACCACTAATTCCTTGTTTATTTGTCGCAGGTGGTTGTGTTTTTAATGGTTCTCCAGTTCTTTTATTTAAAAGAACTTCGGGTTTACCATATACCATCTCACATGTTAGAGTTTTTAATCTTTTTGGTGATATAACTCTAAAGTCTTTTATTTTTGGTATATTTTCGAAAATTTTTAATCTTATTGATTGTCCTAAACCAACTAAATCAATTATTGGACCAGGAGAAGATTTGAAACCATATGAATATCCTTCAATACCTATATTTGTATTTTCATTTAAATCTATAACTGAAAGTATGTCTTTCAATACCATTTCAGAAATTTGACTAAATGTTTGTAATTTATAGAATTCACTTTCACTATAAATATCAGATGTATAATAAGTAAATTGTGTGTATTTAATTTGGTCTTTTGTTTTTTTAATCCATTTATAACCTAAATCTTTTGTAGTATAATTAAAAAGAAAGTCACCTTTATTAGATTCAACTGAAATAGCTGTTGAAGCTTTTGATGGATCAATTCCGATGTAATTGTTCATATTTCGTATTTATTTTTAAATATATATTATTAAATACCAATCTAAATAAAAATGATTATAAATTTTAATAATTTTATAAATGAAAAATTAGATATTTCTGATATTGAATTATATAATACTACTATGTATGATATTGAAACTGAAATTACAAATTTAGAATATGAAATTGAAGAATTAAAAACAAAAAAAGAAGAATTCAAGGATCTACATAAGAAATTATTTTTAGAAATTATAGATCTAACAGTTAAATATGGTGAAAAATTAGATTCAGATTGTTATAATTTAAAAATTAAAGGTATAGGAGAGTTTGATAAAATAACAATATATTTAGAAAAAGAAACAAATATTGAGGATTCTTATATAGAATTAGAAACATTTAAAAATAATAAACCTGGACCTAGTGCATCAGGTAGTGTTTATGATTTTGAAGTAGATGGTCTTGAAATTTTATATAAATATTTTTGCAATTTACCAGAAGACTTAACACCTTATTTAGAAGCAGGAAAAATGGGACTAATGTAATATTAAGAGTGTAATTTTTCTAATAATTTTTCATTTAAAAATTTTTCAATTAAATTGCATAAATGTAACCTGCCAACAAGATTTTCATCTTCATTTATACATCTAAAACCAGAACCATTATAACAAAATAAATCAATATTTTCAGTTAGTTTGATACCTTTAAATAATAAATGAGCTAGTTGTTCATTATTACAATCTATTATTAAATCTCTAAGTTTTTTATTTATCTTAGTGTCATAATTTTTGTGATATAATTCATGTAATACTTCTCTTATCATTTCAATATTATCCATTTTAGTAATCTAGATTTTCATCAACATACAAGTAACCTTTTTCATCAAAGAAATAATATCCACCTCCTACATTAATATAAGGATAACTATCACCAGATGCGATAGCTGATATTCTTAAATTATTATTTATTAGATGTAGATTTCTTGCTAATTTTGTATTATACATTTCATTATTAGTCATTCCGATACCATCTTCATTATAGTAATTTGTTTCAATATAGATATAAGGATCTACATCTTTATTTATTACGAAACTATATGGTTCTAAATCATTTTTTTGTAATTTTATATATTGTTCTGGTGCTAGTTTTAAACTACCAATAGAGTCATTTTTATATTCCTCCATCATTTCTGGATACCATGTTCCTATTGGTTGTACTTCTGAACTAACCCAATCTTCTTCTTCAATAACTTCATATATTTCTCTTGTATCATTTAAACTGAATGTTTTAATTTTACAAGTCCATCCACTTGGGATAAAATTGTCATTGGTATAAAAATTCAATGTTGTTAAATAACTTTCACCAAAGTTTTGTGTTAATGTTTTGTAAAAATGCACTACAGATGTTGTTCTGGTAACATCAAAAGCCATTGATTGATTACTAACATCATTATTAAGATATAAATTTGTATTTGTTGTAGCAACCCCCGTTATGTCAATTATATTTGTTGATAATGGTAATATATTTCTTTTTAACCATCTTTTTAATCCATTTAATTTATATAATGCTTCATCAAATGTATACATTTCAACATTATCTCCATTTTCATCAGTTAATTTATAAGCAAGATTAAATAGATTCGTTTTTTTCATGACTTCCTTTTCTTTAGGAGTTCTAATATAGTCATAAGTGTTCCAACCCTCAACACTATTATCAAAAATATCAGGTATTAAGACTTTATGTAATTTTTCATACATTGGAGATGTAGGATCAGCAGTACGATAATATTCATATAATTCTAGATCATTATATCCGAAATAATTAATTGCATTGATTAAAGCTTTATAAGAACCTACATAATTCCATATTTCTGGATATACGGCTAACATTTCTTTTCTTTTTCTATTTAAAAGAATGTAATCTATTCCTTGTTCTTTAACATCAGATTCTTTAAAAATATATTCTAATTCTTCGCCTATGTCAACACCAATATTATGTAATCCTATATCAAATCTAATATCTTCAACTTCTGTTTGACCATAAATTGGACATCTTAAAATAGTCTTAGGTTCAACTTTAATTTTAAATTTATAACCATTTGTATTTCCACTAGAATTAAATATAGTGAATCCAGTTATTCCTGTTAATTGTATTTCAACTTTTCCTGCCGTTATTATTTTATACTCTTGAGGATTTTCAAAAATAGTTTCACCGGTTGTTGACAAATCATCAAATCTAAGTGACACAAATTGATCTTTTTCAAAACCTAATTTAACAAAACTAAAATTTGGTTGATTAGGATTTGTTATTCTTAATAAACCAGTTTCATCTAATGAAAATTGTATACTATTATTATTTTCATCATTATTTGTTGTTCCACTATAAATAATATTTTCAATTTTCTCTAATAGTAAAACATTATTAGTAACACCTTCATTTTCTCCCTTAAAACCAACAAATGTTTGTAATGGTATTGGAATATAATTAGCATTACTAGAATCATATTGATCTAAAAGATATTTAACTTCTTCGAATACTGTTTGTTGTCTTGATGGGTCATTAACATAATTAATATCCATATTTGGATACCAGTTTAGATATAAATTATTTGGGTTATTTTTATCAAATAATGGTTTTGAACCTGTATACATTCTTGTTGTTATCGTATTTCCTGTTGTGTCTACAGGTGGATAATTTTCTAATTGTTCTCCTGAAAAATCATATAAAAACATTGAACTATCATAATCTTCTTCCCATCTAAATCTATAATAAATATCTTTATAATAACTTTCTCTAGGTTTTCTTAAAAATTCTCTAGATTGTATTATAGTATGTTCTGAACTTGAAAATATATTGAAATCATTATTAAATGAATTATCAAACGAATATCGTGTGGTTGTATAATGTCCTTGGTATGATAATTGCATTATAGTTTCTGATAAACCAATAATATTATATTCGTGATTATTAGTAAAGAATGTATCACCACTGATAGCAACAATCATTCCTGTTGAAAATCTTTTATCAAAGAAAGTTGTACTACCTGTAGGTGGTAATGTTCTTATTTCACTTCCTGTCACAATTATTCCTTGTGATTGTATTTCTGATAATATTTCATAATTAGAAAATGTATTAACATTTATTTCAAGATTCCAAACAGATATATTTGGATATTGTCCTTGAATAGTTAATGTATCAGCAGAACTTGATAAATTAAATCCTTTAGTAGTAAATGCATTTTGATATTCATCAATAAAATCAGTTAATGTTTGTTCTGTATTTGCACTAAACGAAATATAACTTTCCATGTTATTTAAGTTAATCCTAAATCCATATTCTTGATTATTAGTTGATAAGTCAAATTGTATTTGAGTACTGTATACTTGCGCATTTTCAGCACTATAAACAGGCAACCATTGGCTATATAATTTATCTTGCATTTTAATATAGTATCTAGGTAATGTTGAACCTGTAAAAGTTATACCAGAATCGTCATTGATATATAATTTTAAATTATCGAAATATAATTCATAACTATTATCATAACTATATAAAGATTCGACTGTTATTTCTGTGTCTCCTGATGTACCACCACTATAAACATCTATGCCATATCTATTATTTAATAATGTTTTATATTTAATATTAAATGCTTCGATAGTATTTGCGTAAGTATCTAATACTTCTTGTGTGAATTCTACTTTAGTATCAGCTAAATAACAAATTGCATCACCAGTAAAATCAGAAGATTCTACTGTTGTAGTATCACAAATTAATTTATCTATTTTAGGTCTTTTTAACCTAAACATATATTCTTGTGAGTTTTCTTCTATAATATAATTAGTTAATTCATATCTTGTTGTTCTTAAATTATAAGGAACTGGATTTTTATTTGTTGTTCCGTCTGATTTGGTATATGTTAATGATTCATTTTCAATTGTATATAAATCAATTGTTCTGTACATCCAGATAGCATCTAAACTTTTTTGTTCAATGTATGTATTTCCTCTGTCTTGTGCTTTTGCAACAACACTATCTTTCCATACTTTACTGCCTTCAATTCTACTCTCCCAATATTCAATTCTTAGATCTTTCCATTTCTTAACTGTGTTAAATGTTATTGTTCTATTATTTAATTGACTGGTTATACCAGAAAAAATAAATTGATCTCCAGTACTAAAAAAATCTTCATTTGTTAATCCTGATAGTTCAATATAGTAATCATATGTTTGATATTTTCTTGGCATTGTAGATGGTGGTGTAGTTGGATTTGTTGAAACCATCGGAAAACTTCTATTGTTGTTAAAACTTTTTGATCTAGAAGCCGAATCATTATATTCTTTTATGAATGTAACAGCAGTTGTTAAAATATTATCATATTCAACAACTTCTATAACTTTATAAATTGGATTTGAAGCAAATGTTAAATCACCAGTATAATCTTCAAACATTATTTCTTGTCCTTCTTGTAATTCTAATATTTCTTTATCTGTGTTTAATAATGAATTTAACCCTAAATCAAATAATATTACAGCAGTTGTGCCAGTTCCATATGATGTATTATCAATTGTAACACCACCTTTATAAACAGTTGGTCTTTCAGTTCTAACATCGAATTCTAATTTTAATTCATTTCCTGTTTGTCCTGTTGGTAATGAACAATAGTTCTGGTAAAATATTTCTGTTAAACCTATATCTAAAACATCATTTAATCCATCATTTGTATCTGATCCAACAATCGTCAATGTTTGACCACTATAAATATTAAATCCTAAAAAATCTGTAGCAGTATCACCAGAGTAATCATTCCATGCAATATAATTGAGACTATCTAGAGCCCATGTATTTGCACTATATGAATATGTATATAAATCATTTTGAGTTTGTGTTAAAACTGAAACTGCACCAGGTCTTGTGTCAACTATTGTATAAAAATCTTTATTAAAATCTGATGTTAAGCTAGGTCCACTGAATTTCACTATTGTTCCGATAGGATACTTTCTATCGAAATTTTCTCCAAAAATCCATTTCGAATGAAAATCACTACTTTCATTAATCTTTTGTATATTTGTAATTGTGTTTCCGCTATATGTTTCACCGAAAAATCTTATACCGTCGTAGTTATATAGTTCTATATTTCGAAATTCAAATGTATCTTCATATGTTATTGGTCTTACAGTTTCGAAAGTGTAGAATGATAATGTTTTGAATGTATCGTTACTATTTACTGGAAAAAATAATTTTCCATTATATCTATCTGCTTCTGCATCATAAATAAAATTGTACGGATATCCTTTAGAATTAAAGAAAAGTAAATTTTTCACAAATCTTAATTTGATTTTTACTTATATATTAAATATGATTCACTAAAACAAATTAATATTTCTTATAGAAAAAATAAACTTTTTGGGTGTTGTCTTTTATAAGTAACAAAATAAATACATTTTGAATGGAAATAAATTTAAGAGATAACATCATTTTTTGCAAATATACTAATTATACAGACATGAAGAAAGTAATATTAAAATTTATAATGGATTCTAAAACTGATAGAATTTTATATAAAGGTAACCCTAGTGATGTTAATTACAAATTATTGAAAAAAGTGTTACCAGAAAAAAATGATGATTTTTATAATCATGTCGAAGAAGGTGAAACAATAAGAGATACTTTTAATAATTTTATTAATTTAATTGAATGTGAATATTGTTTAATTTATAAAAAGTAAGTATTCGTATAATCATTTTTTAATATATAGATAAAATTGAATTTTTTTATTATGACAGGAATGACTCTTACTGATCTAGCTCAATATATTGAAGACTGGGTTTATACTAATAATACTGGTGCAATTACAGGTGATATCCTTCAACAAGTACTACAAGAAGTAACATGGACAATACCTTTATCTGGTGCAACAAATTTTAATATAAATGGATTAACAACCGGTGAAACACTAGTTTATGATGGTTCTCAATGGATTAATTCAGGCAGAACAGAAGTTATAGGATTAACTGATTTAACTGATGTAACATTAAGTGGAGTAACATCAGATGAGACATTAGTTTATGATGGTTCTCAATGGATTAATAGTGCTGTAACATTAATTGATGGTTCTACTTTTGAGATACAGGTTAATTCCGGTGGTTCTTTTACAACAGATTCTGGTTTTACATATAATTTTGATACATATTCATTTACAGGTGGTGTTAATAGTGTAGCAGCAAGTGCTCACACATTCGCATTTGGTAAAGGTAATACTGCAAGTGGAGATCAATCAGCAACTTTAGGTGGATATTTAAATACTGCAAGTGGTTTATATAGTATTGCTATTGGTGGTACACACAACATTGCAAGTGGTATGCATTCATTTGCTGCTGGTGGTGGTTCTACGACAAGTGGTGATGATGCTTTCTCGTTTGGTGCAGGTAATGAAGCAAGTGGAAATTATTGCGTTTCTTTTGGTGGTACCGCAAGTGGTACTTACTCATTCGCTGGAGGTAGTACTGGTAATGTGTCAGCAAGTGCCTATACTTTCGCTTTTGGTAAAGATAATACATCAAGTGGAGATTATTCAGTTGTTTTTTGTAAAGATAATATTGCGAGTGGAACTGCTTCATTTGTAACTGGTTCAGGAAATACGGCAGAAGCTTTACATTCAGCGATAATAGGTGGTAGAAATAATTCTATAGAACCATTAAATAATAGTTATAATGTTATTTTGGGTTCTTTAGATTCATCTATTTTATCAAAATCTAGTTCTTCATTTATTTTTAGTTCAATTAATTCAAATGTTTTTGGATTTTCTTCTGGTATATTAGCAAGTTCTTCTTCTGAAATTGGTGGAATTTCTTCTTCTCGTTGTCTTATATTAGGTGGTATTTCTAATATAATATCTGGTACTAGTTCAAATACTAATAATTCACTGATTTCTTCATCTGAGTGTGATATTTTATCATCAAGTTATTGTAGTATGGTAGGTACTAGAAGTAGTTTGATAGATGGTGGAACATATAGTGTAATATTAGGTGGTATGTCAAATGTTAATACTGGTAGAAGTTGTGTTGTAGGTGGTGAAAATTCATCAGTGGGTGGTACTATGTCATTTGCTTTCGGGGATACTTGTATATCGAGTGGTTCTTTATCATTTGCATTTGGTAAAAATAGTATATCAAGTGAAGATTATTCAACAGTATTAGGTGGTTTAAATAATACAGCAAGTGGAATGTATAGTGTTGCTATTGGTGGTGTAAGTAATACTGCAAGTGGTATGCATTCATTTGCTGCTGGTGGTGGTTCTACGACAAGTGGTGACGATGCTTTCTCGTTTGGTGCAGGTAATGAAGCAAGTGGAAATTATAGTGTTTCTTTTGGTGGTACTGCAAGTGGTATGCATTCATTCGCTGGAGGTGGAGGTGATAGTGTAGCAGCAAATGCTCACACATTCGCTTTTGGTAAAAGTAACACAGCAAGTGGTGATGGTTCAATTGCAGTAGGTAATACTACAACAGTAAGTGGTTCATATTCTCAAGCTTTTGGTATAGGTGTATTAATAAGTGGAAATTATTCAACGGGGTTTGGTAAAGATAATACTGCAAGTGGTTATTATTCATTCGTAGGTGGTCAAAGTTCAGTAGCAGCGAGTGCTTATACATTTGCTTTTGGTAAAAATAATACATCAAGTGGTGATTATTCAGTATCATTAGGTGGTATTAATAACGCTGCTATTCATGAAGGTTCAATTATTTTAGGTGGTTCTGGTTTAACATCTCTAGCAATAGATACGGTTTATATTCCATCATTTGAGATTACAACATCAGGTGAAACTTGTTTCATTATGAAAGATGCTTATTCTGGTGATAGATATAAAATGATTTTAAGTGGTGGTACATTAGTAGCACAAGCAGTATAATGTTTAATTTTAGTAGAAAAATGGACATTAATTAAACTTTTAGTTTAAATTAAAGTAAATACCAAAAATACACAAAATGGAAATTTTTTACAATAGCTCATTACCTAGAGCTGGTAGTTCTTTATTGCAAAATATAATTGGACAAAATCCTGATTTTTATGTAACTCCAACATCTGGTTTATTAGAACTAGTTTTTACAGCAAAAAACACATTTACAAATCTTATTGAATTTAAAGCACAAGACCAAACACAAATGGAAGATGCTTTTATATCATTTTGTAAAGGTGGTATGGAAGGATATTTTAAACCTTTGACTGATAAAAAATATGCTCTTGATAAGTCTAGAGGGTGGTTTATAAATTATAATTTATTAGATAAGATTTTCCCTAATCCAAAAATAGTGTGTATGATTAGAGATATACGAGATGTTATTGCTTCTATGGAAACAAAATATAGAGAAAACCCACTTCATTTTGAACAACTTCAAAATTTTGCAGAATTAAAAGGAACCACAACTGGAAAAAGAGCGCAATTATTTTTAAATAGTTTACCAGTTGGATTGGCATTAGATAGATTAAAAGATTCTTTAGAACAAGGAATAAATAAAAATGTATTTTACATTAAAATAGAAAATCTAATTGATAGACCATTTGATACAATGTTCGCATTATATTCTTATCTTGGTGTACCATATTTTAAACATAATTTTAAAGATATTAAACAAATTACAATTGAAGATGATAAATGGTATGGTATTTATGGTGATCATAAAACTCACAGTAAATTGGAAAAACCTAAAACCAATTGGAAAGATATATTGGGTGAAGAATTAGGTGGTTATATTTATAATGATTATAAGTGGTTTTTTCAAACATTTGAATATGAAAAATAAATAATTAAACAGAACTTAAATTTTCTTATATATAGGTAAAATATATTTTTATTATGGAAATTGAAGATATCCGAAAACAAAGACAATCAAAAGGAAAATCATTTTGGTATTATCCTGCAATATTTTGGAAATGGCTTAAAAAGAATAAATGGAAGATTCTTATTACAGCCATTATCGCAATTCTATTAATTAGTCCAAGTTGGGCTGGTACTACAATAGGAACATGGATTACTGATTTTATTGGTAATTTAGTAAATTCAATTAGTATTTAATGACTTGGGAAGATGTAGAAAATGCTAATTCAATTTCGAAGAGAGAAAAGTTAGAAGAAAAGTATTATATAGAACAAGTTAAAATTCTGGATTGGTTAAAAACTGAAGGTGATCAAAAAATTAGATTCTTAGACAGAATAGAATATAAAGTTGATGGTAAACCACATAGATTAGATGGACCAGCCGTAGAACCAATTGAAGGAAATCCTACCGGTACTTTACCATTAGAAGAATATTGGATTAATGGTGAAAAATTTAGTGATCATAAAGAATGGTTACCCGTAGCACAAAGATTAGATAGAAAATTAAAATTAGAAAGAGTTAAAGGTGAATAATATATTTGAAGAAGCAAAAAATAAAGATATTATAGAAAATTTACCAAAAGGTTATGATGTAGATTATAATTATATGATAAGATTATGGCCAAAATATATTAAATACTACATTATTGATAAAGAAAAAATAGAAGTTGATGATAAGGTGATATTATTATTTTCGAAAAATAAATATAGAAATAATGTAACTTACGTTTATTGTGAAAATACAACTTCTATTTATGAATATTATCTAAAAGGTGGATTATTACATAATCTTGATGGATATGCTTATAGACATTATTATAAACCGAATAAAAGATTACAAATAATGTATTATTTGGACGGATATTATCATGAAGAAAAACCTGATGAAATTTTCAATTCAGTTACTCCTATATGGGTAGAAGATAAAAGAGTAATAAGACATCAGAGAAAAAGTAAATTAGAAAAAATTAAGTTGAAACAGAACCCATAGTCCCGTTCACAAATGTTCCATTTAACCAAGTTCCTTGTAGAAAATCTCCATTTTCCCAAGTACCGTTTATCCATAATCCATTTTCCCAGGTTCCATTGTACCAAGTAGGTGATGTATAATAAAATACTCTTAAACCAATATTGTATAATTTAGCATACATATCAAAAACTGGTGACATATATTCATATTTATAATTGGTAGTTCCATAAAGGAAAAACATTTGATCATCATTAAATAATTCTGAAGTTAGATTTGATATCCAAGTTGTTTGTGTAGAACCTGTACCTTCTATCCAGTAATTCTCAAATCTACCATAATAAATTGTCTGTTTATCAGAAGTGAAGAAATCTGTTTGTGTTGCATAATTAGAGCCTGATGCTGGTATATTATAATTATACATACTAACTACATTATCAGTTGTACCACCTAAAGTTGTATTATAATAAGCACTTCTTTCTATTTTTGTTTGCATTCCTGTAATAGTTGAACCTGAAGGAAGATCAAAACTATTTCCATTAGTATCTCTCCAATTACCAAAAGATAAAATATTACTATATGTCCATCCACTAGTTAATAATGAAACACCAGTCGTTTGTAAATAGGCATATTCATCTGTATAACCTGTTAGATTTTCTGTATAAGTCCATTGTGTGTTTCCTGTTTCATGTATTAATGCAAGATTTGGATAGTACCAATTTTCAGTTACCCATGTACCCCATATACCATCTTTCCATGTTCCTGTGATCCAATCACCTTGTTCAAATTGACCACCATACCATATACCGCCTTTAAATGTTCCTTCATACCATCTAGATGATAGATGTTCTTCTGAAGGAAATGTTATACCACTAATTTCTTTTAGACCAGAATGAAATTCTCCAGCTAAGAAAATCCCATCATACCATCTAGAAACAATATAACCATTTCCACTATTTATTCCAAATCTACTTAAATTATCACCAATTTCTGTAAAAATACCATCATACCATTTTCCTTGTAGAAAATCTCCACCATACCATTTTCCAGTTATCCAGGTATGATCTTCGAATGTTCCATTATAAAAAAGTCCATTTTCCCACCATGAATTAATCATTTTACCATTATAAAAATTGCCATATTCCCATCTAGAATTAATAAAAATACCATCTAAAAAATTACCATATTTCCAAATACAATTACTTTCAGTAGTATCCCAATCTAAATTATAGTTTGTTAAAACAGTATAATTAATATCATATTTAGTTTGTGTATCCCAGTAATTTTCATTTAGACCAAATGTACCATTATGATGTGTACCATATATCCAAGTTCCTGATAAAAAATGTGAATTATCATTACTTGCATCATCTTCAATATATAACACACCATTTCTAGCTTGTGATAAGTCTAATTGATAAGAATACCAATCACCATTTCTCCAAATACCTTGATGAAAAACTCCAGAATACCAGTAACCATCAAACCATTCTCCACATAACCATTCACCTGAATACCAAATTAATTTGTTATCTGTACTTTCACCTATGATAGCATTTTTGATTCTAGCATTCAACAACCAACCATATCTTAATCTAACTTTGTCTAGGTCTAGGCCGTTAGTAAATTTGATATTTTGGAAACCAAAATCTAAAACTTCTCTTTTTATATTAACTTTCATAATTTAACTTTCATATTCAAAATCATCATCAAATAGAAATAATGGAAACATTGTCTTTAAATCAGTTCCAATTCCTACTAAATCTGATGGATAATATGTTAATTTTTCATCGTCTTTATTATATATCTTAAAAATAAATCTGTTGTCATTTCTATGTATTATACCACTGCTATAATTTCTAACAGTAGAATCTTCACTTAATATTTGACCATAAGCACCAGCAACATTTTTATAAACATTATTTGGTAATGATGTAGTAAAACCACTATAAAGAAGATTAGAAATATCTCCTAATGTATTTATATTTGTAATTATTGATAAATTTGTGACTCCAGATTCTACTAATAAATAAGTATCATATTTTTTTAATATTAATGATACAATTGAGCTAGACAAACCACTTAATGTAACATATGTAGATTGTCTGAAATACTCCATTTCATCAACATTATCTGGTGTTATTTTAGTATAACCACTTAAACTTATGTCTAATGTAAATGCACTTAATGCAAAACTATTATATGTTGTATATGATGTCGTAAAACCACTATATATTCTTTCCATGAATGGTTGTAACTGATAGTTTATATAATTATTATATGTATTAAATGTATAACTACTTGGTGTAAATGTGAATGTTAATCCATCATAGTCAAAATAATTTAAATAATTGTAAGTTGTAGCTGTTAATGTCATTGTTGTGCTATTATAATATACAGCAGATATAAATTTATTAAATGGTGATGAGTTAATTGCATCTACAATAGTAGATGTATCATCATTATTTGTATATTGTAAATTTTCAATTTCATATGTTATTGCTGTATTGTGTATTGGTTCATATAATACATGATTTGGTATATAATCTTTTAAAGCTATAATTGTACTAGTGGATAAACTAGAATCTATAAATCCTTTATAATCTAAGTATGTGTAACCACTAGAATCATAAATTTTTAGATTAATATAAAAATCATCATTTTTAATAAAATTAGTTGCAGTAGTTACATATGTTGTACCAGAATCATTATAAATATTTGCAGTTGTTGTTGCGGATGTTGTATTTGTATAACCTGAAACATAATTATAATCAATTGAACTATAACCACTATTTACAATAATATATGATATATCTTCATATAAAATATAATTTGTAGAACCAGTTTCAATAGTTATTGTTAATTCATTATATAATGAACTATTTTCTGATAATTGTTTTCTAGCTAAATCATAATCAGTAAATATTATTTTAGCACAATCACCAGATGTTTGACCTGTTAGCATTATGTCATAATCAACAAAATGTCTAAGTAAAAATGATTCACTTTCAACAAAATACATACTTTCACCAGAAATTGGAAAATATGTGGCGCCAGTAGATCCAGATAATGTGAATTGTTTATCTTTATATGTACCACTTTTACAATAGGTTTTAAATCTATATGATTGTTCTCGTGTATCAAGTAGATTTGTTGGGTTTAAAAAATATGTATTACCAACTGTATAAATTAAATTTTCTGTTGAATCAACTTGGTTTATAAATTGAATTCTATATCCAGGTTTAATAATGACATTATCAAATTTATAAAATTGTTTAGTTAAATCTGTATCTTCGTCTACTATAATATCAACTGCATAGAAATTTGGAAAAAATTCTTCAATTGAATCGTATTCTGTATAAACATTATAATTACTATATCCATCACCAGTATAAAGATCTACTTTATAAATATCTTCAAGACTATTAATATATGACCAACATGTACCAGATAAACATTTATTATATCTAAAAGTTTCATATGTTGTATCTATTACATCTCTTACATAATATTGTTGTCTATTTTTTTGATAGTAGTATGTATTTCCTGAACTTGTGTCTAAAGTCCAGTCAAATTCTTGTTTCCAAATATCAATCATTTAATGAATTCTTTTTATAAGAGTATATATAAAATCATTGATATTGAAAATGAATTTTTTAATCCCATAAAAAATCTTATTCTAAAATTAGAACCTGTCTTGATTTGAACGTTAATTTTTTATTTAGAATTTTAAAGTTATATTTATGTAAATAATAATATTAAATATGGAATTAAACAAATTAGTAGAGAAGATGATTTCTGATTATCCATATTTATATGGACATAGAAATCAGGTTTTACATTATATTTATTGTGTTTTACCAAATGAATTTATATGGAAAAATGGAAAAATTTTTTGTGAAAATTTCTTAGAATCAAATACAATTACACAAAGAATTGATAAACATTTAAAAATGTTTCCTGATAATATTAAGGAAGAATTAATAAGTGAAGAATATGAGGAAATGAAAGATTTAAAGAATGGTAAGTTTTATATTTTTCCTTTAACAAAACAATGTAATTTATATAATATTCCAAATAATGTTTCAAAAGATTATTTGGATGGTGCATATGAAATAATAAATATTTTAAAAGGTATGGATAAAGATTATCATAAAATTTATACTAGGCAAGAAGAACAAAATTATTATTATAAGAATATATTAATAATTAGTGAAATTGACAAAAATCTAATTGATAGATTTTAATATTTTTTTATTAAAGAATTTTAACTATATTTGATATAATTGTAAATTAAAATTAAAAAACTTAAAAATGACAGAAAAAACTACTACAATTGAAAAAAATTACGATTTACCAGATGATATTGTTGGAATAAAGGATGATAAAATCTATAAGAGATTAGCTAAAGAAGTACTTGATAGTGATTTACCTGGTCCCGATTATTTAGAATTTAGACAACAATTAATGAGTATGCAAGATTTAGATGTAGATATAGATCCTGATAAATTAGAAGAATTTATTTTCAAAGCCGCATATAAAATTGTTAAAGGCGGTGATAATTCATTAACAAAACAAATATTAATGAATTCATTAACACATTATATTAAAATAGTTAAAGATCAAGAAAAATCATTTAATAAGGAATTTAATGAACAAGTGAAAGTGAAAATTGGTGCAAAGTTTGAAAAAATTGATAATTTAGATGAAGAAACAGAAAAAATATTGACACAAATAGAGGAATTAAAAGATAGATTGGAAAGTATCAAAGAGGATAAAAAGATAACTATCGCTGATGTTGATATTGAAAAGAAAAAATTATCAAAGGTTAAATCTAATTTTAAAGCTACTGCTTCAGAATTGGTTGGTAAATTAGAAGAAGATAAATTAAAAATTGACAAATATATTAAAGATTAATTAATTAAAACAGAACTATGAATTTAGAAAAAGAAAAACGAAGAGGTTTTTTTAAAAAACCAGAAGGAAAAACAGGATTATTATTTATGGCTGGATTAATTATTGGTGGTGGTTTATTAGCATGGAAATTTCTTCCATTTATAATTGGATTATTTTCAAACTTAATAACAGCTGGTTTAATGGTTATAGGTATTGGTGCAGTTTTATGGATTGCAACAAGAAAACAAACTCGAAATCTGGCATGGTTTGGTTTTAAAATGATAATGAAAAGAGTAACAAGTTGGTTTGTGAAAATTGATCCAATTGCAATTATTGAAACGTACATTGAAGATTTGAAGAAAAGCCTTCAACAAATGGATGAAAATATTGTGAAATTGAGAACTCAAATGGTTTCATTAAAAAGGATTATAGATTCAAATAATGATGAAATTGAAGAATCAATGAAAATTATGCAAGCGGCTCAGAAAAAAGGTAACCGTGACGAGTTTAGATTAAAATCAAGAAAAGCAGGTCGTACTAAAGACTCTAATGTTAAATTAACAGAAATGTATAATAAAATGTTTAAGTTATATAAAGCTTTAACAAGAATGTATGAAGTTTCAGGTTATGTTGTTGAAGATTTGGAAGACGATATGAAGAATAAGAAAATTGAACATAAGGCACTTAAAGCTGGTCATTCAGCCATGAAATCTGGTATTAGAGCGATGATGGGTGATCCTGACAAAAGAGCAATATTTGAACAAACATTGGAATCGATGGAAGAAGATGCGGCTAAAAAGATTGGTGAAATGGAAAGATTTATGGAAATGTCAACATCGTTCATTAATAACATTGATTTAAAAAACGGTATCTATGAAGAAGAAGGATATGCGATGTTAGAAGAGTGGGAGAAAAGTGGATTTGATATTATGATGGGAGATTTTGATACTCAACAAAAAGCTTCTAAATCTGGTCAAAAAGCTCTTGAATCTGGAGAAACTAAAGAAGTAGAGAAAGAATTAGAATTAGTAGCTGTTGAAAGAGATAGTGGTAGTTCAGAAGCTCCTAAAAAATGGGGAGATATGTTTTAATCTAATTAAATAATCAAGTAAGAAAGCCATTCAGAAATGAATGGCTTTTTTTGTTTTATATTTTTAATATATAATGGTGTTAAAAATAAAATTACTGATGAAACATTTAAAAACATATGATGATTTAATAAATGAATCAATATTTGATTTTGGTTTTCTTAAAGGTGTTAAAGATTTTGTTTCAAATTTTTTTAGTGGAAAAGCAAATGCTAAAGAGATTACTATTAATTTAACAAATGCATTGAGAAATTATCAAAAAGAAGTATTACACAATCCTTATAAACTTGATAGATTATCTATTAATAGTATGTTGAAAAAAATTAAAGATATAGTTGGTGAAGAATTATTAATTGATCTTAATTTAGATTCATTTTTCAGGGGACTTTATAGTGTATCTGTTTTAAAAGGAGATAGACATGAAAATATTATAGATTATTTCAATTCTTATATTGATTTATTATCACAAAGAGTACAAAAATTATATAAGAAAAAGAAAGATGTTGATTATGAAGAAGAAGAATTTGAAGAAGTAAAAAAATTGAAGAAAAAAGCCATTCAAAAAATGACTAATAAAGAGTTTAGAAAGAAAAAAACTCCTCTTCAAATTGAATTATTAAAATTACAAAATTGGTTATATAGAAAAGATAAAAGATTAGCTGTTCTTTTTGAAGGTAGAGATGCTGCAGGAAAAGGTTCAGCAATCAAGACCATTATTGAATTTCTAGACCCAAAATTATTTAAAGTGGCTACGTTTGGTATACCAACAGAAGAAGAAAAATTAAATTGGTTTGAAAGATATACTAAGAAATTACCAAAACCTGGTAAAATATCATTTTTTGATAGAAGTTGGTATAATAGAGCAGTAAATGACCCTGTTATGGGTTATTGTACAAAAGAACAATATAATGAATTTATAGAAGAAGTTATTCCATTTGAAGATCAATTAATTGATAATGGATTATATTTATTTAAATTTTGGTTCTCAGTGAGCCAAGAAACTCAAGAATTAAGGTTTCAAATTAGACAAGCAAATCCATTAAAGACCTGGAAATTTAGTGAAAATGATTTATTAACTATGAATAAATGGGATAAATTTACAGCATATAAAGAGAGAATGTTTTTACAAACTTCTACAGAAAAATCACCTTGGGTAATTGTTGATTCTAATGATAAGAAATTGGCTCAAATTAACATAATGAAATATATTTTAGAACAGATACCATATAAAAATAAAGATGTTAAAAGAGTTGGTCATCCATTACCAGAAATCGTAATACCTTTGAAATGAAATATTTAAAAAAATTTGAAGATATTATTACTACTACTTATGATAATATTGATATACCTATTGATTATACAGATGATATATTATTTGATTTAGATTTTGAAACATTTAAATCAGTTTTAAATCTTATAAATATTGGTAGGCCACTTAATGCTTTAAAAAGTATTAAACATAAATTAGATTATGGTTTAAAACAATGCAAAGATTTGATGGGGAGAATGTGTTCTCTATTAGGTTATGATAGATTTAATATTAAATCTAATGAAAATGATCAATTTAATTATCAAGATGAAATAATAGATAAATATCCAGAATTAATATCATTAATTAGTAATTCAGAAAGATTTAATTTATTACCAGAAATAAGAGAAATATATGATGATTTAATTCAAGGAAGTGAGTTGGGATTATTGTAATTTTAAAATTTAATATATAATAAAAAATTAACGAAATATAATGAAAGAATTAAAAAATCTATCAAGTTATAAAGATTTCTTATTAGAAGCTACAAATACTTATCAAGTTAAATGTAATGATAAAGTAACTGGTTCATTAGGAAATTATAAAGATACATTAAAAGTTTTTAAACAATCTTGTGAAGGTGGTAAAGATGGTGATGAAATTCAAATGATAAAAATTAAAGATAATAAAGGTAAAGATGTTAATGTTGTTAGTAAAACTAAAACTATTGGAGGATCATCTAAGAAAGATACTAAAACAAAAGATGTTAGTTCAACTTCTATGTCAAAATCAACAAAAAATGTTGGTGTTGGTGAATTTAAGAAAGCATTAAAAGATCAATTATTAGATTTATTTGAACCACCTGCAAAAGATGTTAAATATGAATATGATAATGAAGGTAAACCAATTAAGATTACTTGTTTAGTAAATGCTAAAGATTGTGTTAATAAAATTAATCCAGATGAACAATTAAAAAATTTCAGTTTTGGTGTAAGTAAGAAAAAACCTTATTTAGTTACAGTTGGAAATGTTATCGTTGATGATGAAACAACAAGTAAAGCTAAAGATTCAGTTGTAACAAGTGGTGATGCAGCAGATAAAGATAGAATTTATAAAATTTCTTATCCTATTTCTTATAAATCGAATAAAGAATTTGGTAAGAAGAAAGAAGAATTAGAAAGAAATTTTGATAAAGATTCATCACCACAATTAAAATCTAAGTTAAAATCAGATAAATACTCAGAAAAACAAAAAGATGAAATGAGAGACATTTTAAAGGAAAGAGGTGTTAGGATTAGAAGTGAATTTGAGGAAGATTATAAAACAGATAAAGAAATGGAAAAAGAAGCTGAAGAAGCAGTAAAAAAAGTTAAATAAATGTTAACATATAAACTATTTTTAGAATCCACGCATTGTTTTAATTGCGTGGATTGTCATAAAAAGATAAAAGTAAATACCAAAGATTATTATATGGTACATGATCATATTTGGGAAGAAGGAGTACAAGAAGAAAATAGAGGTAATTTAATATGTTTAGATTGTTTAGAAAAAAGATTGGGTAGGAAGTTAAAGATAGAAGATTTTACAGATTATCCTGTTAATGAACCAATTAAAGATGAATTGAATGAAGGTTTATTTACTGATTATAAAAAGAAGTTTAAGACAAAATACGAAGATTTATTAAAAGAACACTTACATGAAGATATAATTTTTATTGTTAAAGTAATACAACGGAAAGGAATTAAACAAATAACTAAAAGATTAAGTGAAATACATAAAGTTAAAGCCAAAAATATTTTGGAAGTTTATTTAAAATTTCCTAAAATATCACATATTTATTCTTATATGTCATATCATGATGAACATACGATGAATACACAAAAATTAAGAAATTTGATTCTTCTTTTAAAAGAACAAAAAACTCTTGGTGAAGAAATTTATTTCACAGAAAGTAATAATGGCTTGTGTATAAAATTATATATTGATAAAAATGGGAAATAAAATAAATCCAATTGCAATTAAATCGCTAAAAAAATTTTTAGAAGAATATTTTAAAAGATTTAGTATCTCACCTTTTTTAAGTTTTACACATGGTTCTTATTTTATTCAATGTAGAGTTGAAAATAGTTTGAATTTTGATGAAACTCTTAAACTTATTGATATGGTTGAAACTTTAAATAGAGAAAACAATCTTTTACATCCTGCTATATTAGGTTGTATTGTCAATTACCATCAACCTTCTATTGAATTAAGATTTTCAATAGATGCAGTAGAAACAAAATTTAGACATTTAATTGAAGCTGATAAAATGAATTTAATATAATGAGACACCTAAAAACATATTTTGAGTCTTACGATGAATCGAATGACGAATTTAACGAAGAAATAATTGATAATTTTGATGAAGTTAGTGAAGAAATTATTGACATAATTAAAAATATCGAAAATAAAACCACTGACATTGAAAGCGCGATGGAAAAATTAGACTTTATGATAGAAGGTTCTGGAGTAGAAACTATTAATAAGGGGGAAGAAGAGGATGATTATTGGTTAAATATAAAATCAATTTATGTTAATATTGGAGATCCTGATATGAAAACAATCTTTTATAATGTAGAAGATAGTGAGTGGTATTGTAAAAGTTACAATGAGTATATTAAAAAAGAGGATTAATCCTCTTTTTTTATTCTATTATAATCAATTATAATATTTATTTTAAACAATAATGGTTGCCTTTGTTTTTTGGTTAATAATAAACCTTTGTTCTTTATTCTTATGATTTCTCCATTTTTTGTTTCTTTTGGAATAGTAAATTTATATTTTTTATTGTCTAAATGTTTATGTTCATACTTATATCCATTAATAGCATCTTCATAATGTACATCTAATTGATAAATTAAACCATTTTTTAAAGGTTGATATTTTTCATCTGGAATATAATTAATAAGTAAAACTAAATTACCCACTTTACCTGGATAGTATTTAGAATGATGTCCATAACCTGATAAATATTCTTTACTTGAACCTGTTAATTTGTATATATTATCTAAATTAAATTTAACTTGTTTTATTTTTACTTTATCACCGTTACAAGTTTTACAAGTGTCTGTAAAAATTTTTCCTATACCTTGACATTGAGGGCATTGTACGATCATTCTAGTTCCTTTAAATTTTGGGTCTTGTCCAGTGCCATCACAAACTTCACATATTTCTGAATGACCATTTTTATCAAACCCTGTTCCATCACAATCTTCACAACTTATATATCTTTGATAATCTACTTCAGTTGTTTTATTATTATAAACATCAGCAAGAGTTACATCAATTTGTTGTTGTATATCTAAATCTTCTCTAAATCCTTGTTGATCTCTAAAACCTCTATTACCACCAAAAAATGAATCAAAAATATCTTGTGGACTTCCACCAAATGGATTAAAACCTCCACTACCTGGAAAACCAAATCCTCCCGTTGGGTTATAATTTGCACCATGGGGACTCATCATATCATACTGTTCTCTATTTTTATTAAGAATAGTATTAGCTTCGTTAGCTTCTTTGAATTTTTCTTCTAATTCTTTGTCACCTTTTGTTTTGTCTGGATGATATTTTACAGCAAGTTTTCTGTAAGCTTTTTTAATATCTTCTTCTGAAGCGTCTTTTGTAACATCTAATATTTTGTAATAATCTTTATTTGGATCCATAGTTTAATGATTTTCGTTATAATTTATATTATAGTACAATATAAGAAAAAAGTATGAATTTAAAAAATAAATTTATTAAAAAAGCCATTTTTAAAATGGCTTTTTTATTTATTATAAATAATTTTTATCTTATTACTGTTACAGCACCAACTTCTACATGTTCTACACCTAAATGGTCTTTAAATATACAATACCAAGCATATACACCATTTTTAACATAATCATTTATTTTACCATCCCATGTTTCTTTTATATCAAAGGATTCAAAAATCATTTCACCCCATCTATCATATATGAGTAAATTAAAGTCATTATTTATATTTTTGCCATATACTCTAAAATAATCATTTATACCATCATTGTCTGGTGAAAATGCTGTTGGTGCATAAAATGTGTATTGGTCTTGAACCTGTATATCTGTGTATATTGTATCTCTACAATCATGATTTGTTGTAACTATTAGTTGAAGTATATAAGTTCCAGAATAATATGGATATACATGTATTGGGTTAACAATCGTAGAATATTTACCATCACCAAAAATCCAATAATTTGTGACATTTAATAATGACATATTATTTATATAAATAGTTGGATTTATTATATTTACTATTTCATTATCAACAATAAATTTAGCAGTTGGTAATGGATATACAGTTATCATATTAGTAATTGTGTTTGTATTTGAACAACCTTCTGATGAAGTTACAGTTAATGATATATCATATACACCATAATCTTCAAATGTGTATGTTGGTGAATTACTATATGAAAAATTATCTCCAAAATCCCAAACATATGTCTGATTACTATCTAGACTTATTTCAAGAAAATTAACAGTAAGTGGTTGACACCCGCTCATAATATTAGATGACATGCTTATTGTAGGTTTATCATACACATTTATTGTATATGATTGTGTAGCTGTTGAACCACAATTGTCTGTTACAGTAAAATTATATGTTGTTGTTTGACTAGGATATGTAATATACGGTGAACTTTCATTATTATTATTTATTAGTATTGTATATGGTGGTACTCCTAATGAAGGTGAAATGTTTATAGTTGCAGGTTCCCCTGGACAAACATAATCAGTATTTGAAAATATTGATAGTTGTACTGATGTAGAAACTCCTATTGTTGTTGAAACATAATTACTTAAACAACCATTAGCATCTTCAATATGAACTACATATGTTGTTTCTATTATAGGTGATACATCAATATTATTTATGGTTGTACTTGTGTTACTCCAAACATAATTGAATGGTAGTATACCACCAATACTTGATACTGAAATATTTGTACTTTGACCATTACATATAGTGTGATCAGGTGTCATTGAAATAATTATTTCTGTTGGTTCATCTATTGTAAAATTAGTTGTAATTGAACAATCATTTAAATCTGTTATTATAATTGTATACATACCAGGTGTTAAATTATTAAAATTTCCTGTTGATTGTGATGTACCATTAATAGAATATGTTAATGGTTGAACTCCTCCAGAAGCATTAATATTTATATTTCCATTATTATATCCATAACAAGTTATATTTGTTGATGATTGAGTATTTATTATAATTTCAGGTGGTTCGTTTATTATTATTGGACTTATTATAGTACAACCATTTAAATCTGTTATCAAAACATCATAAGTATTTGCACTTAATCCAAAGAAACAACCACTTAAATTTGTAACTATTCCTATATTATATGTTAATGGTGGTAAACCACCAGAGCCAGTTATTGTAATTGTACCATTATTATTTCCAAAACAATCAACATTAGTTGAAGATATAGAATTAACAGTTAATATAGTGTTTTCATATATTGTTGAAGTTATTGAATCAGTACAACCATTTGAATCTGTTACTGTTACATTTATATCGCCATCACAAAGATTTATAGCTGTTTGTGTGGTTTGTGAATCATTCCAAAAATATGTATAGTTTGGTGTTCCACCATTTACTGTTACTGTAGCATCACCATCACAAAAACCGAAACAAGTAATATTTGTTGTAGAAATTGTTGCAGTTGGTTCTTCAAATATTTCAATATCAAATATAGTTACATCATTACAAGAATTTAGTATTGCCGTTTGTGTAATTGAATATATGCCAGGTGTGTTCCAAGTTATTCCAGTTGGATTTTCTGTTGTATCGTTTAATATTGAACCACCTGGAAAAGACCAAGTCCAATGTATAATTCCTCCAGTATCACCAGTATTCGTAAAATCAAATGAATTACCATTTAAACATTGATTAGGGTTTGTAATAAAACCTGATATAACATTACCAGTAGCACCAACAGTAACTATTTCTGTTTCAGTACAACCATTATCATCTGTAATTGTGATAATATATGGTCCTGCTGATAAACTATCAAACACATTAGTAGAAACTTGTCCTGAGCCTATATCATATAATAATGGTGGTGTTCCGCCATTAACTATAATAGTTACACTACCATCAGATAGACCACAAGTTTCTGGTGTGTTTGTTGATGTTATAGTTAATAATATAGGATCAATTATAGTTATACTTGTAGATCCTGTACAACCCATATCATCAGTTACTATTACAGTATAAGTTCCTGCATTTAATCCTGTTATATTTTGAGTTGTGTCTGTATTTGACCACAAATAAGTATAAGGACCTGTTCCTGTTGTCATATTTAGTATTCCGCCTGTTCCATCAAAACTCCCACAACATAAAGGATTAGTAAATATAGAATCAACTATTAAATCAGGTAAAACAGTAACAGTAGTTGGAAATCGACAACTTACAGGCATCCATCCACATGATAAGCCAGGATTAACTATATCAACTGTTGATGTTTGGCAAATCCAGTCAATTTCTGTATTAGTATCTGTATTCCCTATTCTTTGTAAACTTGTATTTACTCCAGAACAAGGTAAAATGGCACCATTACCAATCCACTCTGGTCCTATTGTAATATTAAAACCATTAATTGTGGTATTCATACTGGCTATTTCCGCAGCAGACCATCCCCAAACACAAAAATCTACAACATTACCAACATCATCAATAATAATTGACCAACTTTGACTTGTTCCATTCCAAAAAATATTATTTCCCCAGTAATTAGCTGGATATCCAGAATCATCACATCTCCAAACAACTGAACATGCAGTAAATGAAGAAGGTAGTTGCCAAAGTATTGAGTTTACAGAATTTATATCAGAATAAGAATCGCTAACTGCAGCAACCCAACCTGTAGTATTAATAGTTGTAGAATATAAATTAGAAATTTCAAGATAATCTTCACTACCAGAACCTCCCATAAATCCTTCTAATCCAGATTCTGTGATTAGTATTGTACCAACTGTAGATGTTTGTCCTGTGGTTTGTGTCCAATATGTTGTAGTTGTTGTTAATGGAGGTGTTGTATAAACACCTGTTGTATCTAAAAGATTACCACCAATTTGGTCACTCCACCATTCATAATTTCCTAAAAGACCAGTTGCTGTAAGTGTGGTAAAATCGCCTGCACAAAGAGTTGTATTTCCAGTAATAGTAGGTGCTGGAATTACTTCAATTAAAAATGTATCTGAAACAATAATTCCTGGACAAACATCACATCTAACTTCGATAGTAAAAGTTGTAGTAGTTGGAGGAGAAGCATAATAAACGGATGTTGTGCTCCATGGTTGTATCACAGTTGCACCGTCTAAAATTTGATATTCATAATTGCCTGTACAACCACCATTAATGGTAAAATTAATCGTATCTTGACCACCACCACAATTCATTATTACTTGTGGGTCTGGAGTAACAGAAGTTGGTCCACATGGGGGAGGTGGACAGTTTGCGATAACATTATTAATATTTGCACTAACACTACCACTGCCAACTAGAGTCCCCTGACTATCAGTTAATGTAAAATGACATTCTGAGGTCCATGAACCAATAGGGTTAAATATTATATCTATATCATCTCCAAGATTAACAGGAACATCATAACAGACAGGTCCTGACCCAGTAGTGAAAGCAGGGCCGTAAGTTGCAACTAATGCCCCATTTACAAAAACATCGATTGTGTTACCATTCCAGCCATCACCATAGTCATCTGTTAGACAAACCTCATAAATGCATTGACTATTAACAATTAAAGTACTTAAAAATATTGCAATTAAAAAAATTATTTTTTTCATTTTATTTATTTATTTATTTTTATTTATCTAATTAGTGTTACTACACCTGTATGTTCATTATAGACATCGTTATCTAATTTAAATTTACATAACCAAGTATATACACCATTTTTTACTATTTCTTTACTATTATTTCTTACACGACCGTTCCAACCTTCATTTATATCATTAGTTTCAAATATAATTTCTCCCCATCTATCAAACACATATAATGTAAAATTACTTTTTGTATTTATACCATTACCAAAGACTCTAAAATAATCATTAATTCCATCAAAATCTGGTGAAAATGCTGTAGGTGCATAAAACGTATATTCATTTGTAATAGTTATTTCCATGTATACAGTATCTCTACAACCTTTATCACTTTCCGCAATTAATTGTACATTATATGTACCTGTTGGGTATGTTGGATAAACATGATATGGATTTATCATAGTTGAACCTGATTCATCTCCAAAATCCCAGTAATATTTTATTGCACCTTCTGAATAATTATTAAAATATATAGTAGGATTTATAATACTAACTATTTGTGGATCTGCTATAAATGCGGCTTTCGGTACTTTATATACATATATTAGATTATTTATTGTTTGTGTATTTACACAATTATTTGAATCAGATACTTGTAAAGTAACATCATATATACCACTTTCATTATATTCGTATATTGGACTATTACTATAAGATACCGAGTTATCTCCAAAATTCCATAACAAATTACCATTATTTGAACTATTAAATGATACTGTTAATGGTACACAACCACTTATTATATCACTTGAAAATGAAACTATAGGTAAATCATATACTGTAAAATCAATACTTGCATCATCAATAGAACCACACATATCAGTTATTGTAAATGTTATAGTTTCACTTTGATTAGGATAATGAAAATATGGAGTAGTTATTGTATTACCATTATAAGTAATTACATATGGTGGTACTCCAGAAGAGCCAACTAATTCTATATATACTTTTTCTCCGATACAAAGACTTGCATCAGTAGGTATTACTGTTAAATTAACACCTGGTTGTATATTAACAACTGTTGAAACTACATTACCAAGACAGCCATTAACGTCTGTAACTTGACATACATAACTTGTATTTGATGTTGGAGAAACTATAATATTTGGTGTATTATCCATATGAGCCCATAAATAATTATATGGTGGGTTACCGCCAATAATGGTAACAGAAATATTTGCGTTTGCACCATTGCATATTGTTTGATTAGGTGTAATATTTACAATTATTTCATCTGGTTCAATTAATGTAAATGGTGTAGTAATTGAACATCCATTATCATCTGTTATAGTTATATTATATATATCAGGAGATAAATTAACAAAATTACCACTTGTTGATGAATAAGAACCAAAATTATATGTTAATGTACCTATACCACCACTCGCATTAATAGTTATTGTTCCGTCATCATAATTATAACAAGTTGAATTTGTAAATGATTGGTTATCAATAACTATTGCATTTGGTTCAGTAATTATAATTTCTTGTGTCACTGAACAATTATTACAATCAGTTATAGTAACATTATATGTATCAGCACCTAAACCAAAAAATTGTCCTGTTTGATTAGTTATACCTCCAAGTGAGTATGTAATAGGAGAACAACCACCTGATGCAATAGTAGTTATTGTTCCATCGATATTACCATTACAAGAAGGTTCTGTAAATAGAAAATTATCTATATTGATTGGATTTGCTGCATTAACAATTCCATTATTTATTGATGTGCAATTATTTGCGTCAGTTATTGTAACATCATAATTATTAGGACATAAACCAATTATTGTTTGTGTTATATCTGTAGTATTCCATTCATATGTATAAGGATTATTTCCATTTAATGGATTTGCTGTTGCTGTTCCATCACATAAATTTACACAAGTTTCATCTGTAGTTATAACTGTTACAAATGGCATTTCAAACACTTCAATTGTTAATGTATCAGTATCGTTACAACCTCCAAGATGTGTTGTTTGCGTTACATCATATTGTCCGGGAATAGTCCATGTTACGCCTGTTGGATTTTCATTTGCTGAAGACGACGGTGTTCCACCTGAAAAAGACCATGTCCATGTAATTCCACCACCTGTATCTCCTGTATTTGTAAAATTAAAAGAATTACCTATTAAACATTGATCTATACTGGTAGTAAAACCTGAAGCAACAGAACCACTTGTACCTACTGTTACTAATTCTGTGATAGTGCAACCATTAACATCTGTAATTGTAATGGTGTATGGACCTGCAAGAAGACTTGTAAAATTGCCTGTTGCCTGTCCGCCTGAGCCAATATTATAGCTTAAAGCTCCTGTTCCTCCTGTTGCAGTAACAGATATTGCACCATCTGATGATCCACATACTTCCGGTGTAGAACCCGAAGAAGATACTGTTATTTCTGGAGGAATTGTAACACTGATATTTATTACGTTCGGTGCACAAGTTGGATCGGTTACTGTTAAAGTAATATTTGGCGTTGAACCAGATGTGGAATAAGTTACAGTATGTGGTCCAACTGTATTTGCTGTAGCTAGAGTTGCCCCTGTTCCAAAATTCCATACATAAGTAGCACCAGGGTCAACAGTTCCCGGAACATAAGTAAATGTAATAGGTGAATCATAACAGTCTGGTGTCGTTGCAGTAATACTACCGGGAGGCGTTACACAACCCATGCAAGGAGCAGGAGCAGTATATGTTATAGTATAATTACAACCATCATCAGTAAAATAAGAGTATAAAGTATGTGTGAGACCATCAGCCGGAATACCAGTTATACTAAAATTAGTAGGACTAAAAAAGTTTGGAGTAGGTATAAAAGAATCAAAAAAACCGGGACCTGCATCGTCTTCAATAATTAAACTTCCTGTTGCAGGTGGATTAATATATACAATCGTACCTGTAATATCATAAGTATTTGTAACAGGATCACATGGACCAACATTTACTGTAATATTTGTCATTGTACAAGGAACAACAATACTGCAATCAGTTTCGCCGGTACTTGTTCCAGATGAAAATTCCACATCAGTTGTACTATTAGAATAATTTGTTAAAAGAAACATATAAAATTCACCAACTTGGGCATTTGGAATATAACAATCTTCCACAGACGCTGTGCTATAGCTACAATCTACAGTGTTACCAGCTGTTAATCCTGCTGTACATGCACCTGTTGCAGTAGTAAATGGTCCCCAACATATAAAATCAATATCATACACACCAGGAGTTGATTCCATATGAATATTAATATTTCCCGCTACAGAAATCTGTAAAAAATACCAAACCGGATTTGGTTGTGTTAACAAACAACCATAGTCTGGTCCTGTTTCTGAAGATGTTCCGGTTGCTAAAGGATAGTTATAAACCGAATCTGTACAAAATGGCTCTGCATCATTGCAAAAGGGTTGCTGTGCGTAACTTGTTATTCCAAATACTAATAGTAATATTAGTAAATTAATTATTTTTTTCATTTCTTTCTTTTTTATTTAATTTTTCATCATACTTTTTTTCCATGAATATATTTCTATCTTGAATTGCATCGTTTAATGCAGGTTTAAATGCATTTTCAATCCAGTCAAGTTTAAATGATTCTTTATATTCATCTTTACTATATAAAACATGTTCATACTTTTTAAGTACATCAGCAATTCTTTTATTATAATACTCTATTTTATTCATATTTGAATAGTCTTCATATTTATATTCTACTTTAGTCATTTCCCATAATTTTTCATTTATCTTATACTCTTGCGAATATAAAACTATTGAAAATATACATATTAGCATTATCATAATTATTTTTTTCATCTTTTTTATTTATTTTTTAATTAATGTTACTGTTCCTTGTTTTTCTATCCATTTACCATTATCATCTTGAACTGATAAAATCCATACATATACACCTTTTATATTATTTTTACCATCCCAACTAAAATCTGGGTTTACAGATTCAAATACTAATTCACCCCATCTATTATAAATCATAAGTTTATATCTTAAATATTCGAGATTTGTTCCTATAATATTAAATTCATCATTTTTACCATCATTATTTGGTGTGAATGCATTAGGCAAATAATAAGTAGGTGTTGGAGTATATACTACTATGGTTGTATCGATAAATATTGAATTATCATCTACTGAATCGAGTTTCAATTCAATATATAATTCTTCATTTTCTTTTAATTTATTTTCTTGAAGAAATTCTTCTAATTCTTCTAATTCTTCTACTTCTAATTCTTCTACTTCTAATTCTTCTTCGAAATTAACATCAGTAAAAATAGGTTCTTCTAATTGTATTTCAATATTATTTTCAACTAAAGGTATAATTTCTTTTGAATTGGTTTTAAATTTAGTTGCAACTTCTTTTTTAACTTCAATTGGTGATAAATATATTTCTTTAAAAATTGGTATTTTTGTTTCAACTATAGTTTTGGTTAGATTGATAGGTTTATAATTGTAATAGAATATACCACTAGTAATCAGAAGTATTGTAATAATTGAGTAAATTATATATTTTGTGTTTTTATATTTTATGTTTTTATTAGGAAGTTTCTTTTTGAATTTTTTCCATGATGAATTATCATAAGGTGATTTGTAATTTTCTACTTTGTTTTTGATTATTGAATAAAATCCGTCCATGTTTAAAAATTTTTTACTTATATTATATAGACGTAAAAATAAAATTTAGGTTGCCTTAAAAAATTTATTTATTTTTATTTTTTACATTAATCCTAATTTATCAGCTTCCATTGTTGAATCATCTATTATTGAATCCATTAAAAATGATGTCAATTCAGACGAATTTATTGAAGATATTTTGTCGTGTTTATGAAATTTAAATAACCATCTTCATTTTCTTTAATTTCAATGAGTGAGTCCCAATCAAAATCAGGTAATTCTTCAACAACATCAATATCATATTCATAGTATTTTGAATTATTAGATAGTAAGAGGATTCAAGAATTTTTATTTTCTTTAGGATATTGAATTAATATTTTATGATTTTTTAATTTTCCTGGTATTCTTAATATAAAGATATCATGGTTTTTGTCTGAATCTTCTTCACTAAAAGTACTGAATTTTTCTAATTCCTTGATCCTGTTTATTAATTCTTCATTTAGGTTTTTTATTTGATGATTATCATTGAATTCATAAAATTTAGTCTTCATCTTCATCTAATTTCTTTTTTAAATTCATTTGTAATAAAGCTTTAATTTTTTTAATAGCTTTCTTTCTTTTTTGACCTTCATTAGAAATTGGATTTTCTAGATTATCTTTCCATTTATCTTTGAATATACTACCTTTACTTGTAGCACCACCAGTTTTGTACCATTCTCCACCTATTTGTCCCCCCTGGCCACCAGCTACATTATCAGTAGATATTTGTGTTCTGTTATCGCCACTAAATTGTGTTAAATTTGGTCCGTTGTAAGTATCATATGGTACACCTTCATGTACTTTTTTATATTCTTTAAACTTTATAATCATGTATATTTTTTAATTTTTTAATTAAATCTTCATTATATTTAATCCTTAATAAATTTATATTTTCACTAAAATTCATTATAATTTTAAATTATTCTTTTTAATTATATTTACTAAGATATTTTCAACTGATGTTAACCGTTTATCTATATTTTTGATATTACTATTAACTTTTTTAAAATTTGTTTCCATTGTTTTTCTTTGATAAGATAATTCAACTAAAATTTTATCCATTTTATTTTCATTTAAAATATCTTCGTTTAATGTTAAATTTGGTACACCTTCATATACTTTTTTATATTCTTTAAATTTTATAATCACAAAATTATTTTGTTTTTAAATTGTTTAAATGTATAATTTCAACTAAAAATTTATTAGTTGTATTAACATTTTGAATTGTTTCTTCTAGTCTTTTTTCAATTTTATCAAATCTTTTTTCAAATGTTTTTCGTTGATATGATAATTCAATAAGTATTTTATCAAATTTTACATCTTCGGTTAATAAATCATATGCCTCATTTAATTTTTCAAACATAGAACCTTCTCCTAAATTTACAATATGATTATAAACATCATTTTCAGACATATCTAATGTTTCTGCTGTATCTTCTAATGCTTGCCATATATCACTAGATTTTTTAAATTCTTCATAATATGTATTATATACATTTTGAGATATTTTAATATCAGATTTTATTTCTGATTGTACTTGTGTTTCTAAAAATTCGTATAATTTATGTATTTTCATAATTTTATATTATTTTAATCTAATTTTCGTGTAGTTTCTGCATCGAATAATTTCTCATTAATATAATCTATAAGTTCATTGTATTCATTGTTAGAAATAAATTTGTCAAATATTGTATTATAAAGATCATATTGATGAATAGCATTAAAAAATATATCACATTCTAATTCATCTATATCTTTTTCATATGAAATATTAATTCTATAAAATTCTTCTTCCATTCCTTCAAATTTAATATTATAATCACACATTTGTAGACCTGTGTCTTCAGATAAATTGCGATTATCCATATCAACACTAACCACACCATCAATCATATTTATATCTTTTTTAATTTCGTGAAATTGTGTATTAAAATCTGATTCGTTTTCTATATTCGATTTTATATTTTCATCTCCCCAAGTATAATTCGGTTCTGAGAAATAATTTTCAAATGTTTTTAAAAAATAATCCTCATTCATTGATTCTTTTGGATAATCCCAGTCTGTATATTTGCTTATATACATTGTAGATTTATCTTCAGATTCATAACTTTCTTTTTTAGATTTTTTAGATTTTCTTTTAGATTTTGGTTTATCTTTTTTCTTTTTCTTTTCATCTTTAGAAACTTGATGAGTTGAAGATCCAGCTGGAAGATCACCAGAACCTTTTATAGAACCTGCCACATCACCTGGAGTAGATGAAGGTTGAGGAGTAACCACTGCACCCATACCACCTGTATTTCCAGCGGTCGCCATTGCCATGCCTTCTTCATTTATAAAATCATTGTATCTTTTTATTTTCATAATAATTTTTTAGCTTTTTCAGAATTTAATAAATTTTATTTAAAATACCACGAGACTTAATATGATACCAATCTGTAAATGTTATTTCTTTACTGGTTTCAGATCTATATGCATCAATATTTGACATTCTGTTTCCCATCCATCCATATTTTGAAAATTCACCTGATTTTGTTTTGACATATATTTCAATGAAAAAATCTTCACCATGATAATCATAACTTTTAGTAAAAGTTTCTAAAAAACTATTAATATCAATATTCAAATTGTAAAAATAACTAATAATCGAAATATTATTTGAAATATCATAATCCATAATTCCATTTATATTTGTTATTATTAATTTAAAATTACTATCAGTTTCTCTTAATTTAATTTCTTCTTTAGGTTTACTAAAACCTTCTAATATAAAATCATCAAAAGATTTCATATTTCTCCAAACAGAACCAGGCACTTTTTTTGGTTGAGGAGTGACTATAGGTCCCATTCCACCTTGATTTCCTTTAGTACTATATGATTTACCCATAAAATTTATTTAATTTGATTTATATTAATGGTATATATAAAAATAGAATTTTCATTTAATATATAGTCTAAAAATAGAAATAATAAAATGATAAAAATATATGAGAATTTTGTAGAACAAAATGCAATAGTTGAGAAACTTAATGCATTAATGAAAGGATTTATGAAAACTATTAAACAATGGTTTACAACAGGTTCATTTTCAAAACACGGTCTCACATTATACGATCTTGAAGAAAGTTCGATTACAGATAAATTAGAAAAAAGTCTGATATTTTCATTTAGTGATGATAGCAACTTTTATCAAGTAGAATTTGTCATCAGATTAGCCGATTATCAAGAAGGAATATTCAAAAAAGCTTTTCTTAAAGTTAAAAAATATGCTCTACACGAACAACCAACTGATAGTTTATCTGGTATGATGGTTGATGTGTGGGATTCTAATGATCCAAATAATAATCCAAAAGGTGATGGTCAAATTGACATTTCTGAATTTACAGAAGATAAAATTATTGACATAATCTCTGAAATGGATAATGAGCCTCAAGCTCCTGGTACTAGTGAAGAAGGTACAAAATCTATGGAGGGTGATGTTGTTAAACAAGAATTACCACAACCTCAAACACAAGAAGGTGGTGAATTACAAGATGAATTTGAATTTTAAAAATAATATTTTTTTATGAGTAAACTAAAACCATTAAAAATTGTTGCAAGTTCACAAGTATTAAGAATATTTTCAAAAATAGAAATATTTGTTCTCGATTTAGGTTTTAATTTAACAGGTCCTGTTGATTATAAGAAAAAGGAACCTATGAAAATTAAAATTTCAGACCCATTTATTAAAAAATATAAAGCTGATTATAACCGATATATACATAAATTTGGTGATATTGGTATATTAAAATTTTATAGTGATGAAAATTTACTTTTAAATGAAATGTATATTTTTGATGATGATAATATTTATGAAATAGAATTAGATATTACTGAAATTAAAAGAGAACCAAGAAAATATTTATCAGTAATCATAGAAAAAATTAATACTCATCAAAAAATGCCAAATATAATTTCAAGTCCTTTAAGTGAAGTTAAAGGTTATGGTAACGTGCCTGATGAATTAGAATCACCTAAACTAAGTTTACCAAAAGAGGAATTTATAAGACAAATGGTAGAGTATCATGAGAATCAATTTAAATAATTATAAAATCAATTTAAAATAATATGTCAAATAAGAAAGCAAAAACAGGTTTAATACAAGACCAAAAAGCCTTACATCCAGGATGGAGAAGCGGTGGACAAGGTAAACAAAAACAAACTGCAAATTTTATTGGTGATCAATTATATAAACCAACATCAACGGTTGAAACACCTAAAGGTCAAAATGCATATAATCAACCAAATATTATTAGCGATAATGTTATAGATACTGATATGGATGCTTATAATCAACCAAATATTGAAGATGATAATTTAATGCTATCTGATGAAGAAGTATATATTCAACCAAATATAGAAAATGATAATGTTCCAAATGATTATTTTGATGCCTATTCACAACCAAATATTGAAAATGATAACGTGATATCATCTAATGAAGATGCTTATATTCAACCAGATATTGAAGATGATAATTTAATGACTACGAATGAAGAAGTATATATTCAACCAGATATTGAAAATGATAATTTAATGCCATCTAATGAAGATGCTTATTTACAACCGGAATTAATTGAAACTACTTTACAAGGTGATGTAGAGGTTTATGAACAACCAACTGTTGTTTTTGATAATGAGATGGTAACTGGTTTAGATGCTTATTTACAACCTGAGTTAATTAAAGATAAATTTGAAGGTGATACAAAATCTTATGAACAACCAGATATTCAATTAGATAAATATGATGGTGATAAAGATGTTTATAAACAACCAAATCCTTTAAAAACCGAATTTGAAAAAAATCCAATTTCTTATAAACAACCTGAAATTGAAATAAATAAATTTGAAGGTGAAAGAGATGCATATACTCAACCTAATATTCAACAAATGATTGATGAAGAAATGGCTAAATTAGGTAATATATATAATGAAGTTACACTCAAAGCTATTAGAAGAAAATTAGAACATGAAATGGTTTATAAATTTCAACAAAAAAAGAAAAAAGTTGAATTGGGTAATATTGGTGTAACTAAAGAGAAAGAAGAAAAATTAGAAGATAAATTATATGCTGAAGGATATGATGAAAATACTATAAAAGCAATTGATAGAAAATTACAAGGTGAAATTTTATATGAACAAAAGAGTTTAGAAAGTGCTAGAAAAAATATAATGGTTAAAAAATCTCTTGGTGATGTTACACAAAAAATTAATGTAGGGTTTAATTTAGGTAACATATATGATGAAACTATTATAACAAATGCAACTAAAAATCTAGATAATCAAAGATCAACATCAAATGATATTGAAGAAAAAATTAAAGAAATCGCAAGAAAAAGGCAAATAGGAGAATTATAAATATGAACTTAAACGAAAATAATTTAAATATAAACATATCATTATTAGATTTTTGTAAATTTATTAAAAAAGAACATATAGGTAAAGAAGATGATATAGTATATCATTATATAGAAAATTTTTTAAAAATTGAAGAATTTATAGATATTGATAATATTAAAGATTTATTAGAAAATCAATAAAAATAAACGTAAAAATAAAACAAAATTTATGAAAAAAGGAATGATATCTAAATTGTTAAATAAATCAAAAAATAAATGTAAAATTATGGCAAAATCTAAATGTAAAGTGTTATTGGATAATGGTCACGGTGGAATTATAAATGGCATTTATCAAACTGCTGGAAAAAGATCACCTGTTTGGCCTGATGGTAGACAATTATTTGAAGGTGAATTTAATAGAGCAATTGTTAGTAGAGTTGCAAAATTATTAGATGATAAAGGTATTGATAATATGATATTAGTACCTGAACTTAAAGATATATCTCTTGGAACTAGAGTTAGTAGAGCTAATAAAGAATATATACATGATAAAAGATGTATTTTTTTATCAGTTCATGCAAATGCTGGAAAAGGTACTGGATTCGAAGTATTTACAAGTCCTGGAGAGACTAAATCAGATAAACATGCTACTATTTATTTTAATGAATATAAAAAAGAATTTCCTGAATTAAGAGCAAGACAAGATATAACTGATGGAGATCCAGACAAAGAGGCTAATTACTATGTATTAGTTCATACTTACATGCCCGCTTGTTTAATGGAATGTTCATTTATGGATACATTAGAACCAGATTGTGAGATGTTGTTTAGTGATGATGATAGAGATAGATTTGCTCAAGCTTTAGTTGATGGTATATTAGAAATTGAAAAGACATATTAATTTTAATGAACAAAATGATGAAATTTAAGCACTTTGTTAATGAAAACCTAACCGAAAAAAGATTTATTGATAATTTCAAGGAAAAATTCTTGTTTTATTTCAATAATAATGAACTATATAATAATAAATTTAAAAAGCATATAGATAAGAGGATATATTCATTTTTTATTGATTTAAAGAAACATTATAAAAATATGAGAGAACCAGGATGGAAAGACAAATATAATCTCACAGAACATGATAACTAAATTTAAATTATTCGAAAGAAGTGATATTGAACAAAGTGAAAAATTTGAAAAAATTTCTCGTTATATATTACGTGTTATTAAAAGACACTTCAATAAATGTATTAAGAATTTTTTAGATGATGATGACAAAGAACAATTAAATAATAATTTACAATCATTAAAATATAAAGATACCACTATACAACTTGTAAAAAATATGAATATTTCATATGCTAAAGACACTACTGGTAATAAATATTTAAATATAGGTTTAGAATCAATATTAGTATTAATAAAAGAAATAGAAACTGCTGCTAAACAAGGTAAATTAACAAAAGATTATATTAAAAATGTCAATATTTATAACTTATTAGATAAGTGGGAAAAATCTGCAATTATACATGAATTAACACACAAATCTGATGATGAAACATTTGATTTATTTGGTGATCTCTTATTAAAGATTTATGGTAAAAAAGAACCAACAAAAGAAGAAATAGAAAAAGATTCTTTTGAAAAATATATGAAAATATATAATGATATTCCAACTGAATATAATGCATATTTTATACAAATGACAAATGTAATTATAAATAAAATAAAAATAAATCCAAAAATATTAAATTCTTTTGGTGTATTTAAAAAATACTTTTTAATATATTTTAAACATTATTCAAATGATTTATATGATAAAGGCAGGTTTCAAAAACATATTGATAAAAGATTATATTTATTGTACCAGAATCTTACAGATAAAGAAAAAGTCAACATTAGTTGACTTTTCTTGTTTTAGAAATCATACCATTTACCATTTTTCTTTGTTTTGTGTAGTTCATTTATTTTAAAACTCCACGAATTAAAATCAAGTAATCTACAACCTGATTTTATGATAATTTTATGTACTTCTTTATAAATTTTCGCCTCCACTATCTGATAGGGGGCTTGGTATCCATTACGATGGACCCATTCGACTCTCCAAAGTCGTAATCTACTTTTAGATTCCATGATTAAACAAGGAAATCATTAAGTATCTGGGTCTTTATATATACACCAAACTTCTTCTACATCATCTAAAACAGTTAATATTTCTGTAGTTGTATTATACACAAATTTATGTTTTGTTTTTAATTGATCTATATTATTAGTGAAAACTTCTGTAACAAAATCAGAATTAATAGTAAATAAACTATTATTATTAATAAGTGACTTTCTTTTAAGATTCGTCAGTTTCATCTATTATATTTTGTTTTTTAATTACAATCTCATTTAATATTGATATCATTCGTAGAAAAAATTCTTGATTTTGTTTAAAATTATCTAAGAATTCATCACTACCATATTCTTCAACTAATTGTTTTTTAGTTTCTAATATAACTGGATCTTTAACTTCATCGTTAAAAAATAAGACATAAAGTTGCTGCAATGTCATATGATAAAAATGCTCTGGTGCAATCTTACCATTTTCTTCATACAAAAACCAATCATATGTGTATATTTCTTCACCCTTATCAGTTATTAACTTTTTCGGTATTATTTTAATATATGCTTCCATTAGTATTTTAATTGTATTTCTTCTACATCAAATTCTTCTAAAAATTCATTGAACCAACTTTGCACTTCATTTATTATCTCTTGTTCTTTATCATCTTCATATGGTATTTTATAAGGTTCTTCATAATTCCATAGTGAACCCATTGATTTTTCTATATATTCAAATTCTAATAAACGATGATATACACCTTTTATTTTAAATGTTGTTTCAATAAATTCAGCAAATTCTGTTGCATCTATATAGTTATAAATCTTCATTAGTATTTTAATTGTATGTCTTCTTGAGGATTATTCCATACTAAATCTATATGATCCATTGTATATAATTCTTCTAGATTTTCAGAATATCTATTTCCTGAAATTTTATACCATCTTCCATCTGGTGCTGCAAAATATACATAATTACCCCATGTAACATCCATATGAAATAAAATATCATATTCATCAAAATAATGTAATATTTCTTCCCAAGTTCTTCCTTTTCCTCCAAATTTAGGTTTTTCACATCTTTTTACAGGTATTCTTTCATTCATTAAAAATAACCATTTATATGCTTTTTCTCTTTGTTTTCTTGGTAAAATAGTAATTGTAGGTTCAAAATAATATTCACTTTCTTCTTCATGCTTTGATAAATACCCTTCATTTGATAAATCTACTAGTAGAGGATATTCTTCACTGTCTACTTTAAATTTTATTTGTTTTTTTCTTTTGTGATAATTGTTAACGAGTTTATATACATCTCGATGTTGATTTGTTATTTCCATTAGAATTTTTTATCTTTAAAAATATATATGTGAAAATTTTTTTTTTGTTTTTTATTAGAGGAGAAAGAATTTGTTCTCAGACTACAATAACCCCATAGAAATTGAGTCAATTATTTGTTTACAATCTGGATCTTTTAAAATATTTGGATTTATATCTAGATCATTATTCATTAATAGTTTAAAAAATTCTAAGTTATTATTTATTAAATATTTTTGTATTACTTCTGTTTTAAAAAAATTACTTGAATATAAATTTTGATACATTCTATATGAAATTAATTTATCTAAACTAACTCTTTTATCTAATAAATAAATAAATTTTAAAACGTCTGAATTATCAAATGCATCTACAACACCTAATTCTAAATCACTTTTAAGATAATATTCTGATACTTTCCATTTCTTACCACAATCTTCGGAAAAACAATCTTCAATAAATACATTATCTCCAATAAATCTACCTTTTTTAAAATCTATTTTATTATCATATTTTTTCATAGATTCTATGAATTGTTCACCATGTAACCATCTAATTAAATAAGATAAATTTGGCATTGAATTTGTAATATCTCTATCAAGAGGATCTTCAAATACAACACTAAAATGATCATGTTTTGCCCATTTATCTTCATTATATTTCTTTAAATGATTCATTATTTATTATATATATTTAAATTTCCTTTGAAAAAAGAATTAATTAGAAGTTAAAATAATATCATAATCTTGCACCAATTACTTAATTGGTGGAATTTAGTTGCTGAAAATTCTACTAGTCGCTGAATTAGACGTTACTAACTATTAAATATTCATTTCATTTAGTTTTTTATATCAACGAGAGCTTTATTATCAAAATCAATTTCGTCATAGATTTTTTCGTTATATTTTTTTAAGTATTTCATAATAGTCCTAATTCACCTCCTTGTAGTATATATTCATATTTATTTTCTTCTACCCAATTATAAAAATTATATTGAGTAGGATGATGTCCATTTGGATCTGAAAAATATATATCTTCTGTTTCAGCTGTTAATGTATAATATAATGGTTCACTTTCTACACTTCCTTCATTTATTACAATAAACCAAATAAAATTTGGTTCTTTTTCAGCTTTAATTTTAATGTAATTTAAAAATTGTTGTTTTGTTCCTGATGTCATGTTTCTATTTCCAAAAACTATGATATCATCATTATAATGTTCACACATTAATTTAATTGCATTAACAATGTCTTTTCCTTTTATAAATTTATATCCCCATGATTTTTGATGATTTGTTGGTTTATCATTTTGTATAGGTTTCGATTTAAAAAAGCCTTCGTATGTTTTTAGATTATTCATTTAAATTATATATTAATTTTAATATATAACAATAATGAAATCATATGAAAAATATATAGAATTTAATAAAAAGATTGAATCTTTAAAAAGTGAAATGTGTATTGAACTTTATAATGAGTTATTAAAAATGAAAAAGTTTGGTGTTAAACCAGAGAGTAATAGTCAAGGTTTAGATCTTATAATACCTTTTAAAGTTAAAATTTATGATAATGATTATAATGGATTTGGTATTTATTATCACAGGGTACAAGGTAGAGAAAATATTAGTATATATGTTGGTATTGTAGATGATATTGATAATTTTGGTTGGGAGGGGTTAATTATAACAGTTTCTGTTAAAGGTTATATTCAAGGAGATTTGATTGAAAATGAACAAAATAAACAATTTAAAATAATATTTAAGTTTTTAATGGAAGATGCTCTGCCATATTTAGAGTCAAGAAATTTAGGATTAATGTAAATGAAGTATTTAAAAACATATTCAGAAAATCAATTAATTAAAGACCATTTAAGTGATAATGGTAAAACATTAGATTTATCTAATTTAGATTTAACTGAATTACCTGAATTACCTGAAGGATTAGAAAGATTATATTGTGGTAATAACCAATTACCTGAATTACCTGAATTACTTAAAGAATTAAAAGTATTATATTGTTATAATAACCAATTAACTAAATTACCTGAATTACCTGAAGGATTAGAAAGATTATATTGTTATTATAACCAATTAACTAAATTACCTGAATTACCTAAAGGATTAAAAAGATTATATTGTTATTATAACCAATTAACTAAATTACCTGAATTACCTAAAGGGTTAGAAGTATTATCTTGTTATTATAACCAATTAACTAAATTACCTGAATTACCTAAAGGGTTAAAAATATTAGATTGTGATTATAACCAATTAACATATAAAGATTTAGATGGTTATTGGAAATGGTTTTGGAAAGAAAATCCAGACCTTCATAATGCAAATAAAATGGGATTATATTAAATGAAGTATTTAAAAACATATGAAGAGTTGTTATATGTAAATTATAAGTATGTTATAGTTTGTAAAAATGAAAAAGAATTTGTTGATGTTCAAAAATATATTAAAAAGAATGTACCACAGATAAAATTCAATTTTCAAAAATCTTATTATGATGTTAAAAATGATTTTATTAGTAGTTCAGATTTTAGTAGTAACAGAACAATAGATGAAGTTTATCCTAATTTGAAAGATGAAAACTCACCTATTTTTCTTTATATTTTACCAGATTTAGAAATTATTACAGGTGATATTGATAAGTGGATTGAATATTATGATAAAAAAGGAATACCAGTTATAAAAGGCAATGATATTGAACAATTATCAGTATTTATAGAATCAAAAAAATTAGGACTAATGTAATGAAGTATTTAAAAACATATGAAGATTAAATTAAACCTTTCTTTTTCAATTTTTTAATTTTACCTTTAATTTTACTATTTCCAATATTTAATAATTTTGAACAATAATCAACACCTTTTAAATAATTGTCTGTTAAAATTATTTCTTCTTCTTTTGTCCATTTATGGTTTTTATTTTCACTCAAAACGTGTATTTTTTTGTAAATTGATCTTTCATATTATAATTTTATTTTAGAAATATCTAATTCACATTTTTTAAAATATTCAAATAAAGCAAATTCAATATATCTTGATCTATTTGTGGTATTTTCTTCTAATTTAGAATGAATTTCTGGAGAAATTGAAATAGAAATTCTTATTCTTTTATTTTTATTGTTTTTTAACCTTTTCATATTGTATATATATAAAAATATAAAAGTCATAAAATGACATTTTTTCATCAACATTTTAATTAATTTAAAATAAATAAAATTATAATTATGCCAAGAAATAAAATGAAACCGGAAGAAAAAAAAATTAGTTTTGGTATTACACTTGACCCTTTAATTGTTAAATTGTTAAATGAACAATCAGAACTGGAAGGAAAATCTAAATCAAAATTAATAGAAGATGTCGTTAAAGAACATTTTAAAAATATAAATTTAGAAGATGACTAAAATAGTACATTTAGCAGATATACATATCGTAAATAATCCACATGAACATTTTAAATATAGAGAACAATTTAAAAAATTATATGATGAACTTGATAAAATTAAACCAACTAAGATAGTTTTAGTTGGTGATACATTAGATAATTTTATTGAAATATCTCTAGAAGCAGAATTATTAACTTCAGAATTTTTGAACAAATTATCTACATATTGTGAAGTTATTGTTGTATTAGGCAATCATGAAATTAGGAAAAAAGATTTATCTAGAAAATCTTCAATAGGTTCTATTATTAAGATGATAAATAATAAAAATATTACATTTTTTGAAAAATCTGGTTTTTATGATGATTCAACTGAAGATATAGTATGGGTAAATTATTCACATCTTGAAAAAACAATAATCCCTTGGAAAGATATTAAACACAACAAAACAAATAAAACATATATTGGGTTATATCATGATCCTATTTATGGTTGTAAATTACCAAGTGGTTTAAGTATGAATAAAAAAAAGTTGCCTAAATTTGAAGATTTTTCCAATAATGATTTAAATTTGTTTGGTGATATACATTTGCGTCAATTTTTTGATGATAAATGTGCTTTTTGTGGATCTTTCATGCAATTGAATTTTGGTGAAAAAGTAGAAAATCATGGGTTTTTGTTATGGGAAATTGACAATGGTGAAATATCAGTTAAAGAATATAATTTGGAAAATGAATACAATTTTATAAATTTGTGTGTTGGAAGTGGCGTGAATTATGATAATTTAAATATATTAACAAAACATGCGAAAAAACATTCAAAATTCAAGGTACATTGGAAAGAATTAAGTTCTCAAATTAATCTTGAAAATGAGGTTAAAATAAGAAATTATATAGGTTCTAAATATAATATAGATCCAAATAAAATTAAGATTGATAAAGAATTTTTATATACATCAATAATAGAATCACAAATGCTAAGTGAAAGTGTTGACATAACAGATAAAACTATTCAACATGAAATTTTTAATGAATATCTCGAAAATAAAGGATATAGTGAAGAACAAATTAAACAAATATTAGAAATAGATGATATTGTTGATGAAAGGTTAGAATTAAAACCTATTTTAAATAACATTAATTATTCACTTGATGAATTATGGATAGATAATTTTAAGTCATATGGTTTAAAAAATAATTTACCATGGAAAGACAGTAATGGAGTTATTCAAATAACAGGAGAAAATCAACAAGGAAAAACAACAATAATTGATGCAATAACATATTTATTTTTTGGAACTACAATGGCCACAAATATTTTAGGTGGTGGTAAAAAAGAAAAATTTGGAGATCAAAGATATATTAATAATAAAAACAAACATGATTATTGCAAAGTTGATGGTAAAATAACAATTGATGGTGAAACATTAACATTAAAAAGAAGAACTGATAGACAATGGACAAAAAATAATACAGTTAAGGCTTGTCCTACAATTTTCACTATTTTAAATGATCAAGGATTGCCTTTAAATGAAGAAACAAGAGCTAAAACCCAGAGAAAACTTGATTCTATATTGGGTACATTTGATGATTTTGTTAGAATGATTTTAACAAATGCTGATAATTTAAATGCTTTGTTATCTTTGAACAGGTCTATTTTTATAGATTCTTTAATTAAAGATGCAGGTTATGATGTATTTGATAAGAAATTAAAAGAGTTTAAATCTTATAAAAAAGAAGAGGAAGAGTCTGAAGAAACTATTAATATAAATATTATTGATGTTGAATCAGATATTAAAGAATCTGAAGAAGAAATATCAGATTATGAAGATTTAAATACAACTAATTTGGATAAAATAGAAATTATAGATATAAAACTTAAAACTTCATTTAATGAAAGAGACGAAGAAATTAAGAAATTACATAAGATTGATGCTGAAATTGTAGAGTTAGATATTGATGAGTTAAATCAAAGACTTGAACAATATAAAGAAGCAATTATAACTAATCAAAATAAACAAACTAAAAATTCTGAATATATGAAGAATCTAAAACAAGAGTTTGATGAAGATAAGTTAAAATCTTTGTATAAAGAAGTTCAAAATATAGATAAATCCGTGATGGATATTCAGTTATCTATCAAAGATACAGATAATAAAATATCAAAAGAAAATCAAGTTATTGATAAAGTAGATGATAAAATTGATAATATGAAAGATAAAGAGATTGATAGAAAGAGATCTTTGATTGATGATATTAATGATAAAATAAATAATTTAGATTCACTATATCAAAAAGCGGTTGACGATAAGGTTAAAGATGTTGAAAAAGAAGTTAATAGTATTAATAGTGAAATTAAATTAACTAAGTCTGAATTAAAACATATTAGAGAAACAGGTATTGGTAAGAAGAAAGAGATTTCTAAATTAGAAAAAGAAATTGAAGATTTAGAAGATAGTAAAGTTTGTCCTACATGTAATAGAGAGTGGGATGATGAAGATAAACAGAAACATATTAGAAATTGGGTAGATAAATATAGAGATAATATAAAAATTTTAGATCAAGAAATTCAGGGTTTATTTGATAAAGTTAAACCAGAACAAAGTAAATTAATGACATTAAAAAGTTTGATGTTAGAGAAAGAGGAAAAAGTTTTTGATTTAAAGAATGATATTATAAGTGGATTCAGTGATTTAGAGATATTAAAGGAAGATCATTTAAAGAAGAAAGAGGAATTAGTGGATAATATAACTTCTATTGAGGTTATAATTAATGAGATTAAGGATGGTGATTATAAGAATGTCAAAATTCTAGAAGAAAATATACTTAAGGGTTTAACAGTAAAAGAAAATTCTTTAAAACAAATTAGAATTTTTCAATTAGAAAATAAAGAAAAAGTACAGCTAATTAAGGATAAAAAATCTGAGATTGAAACTGTCGAAATGGATATAAATCTCTTAGAGAAAGAGCAAGAACAAGTTAAGAAATGGCAAGTTCTTTTTAATGATAATGAAAAACTTAAATTAGAGATTGATAAATACAGACTTACTATTGAGAAATTTAATGAGAAGTTCAAAAGATATAATGAGCATCTTAATTATATTGAAGACAATAAGAAGATTGAGTTATTGATTTCTGATATTGAATTTTCTATATCTGATAATGAAGATCGTAAAAAATTATTAACAGATAAGATTTCTAATAATAGTATTGAAATTAATATTTATAAAAAAGAAATAGAGAAAAATCTTAAAAAAATTGAAATATTTAAAGAACAAGAAAGGAGAAAATCTTTATGGAAAGAATATGAAACACTTGTTCACAGAGACGGATTACCAAGTTACTTACTCAAAAAGTCAATACATTTAATAAATCATAAATTGAGTGAAATGTTAGGTGGTGTTGATTTTGATGTTTATTTTAACGAAGATTTAAATCTTAGAATGTTTATGAAATCTAGTCCAGATGTAGAGCAAAATGCAATTGAAAGTTCAGGTAAGGAGCGAGTTTTTATCGCTGTTGCGTTAAAATCAGCATTAAGACACATAAATAATAGAAGTAAAATTAATATGTTGTTATTGGATGAGATTATGGGAAAATTATTGAATAAATCTGTTGATGAATTTAGAAATTTACTATTGAATCTAAAAAATGATATCGACAAGATAGTTATCATAGAACATATACATCCAATACAACCTGATTATATCATTGATGTAATTAAAAATGAAGATGGAATTAGTTCATTTAATTTAAGTTAAAATCTTTTTCACTTTTATAGTTTTTAGTACTGTTTAAAGTTTTTTTAGTTATACACAAATTATTTATTCCACCTATTATAATTGGTAGAATGTTATATTTTCATACTTATATATATTAAAAATAAAAACCAAAAAGTATAAAATTAGTATAAAAATTGAAAAAATACTTAATTTAAACATTAATTAAATAATTATATATAATATAAAATGAAATTATATTCATGAGGAAGAAGATCCCAGATGAGAAAAAGAAGAAAAAAACTGCTGTTTCTATTGACAAGGAATTATCAATTATTTTAATAGATTTTTTAAAAGATAAGAATTTAAAAAGATCTAAATATATAGAAAATCTTATCAGAAATGATATGGAAAAACGAGGCAAGGGAATAGAAAGGGAATTCTAACATTTACATTTACATTTGGATAATGGAAGTATATAACGTAAAATATTATAAGAGTGGAATTTATGAAGGTATATACACTTTAAAAATAGAAGAAGAAGTTGTGTCTGGTCTTTTAATAGGCAATCATCAAGTAACACCAAGTGAAATAAAACATAAATTTACATTAATTAAAGATGATAATTTAATAGATGAATATTTAGATCAATGGGAATCAAACTACATTTTTAAAAATGACCGAAGTAATAGAGATATTAGATTTGAGAATCAATTTTTAGAAGTTGAATTGACAAGACCTATTTTAAAATCTATTTGTGAAGATGTTGATAACGGTGTTTATGAATATGAATATCAACAAGATTATTACTCAATGAATTTTGATGTTGATAAATATCAAAAGTATCTTATTAGAAAAGAAAGAAAAAATAAATTAGATAGAATACGTGAATCCGATAAATAATTTTATTATGAGTCTTAATATTAAAGAAAAATATAATGATATTTATAAGTTGATTTTAGAATATGATTTGAATATTTTATTAAAACCAAATAATTCAAATATTGAATTTGTTATTGAATATGATGGTTATCAAATAGAGATAAAACAAGGTATAACTGAAAAAGAATTTCAAAAGAAAATTATAAAGTTTCTTAGAAAGATTAAAATGAAGAGGTTGAAAAGTGAATAGAGAGTTTTTAAATGATAATAAACAATTAATCAGAGAATATTTGTGTGATTTATGTACTTGTGATGTTGATGTTATTGAATTTTTTTTATATCCTGAAGATGGTAGGTGGAGAGTTATGTATATGAATATTGAACTTGATTATTTTAATTATGATAGGATAAAATTAAATGAAAATGATGTTATTAAATATATTAGGAAACGTAAAATAGAGAGGGTAAAAGACAATGATAACAAATGAACAATATCTTAGTACAAAGTATGGTAAGAAATTAATCGAAATTATTGAAGATGATGATGACTGTTGTGTTTATGTGTTAGATATAAATGGTATTATCATTGTTCAGAAGTTGGTTTTGTCAGATGAGGATAAAAAAGAGTATTTAAGAATTAGTAGAAAACTAAAATTAGAGAGGGTAAAAGATGTTTGATTGGAATATAGTTGATGATATGTTAGATCGGTTAGATTTACACATGAGTATTATAAATTTTAATGGTAATGATAATATAGTTTTTCAGTATAAGGTTGAAAAAATAAGTACTAAAAATATACGGAAATTTAATTCTGATCATGATTTATTAAAATATCTTCAAAGATTAGAACGAAAACTTAAATTAGATAGAGTTAATGATAAATAGAGAATATTATTTTGATGAATTATGGCCTGAAAAACCTTTGCCATCACCACAAGGAAAAATAATATATCTTGATTATGTATATCCTAATTTTAATATAATAGAAATAGAGAAAAACATAATAGAAAGGTTAAATGGAAAACTGGATTGAAGTAAGTGATAGATTAGATACAAAGACGAAATATATTTAGTATTGGAGTATGTAGGTAATTCTAGAATAGATGATTTGCCAATTTATAGAATTGGATATAGTAATATTTTGTGTAATACAAATGAATTAAATAAATATATTAGATATAATTATGTCAAATCCATTTCTGAGGCTCATACTAACATTACTAGTATTGAGCAAAATGTGATACGTAGATTCACTTTAAATAATATGATTATTAAGATTTATAAATATAATAAAGATGTACTAAATGAAAATTAAGGAAATAACAAAAGAATTGATGACTGAAGCATTTCAAGAAATTCTTAAAAAATATGATTTAAATGATATTGTAAATGGCGATTTTAAAGAAATGGGATTTGTAATGGATTATCCAGTTAAACTTAATGAAGAAGTTGAAGAGGATGATTTATATACTATTATAGAGGAAGAAATTATTGAAAAGTTCAAAGATAGATCTGGAATGAAAGAAAAGATTAAAGAAATTAAACGTAAAGAAAGGAAAGATAAAATTGAGAGACTTAGAAACGAGTAATTTATTAGATATTTATAATTATTGTAAGAGTTATTTGGATGACACATTTTCAGTTTTACAATTAATTAAATCATATTGTGTTATTCAAAATAAAGAGTTATTTTTAACAATGAATATTGATGATAATGCATTTGAAAATTTAAGTGAAAAAGTACGATATATTTGTGAGAAGGTTATTTCTAAAATTTATCCATCTTTTGATTTAAATCTTATAACTATAAATATAACAAAATCTGATTTTGATTCGATAAATGTTGATTTTGAGTTTAATAAACCGGTTCTTAAAGATGCATTATGTAAAGAATTTACATCTAAGGAGTTTATTAGATTAGATAGAAAACGTAAACTTAAAAGAGTTAAATATGGAAGATAATTTAATATTTGTAGAAGGATATGTTATTAAATATTTACATGATAATATTAATATATTAAGTAATGAGTTAAAAGTACAATTAAATTATTTAGATTCTCAGAATTTGAAATATTTTTTTGAGATTATAATTAGTGGTGGTGCTTATTCTTTGCAAGTTAATGAAATGGATTGTAACTTAGAATTTATACCAGATAAAGAATTTTTAAGATATGTTAGAAAAGAAAAACTAAAAAGAATTAAAGATGCTAGATAAAGATATTATATTATTAATGATTCAATATACTGATAAACAAATTGATGAAAAATTTAATGAATGTGAAATTGATTTACCAACTGAATCTTTAGAATATAATTATGAAGTTGATTTAGTTAAATCTAAAATAGAGAGATTAAATAGATTACAAGAGTCAATTGTAGAAGCTAAAGAAGTATTAAATTATAGATTAACTGAAAATAAATTGACAAATGAATCTATAATTAATTGTTTAGTAGAATGTGAAAGAATAGACGGTTCTGTTTATTGTAATTATCATTCATTTGATTTTGATGAAAAGAGGTATAATAGAATTATGAGAAAATTAAAATTGAAAAGAGTTAGAGGAATATGAATCAGAAAATAGTTAATAAATTAAATAAAGCTGCTCATAAATTACATCAAAGGTCAATGTACGGTGCAGCTAATCATATTATAGTTAGCGAAGAATATATGGAAGTTGTTCAATTGATGTTTGATATTCAAACAATAGAACAAAATATAATAGAAAGATTAAATGATAAGTGGAACAGTGATTAAAAAGTATAAAGAATTAGGTATTAGGTCTATTATGATTAATGGTAATGATACAATGTTTGTTTATATTGATGATTGGTATTTATTTAAAGATTGGTGTGATTTTCCATTCATGGTTATTTCTACTGAAAAAAATTGGAATATGAATTCAATAACCAACAATCCTTGGAGTATTCAAATAGAAGATCCTGAAACTAAATTAAAACTTTTTGATAGAAAACTCAGGAAGTTAAAAATAAAAAGAATTAAAAATGAAGAAATTTAAAGTAACAAAAGGCAACGGAGAACCAGTAATCATGGAAGAAACTGAAATTTATCCTATGATAGAACAAAGATCATCAGCATTTGCTGGTATGTTAAAAGGATTAAAGGTTGGAGAAGGAGTATATTCTAATGATACAATGACAAATTTCGAAAGAGTGGAATAATGAAACAGAATATTGAAATAGGAAATGGTCGAAGTTATCATGTTGACACATTTGACATGGTGGCTGATCCTTCTTTTAAAAATTCTACTTTAGGAGAAATTGAACATCCTGTACTATCATATACAGAACATTTAGCAAATTGTATTGAAACTAATATTTCATATAATGAGTATATCGTAGAACGAACGAAAATTAATATACCATATAAAGATAAACAAATATGGAAACCGTTGATTGAAGATTATGTTGATAAACCGTGTTCTTCTTTTTGTCAAGAAAAATTTTTCAAACAACCAATTAATTTCATTAAAAGTTTTTTTGTTAAAGAAAAAGTTGATTTTTCAATTAAAGATATTAGAAATAATGTTGAAAGAAATAGAAAAGAAATAAAAAACTTAGAATTATAATGGATAAGAATATTGAAGATTTACAAAAGAAATTAGAACAGTTCGGTATGTTATCTGAACCTAAAATAGAACACAAAGAAGAAAATATTCCACTTGAAAAAAAGTATATTTTTGCTGATGATAAAAATGCAATAATAGTTTCTTCTTCTAAGAAAGAATTTTTTAGAATTACCAATGAAGGTGAATTTATAGTTAATGGTGAAAAAATTGATGTAGATAAAGAATTTATACAATCTTTCACAATTGTATTAGAAGAGTTATTAGGAGAATCTCATGGTGAAATGATGAAAAGAGTTCGCAGAGAAGCAAGACAGGATGTTATTAAAGATTTAGAAAGATTATATGAGGATATAGATGAAATATTAATTAAAGAATTAATTGAAAAATGGAAATAGAAAAATTTTTTATATTTTAAAATTTTTGTATTTTGAAGAAAATAGATTTTTAATTTAAAATTATAGAAAAATGTCAACATTATTATTATGGTGTACAATTATTGCATCAGCTTCAATATTATCAATTATTATAGGATTTATTATAGATGATGAAAATTTTATTTCTTTTGGTATAGCTTTTGCTTTTATTATTGGTATTCTTGGATTTGCTATTTTGGCAAATTGTCTTACAAATAAGATGGTAACTACTGAAATATTTCCAAAAGTTGTCATAGAAAAAAATGTTAATGTTATCACAGTTATTTGGAGTCATGATGAAATTCAACATGAAACTAAATATTTTGATGAAATTAATAAAATAAATGAACATACAAAATGGACAATGATTGAGAAATTCAATCATTATGGTTCTTTTAATGGATCTTATATTAAGTATGAAACACCTATAGAATATATTTATGCAGATACATCAAATGTCGAAATAATACAATTTCAAAAAAGCCCACCAGATAGTATTAAAAAAGAGATTAAGTTGAATAAGCCTAATATTATGATAAAATGATAAATCTTAATAAACCAGAATATATTCAACATAAAGAATATATTATAAAAGTATCGGATATTTCTGCATTGAGATTTATATTATCTAGTGGAAAGAAAGAAGAATGGAGTGTTAGTAGTAATGAATATGAAATATGTAAAAAGAAATTAATAAATTTATTAGAACCAGTTGATTTGGGTGATCTTTAAAACAAATATAAATGAATATATCTGTATCAAATAAAAAAGAAGGTTGGTTTATTAATCTATATATTAATGTACCTTATGATAGGATTTCAATAATGGTTTCTGATATAACTGAATTATATTTTCAAGGTGCAAAGATTAATACATATCCTGATTATTTTAAAAATGAATTTGATTTTGTTAAGAAAGTAAGAAAGTTTAGAGATAGACTTAAATATATTAAAACTGAGAATTGGGGTATGACCGAAGAATATTATTTTAAAGATGGTGAATTACATAGGTTATGGGGACCTGCGATTGAATATAAATAGAGGTGAAATTAAAACGAAAGAAGAATATAGTAAAATGCCTGAAGTACAAAGATTTACAAGAAAATTAAAATTAGAAAGAGTAAGGAGAAAATAATGGATGGATATTATCTAGAAGTAAAAAATAAAGATGAATCAATAGCTTTTCAAGATGTTTGTCGTGAATTAGGTTATGATTGGTTTTTAACAACAAATAAAAATGTAGAAGATAATTATTATATTGTTCCAAATTATCCTTGTGTAATGTTTATGCAATCTAAGAATATGTCATTAAGGTGGTGTAGTGTGGAATTTTGGAATAGTTCGAGTTTAAAGCCTTATTATACATCTACACAAGAATGTAAAGAATATATGAGAAAATTAAGAAAATTAAAACTTTGGAGGGTAAAAGAATGTTAGTAATGAATATTATAGCTATAGTAATAGTATGTTATTTAGTTAGTGATTATGAAATAAAAGATTTATTAAATTTAAAAGGGAAAAAATGACGTTAGGAATATTAATTTGTAGTGGTTTAACATTACTTGGGATTATAATATTAATTATAGGAATTGTAAAAGGTTATAAAGGTGAAGGTAAACAAATAGTAGGAACTGTGATATTAGTATTAACTGGTTTTATAGGATGGGGTGTTTGTAATATTGAATGTGTATCTAAAAAAAATATTGAAAAAATTGATGTTGAAGTTGTCATGACTAGTAAATCAGCAATAGTTGAATATATGTATGATGATAGACTTAGACAAAAAGTTTACGAAAATGTTGCAGAATATACTATGATTAGAGATTATGAACTTGAATGGACTATAACAACTAAATATAATCAATATAGTTATGAATCATTTGGAAGTCTCGATTATAGTGTTATTGAAAAGAAAGAAAAAAAGGAAGAAAATAAAGTTAAATCTAATAATTTACAATGAATAATTCTACAAATTTTTTAGCTAACATTTCACCTAATGAAGATGAATCGAAAATAAGATTATTTGAGTTATTTAAAGAATCTTGTGATTCAAATTCTAAATTAATTGATATTGTTAACAATGGTAATTTTAGAGATGAAAATAATGTTTGGAAAATTGGTTTAGATAAGTTACCAAAAATACGAGAATATCGTGGATATAAATGGAATAGAAAAGATGACGTTAAATATACTTATTCTTCTATGAAGAGGTTTAGATTTGCTGATAATGAAACATTAGATATAATTGCCTGTTATTATAATTATGCTGAACAATATATTATAAAAGAGAAATATAGGAAATTACAATTCTTTGGTCTTTGGCACATTGATTCTGTTAGAAGTGTAAATATATTTGATAAATTAAAACCAGTTGTAGAAGATTTGATGCCAATTATGAAATCTGAATATTCTAAATACAATTATGAAATCTGAATATTCTAAATACAATTGGGAAACTGAATATCAGAAATATGGAACAGATGCATATCAAGAAATATATTTTGGTTGTAAAAAATATTATTTAGAATATGATAAATTATATTGTGAAATTAGTAAAGGAGAATTAGATTGTCTTAATGAATATTATGAAAATGGTATTAAAGATATATTATTTGAAAAATTAGAAAGAAGATTATATAAATTAAAGAATGAACAGGATTAAAAGTTTTTTACGATATAATTTTTCGAATAAAAAGAAAGTACGAAAATACCTTGGAGGTTATTGGGAATATTGGACTGTTAATGAATTTGGTGAATTGTGGTTAAAAGTTTCAGAGAAAAATGCTTTTAAAAAAGATTATAAACCTCCTCTTGATAGAGAAACACCATATTGTGAATATTATGATATAGGTTTTTTTGGTAATAAGAGGGAATTAACTGATAAAATGTTAAAAAGATTAGACAGAAAAAGAAAATTAAAAAGAGTAAAAAATGAAAATTAGAAGTGGTTTTGTAAGTAATTCTTCAAGTAGTTCTTTTATAATTGAAAGAAAGAATCTTACTAAGAAACAAATAAGTAAGATTAAAAATCATATTGATGAACATAATAAAATGGATCCTTTGGATCAATATAATCATTGTGATGGATGGTCTATTTATGAAAATTTACCAGAAGGTTATAGTGAATATGATGATAAAGTAAAAAGAAAATATCGTCAAGGACATATTGAAGGGTATTGTAACATGGATAATTTTAGTATGTATAGTTTTCTGGAAGAAATAGGTGTGCTTGATAATGATATTAATTGGACATATTAATTAAACAATTAAGAATAAAAATCATAAAAAAAGAAAAATTAAATATGAAAATTAGAAATGGATTTGTAAGTAATTCTTCAAGTAGCTCATTTGTCATAATTGGATTTATTCCTACAAAAGATGAATATGAAAAGTATGAGGAACAATTAGAAGATTTTGATCACACTTGTGAATCTTTTGACAATGGTGATGCGTATGGATTTTTTATTGCAGTAGATGATGGAGAAGGTGACCAAGTAGAGAGTGAGATTGATTTTGATCAAATCACAAAATGGAGAGATGAACTTATTGAAAAGTTTGAAATTGATGAAGAAAGAATTAAGTTATATTCAGGTATAATGATGTCTTAAATGAGATAAATTATGATTAAAAAAGAAGATTTAGAATTAAAAAATAAATAAAAAATATGAAAATTAGAAATGGATTTGTAAGTAATAGTAGTTCCAGTTCATATATATGTGATGTGTGTGGACATGATGAATCAGGTTGGGATTTGTGTTTATCAGATGCAGAAATGGTAGAATGTGCATCAGGACATGTAATGTGTTGTTCGCATGTTGAAGCAACAAAAGCCGAAATATATATTGCTATGGTTGAAGAAGGAATAGAAAAATATGGTAATACATATGATCATGAAGATAAATTGAAAGAAATTCAAGTTATTGAAGATGAAAAAGAAAGAGAAAATTTTTGTAATGATGCTTTATATGAAACAGATTGGGAATATTCTTTTCCTTCAAAATTGTGTCCTATTTGTTCATTAAAGCAAATAAATGATAGTGAATTAGTACAATATTTAAAACATGGTGTAGGAATTGACATGGATTCTGTTATGAAAGATATGCGAAGTAAGTTTAAGGATTATGATGAATTTCAAACATTTTTAATAGAAAGGAGGAAAAATGAAAATTAGATTAGGATTTGTAAGTAACAGTAGCTCAAGTAGTTATATTTGTGATATTTGTGGTGAAGATGCAACAGGTTATGATATTTCTTTAGAAGAATATGAGATGTATGTTTGTAAGAATGGTCATGTTTTTTGTGAAGAACATATGAAAGTTATTCCAACAAATATTGAATTATTAAAAGTTATTTTTGAAGGTGAAGTGAAAAAGTATAAAAAATGGCTTGAAGATAATCCTGGTGAAGATTATGAAAAATGGTTAAAAGAGGCTGAAGATAATATTAATGAATTGAATACTCTTTCAGAATCTGAAATTGAAAAAAAAGTAGATGATGAATGGTATGATTATATTAGTGAATCAAGGTATGAATATCCTCCTAAATATTGCCCGTTGTGTAGATTTGATTATTTATCAAAAAAAGATGTTTATGAATATGTTGATAAGAAATATTCAATAGAGAAAGTTAAAAAAGAAATCAATGAAAAATTTGATAATTATGAACAATTTAAAAACCATTTAAAAAATGATTAATACACTAATACTTGGAGGATTTGCCATAATATTGACTTATTGTGGAATTATGCTGTTTATAAATGCAAAGAAACGAAATGATGAGTGGGCTGCATTTCATGGTATTTTGTCATTAGTTGTCATAATATTTTTTCTTGTCTTTGGAAATGTTAAAATATACGAACATGAAATAGATATAAGCGATAAATGTATTATGTTTGATATTAATAATGGTGTTTGTGTTGAATATCAAGGTGTGTATTATACAGATAAAAGTGTTTCTGCTAGAAAATATAAATACGATTCACCAACTGTCATATTACATGATACATATACATTATTTTCAGATTCTAAGGATCAAGAAAATTATATAAAAATAAAACCTAATAAAAAGAAAAAGAAAGTAAATGAAAAGAAAGTAACAGATAAAGTTACTGATAAATGGCCATCGGATACTATCGGGGACTTTAATAAGGAACAAAAAGTAAATTCTGAAAATCAGAATTTTAAGAAAAATATAACAACTTTAAATTAAAAAACATGTTTTTAGGATTTTCAATAATAATAATATTATTCTTTGCAATTTTATTTATTTTTTCTATAAAGAAAAATTATGAAGGAAATGTAGTTTATTCTAGTATATTTGGTGTGATTTCAATAATTTTTTTAACATGTGCATTATTTGTATTACCAGTTAAACAAGAACTAATAATATTAGATGAAAGTGAATATTTATATGAAACTTTTATTGAAAATGGAAAATTAAATGTAGAAATCGAGTGGAAAAATAAAAGTTTTTTCACTAAATCAGGGGTTGGTTATTTAGAAGGTGATTGTGAAGTAATTTTAATTCGAGAAATATCATCATTCGGCACCACCATTAATATATATGATGATTACATTTTATACATAGTTCCAAAAGAGAAATTAGAAAAAGTTAACGATAAATATAAAAAATAATGAGTCATTTTACAGTCCTAGTAATAGGAGATAACCCAGAAGAACAACTAGCACCATTTCAAGAAAACAATATGGATGATTGTCCAAAAGAATATTTAGAATTCTATGAAACAGAATTAGGATATCAAGAGGAATGGGATTTAAACGAACTCAAGATCAGAAAACATTATCCAAATAAAAAAATTGATATCACGGAAGATCAACTTGAGCAATTGTGTGTAAAAGGCACAATTAATATGGAGAAAGAATTTGAATCATGGAACAAAGTTAATGAAAATGATATTTGTGAACTTAATTGTAATCAAATAGTGAGTTTTGGTGTTGTTAAAGGTATTTTATTTGATGAAGAAAGCAAACTTCAAAATTTTGTAATTATTCAAATGGAAAATAAAGAGAAAACTATTCAAGAACAGTATGGTACTTTTGAAAATTTTGTTTCTGAATACCATGGATTGTCTGAAAGAGATTCAGAATATAATAGATATGGTTATTGGGAAAATACTAGAGCTAAATGGGATTGGTATGAATTAGGTGGTAGATGGAGTGGTTTTTTTAGATTAAAAAATGGTTCGCATGGAAGTTTAGGTAGACCAGGTGTATTTGATAATATTCCTGAACATGGTACAGTGGATCAAGCTTATAAGAAGGATATTAATTTTGATTTAATGAGAACAGAAAATTTTGAAAGAGCTTCAGAAAAGTGGGAAAAATGGGAAGAATTGAATAATTCTAATACAGAAGACGCAAAAAATAAAGCTTATTGGTCATTTGGTATTATTAATATTGGAGATAAAGATAATTTTATACCAGAAGATAAAATAAGTTATTTGAAAAGACAAAGTAATATAAACACATTTGCAATTTTAAAAGATGGTGAATGGTATGAAAAAGGTGAAATGGGTTGGTTTGGTATGTATAATGATGAAATGAGTGAAGATGAATGGGGAGAAAAATTTGATGAACTTTTAGTTAATTTAACAGGTGACACATTACTTAGCGTATATGATTGTCATATTTAAAAATATAAAAATATGAGAGAAAAAGATTATAAACAAGTATCATTTCAAAATAAGTTAAAATTATAATGGAGATTTATAAATCATTTTGTATAGATAAAATAAGTAGAACTTTGGTTGGTTATAATAAAATTTGTATAGTTCATTTTATGATAGATTCTGTTTTAATAGGTTATTATAAAGGTTGTCATACTTATCCATTTAATGTTGATCAAGGTGCATATGTTATGGAAAAAATGTCATTTCTTGATTTAATACTTAGATTTGAAATTGATGCTAAAGATTATGTACCTGAATTAATTGAAGGCAATAAAATGGATTTATTATGAAAAGATTATTTATTATAAGACACGGAAAAGCAGAAGATCACGATCAATCAGATTTTGAAAGATCTTTAACAAAAAAAGGCAAAAGGGTTAGTAGAGAAGTGGCTAAATCGTTATATAATGATGGATACCAAATTGATAATTTTATTACGAGTCCTGGTTTTAGATCATTAGAAACTTGTATAATATTTGCAGATGAATTTGGTTATAATGTTGAAGATATAATAATTAATAGTGATTTATATTTTAATGTTACAACTAATGAATATCAAAATATTTTTGACCAATGTCCGGGTTCTGATAATATTGCTATAGTTGGACATAATCCGTTTTTATCATTTTTAGTTCATCATCTAACTGGTAAAATTGTTAATATGATTAAAAGTGGAGTGTCAGTTATAGAATTTAATGATGGTATGACAGAAGCTAAATTAATTTTATATAAAAACTAATGAAAATAACAAAACAAGAAGGTGGAGATATAGAATATCAAATTGAAGAAGATATAATCGAATTAATTAAAGATGAAAATTAGAAAAGGATTTGTGAGTAACAGCTCATCAAGTAGTTATATTTGTGATATTTGTGGTGATGCTTTTGAAATGTGGGATGAGTCTCCTACTTCATGTGAATATGGTCATTATTTTTGTTATGATTGTATTCCAGATAACTGTGAAGGTGAAGGAAGTGTTGAAGAAAAGGATTGTCCTTATTGTTCATTTGAGAAAATTTCAGAATATGATTTTAATAATTATATTTTAGCTAAATATAATTTAAATAAAGGAGATATTGAAAATGAAATTTATGAGAGATTTGAGAACTTTTCAGAATTTATAATTTATATTAACGAAAATAAGAATAGAAAATGCGATTAGAAAATTTAGAAACAAGAGTAATTGGTTATATTGGTGTAGATGCAGGTATTGTGTGGATTGGAGACCCATGTTATATAATGCATAAAGATAAACCTTATAAATCTATTGGTAAAGATTGGGGTGATTTTTGTGATAAACTTGGTGATAGTTATGTTAAATCATTTAATTATGACATGGGGCACGAGGGTTTAGGTGTTTGTACATCTACTAAACACGGTGATGGTCATTATCCAGTTATCGGGTTTTTTGAACCAGGTGCACAAAGACCATCATGTGTAATGGTTGATTTTGATAACATTTTTAATAACGAAGAAGATGAAGATTAGAAGTGGTTTTGTAAGTAATAGTAGTTCATCATCTTTCTTAATTTTAAAAGAAGGATTAAGTGATGAACAAATTAGTTCTGTGATAGAACATAAGAAACATGCTGATAATTATTTTAATAGTAATGATAGATTAACTGATGAATATCATGAGAATGAAGAAGATGGTTATTCACCTTTTCATCAATTGTATGGATTTTGGGATATAGATGGTTATGATGTGTGGAATATAGAAGATCATTTAAATTATATATTAACTGAAAATGGTATGGATAATTTTGATTTGATGAGTTTTTGTATTGATATATTTAATATACCAAAAGATAATATTTATACGGTTGAAAGTGATATGTATTATTATATTAATGATGTAGATAGTTTTGTAAAACAGACAATTACAGAAAGTCGTAAAAATAAACTCGAAAGAGTAAAAAATAAAAAATAAAGAATGGGAACGAGAAGTTCAATTGCAATTAAAACAGAAGATGGTACATATAAAGGAATATATTGTCATTGGGATGGTTATTTAGACCATAATGGTATTATACTATATGAATCTTATGACACTTATGAAAAAGTACTTGAATTAGTAAATTTAGGTGATGCTTCATCTTTAGATCATAGTTCTAAATTAGTTGAAGGACATACATATGATACAAAAAAAGAAGGATGTTCCACATTCTATCATCGAGATAGAGGTGAAAAATGGGAGGATGTTGCTCCAAAAGAGTTCGATACATATAAAGAATTGTTAGATTATTTAGGTCAAGGATATGATTATATTTTTGAAGATGGTGAATGGTATGATAATGGAAAAGGTAAATTAGAGGATTTACTTATTAATACTGAACATGCTTCAAGAGTAAAGGAATTAAAGAAAAAGAGAATACAAACAGATAGAAAACTTAAAATAGAGAGAATAAATGAAGATTAGAAGTGGTTTTGTAAGCAATAGTAGTTCATCATCTTTCATATTAAGAAAAGATGATTATTTTCCTGATTCATATAGCTTAGCGGCTAGCATGATAAAAGTTAGAGAATGGAATAATGATGGTGAACTAGTTGATAAATTAATTAGTAAAGTGGAGGCTGGTGAAAGTTATCCTAATATTAGTTTTGCATCTTGTAATTATGATACGTTTATAGTTGATGAAGGAGATTATTTATTATGTGAAACTTGTAATAATCATGCACATTGGAATATAACTGATTATGGTGATAATATTAGTTTTGCATCTTTACCAGAAGAAATAAGATTAAAATATAGTAGAGATGGTGATATGAATCTTACTGGAAAATATAGTGAAGAAGAAAAAGATTGTGATGAATTTTGGTTTGTAGAACATGATATAATTGGTAAATTAGCTTCTAAATATACTAATGGAAAATATAATAATGATACATATTGTTCTGAATGTTATACTGATTATGTTGTAATTGATGGTGTTGCACAATGTCCAAGATGTAGAAAAGTAGATGAATAAGTATTTTAAAGATATATTAAATAATTCTCAGTTTACAATGATATCAGGAAAAACTAATAGTGGCAAAACTAGATTTTTAATGTGGTTAGCTGCTTTATGTTCAGAAAATAACAAGGTCTTATACATTTCTACAGAAATGAGTGAAAGACATGTTATTAATAATTTTTCACCATTATTGAATGTTGATTTACATAAAAAATGGATTAGAACTGCTAGAAAACTTAAAATGGATAGAATTAAAGGTAATATCGAATATAAAAATATACCAGGTATTGTTATTAAACATACTCAATATGTTGATGATATTAAAAAATTGGTTGGTGATTATGATGTTGTTGTTATTGATTCTATATTAATTTAATATTGGAAAAAGATAGAAGGTTATATTCATATAAAGAACAAAATGATTTTATTAATATATTTACGGGAAAAGTTATTATATCATCTCAATTATATAGAAATGGAGATATTTTAACATCTAGTTTTCCAATGAAATTGTTTACGAATAGTGATTCTGTATTTTCTATTGAAAAAGAAGATAATTTTTTATTAAGTAAGATTGAATGTCACAAAAATAGATATTTACCTATTGGTTTAGTACCTAAAAAATTTGATTTATCAAAAATGAATTTTGTTTAAAAATAAAATATTAGAGATGAGAGAATTTTTATTAGAATTAAAGAATAAATATCCAAATGATCAAGATTTTGGTGAAAAAATGAGAGAATTGTTATTAGATGAAGAATTATTATATTTTTTATCTGAAATTGAAGAAGATTTTATAATGAATGTTTGGTATGATGATAAAGTAAATGAATTAAAAAAGAAATATTTATAATGAAATATTAAAAATTATTTGACGAAGAAGTATTAAAAAATATGATACTTTCAAATTTATATGAATCTTTTGATAGAGGTGGTATTGAATTAGAAGATTATGTTGATGATCTTGATTTAGAAGTACGTGTTTATATATCAATGATTGAACCATGGAAAACGACAATAAAATTCGAAGATTAAAAACTTAAAATTTATTTAAGTATAAATAATAAATACAAGAAAAATATGAAAATTAGAAACGGATTTGTAAGTAATTCAAGTAGTAGTTCATTTGTTATAATGTCTACAAATAAAATAGAGTCAAATGATGATATATATGAAAAGTTTTTGATACCTGAAGCATCACCTTTAAGTAGTTTGTCATATGATATATCTCGCACTTTTTTTAATCAAAGTGAAGAAATGTCATATGAAGATATAGTAGATGAATATTATTATGGTGATAAAGAACTTATTCTAGAAGATGTGTCTCTCTTACATGAAGAATGTAGTTGGTTGTTTAGTTTAGAAGAATTACAAAAAATAAAAGATGAAAAATTATTTGTAAGATATGGTTCTGTTTCTAGTGATAGTGGAGAACCAATTGATCAGTTGATATATTATGGTGCAGATATTAATATAGATACAGAAGATTTTAAAATAAATAGAAAATTAATGGAACAATTTACAATTATGTTTAATGGAAAAGAATTTAAAATTAAATCACGAGAACATGAATTAATATTCTTTTCTATGTGGAAAGCAATAAGCCAAATATTACCTGAATTTATTGGAGAAGAATATTATGCTCAATGCAATAATTCATTTATAAATGTAAATAAAGCAATTAATAAACAAAAACATAATCATGAATTTTTTAACGCCTTCTTCATGAAAAAAAATATAATCAATGAAAATACTGTAATTTTTATTAAACCTGTAAAAGCGTGTTATGATTGGAAAAAGAAATATGACAAATATATATTTGTAATATAAAAAAAATATTTCCTGAAATGTAGCACCAAAAGAAATAAGATTATTAGACAGAAGATTTTAAAATAAAAATAGAAAATTAATATGGAAGAAGAAATATTAAACGTTATACAGAATTTACCACCAGATAAATTATTAGAATTATCTGAAATGGTAGTAAAAACATTAGAGACTAATATAAAATTTGAATCATTAGAATTGAGTGCTAGACATGAAAAATTAGTTGAAACTATTAAAACACATTTAAAGGAGATAAAAGATATTTATGAATCGTCTACTTTATTTGAAAAATATTCAAAAATATCTGATGATATTAGAACAAGAATCAGTGATTTGAATAGTGATACTTATCATAATATTGAAAACAGATCAGATCAAGTTGAAGATATTAAAGGTACTTGTAGTGATATGTATGATATTAAAGAAGAAATAAAAGAGTTAATTTCAGAAATGGATGAACATGATATTGAAATTATAAATGAAATAATGTTAGATTTAACTGATTTGATGCATGATCTTGAGAGTTATATTGAGAGTGGTGATATAATTGTAAATCAACATGAAATTCTAGAATATAAAATTGAAGATTTTTTAAGAAATTTTTAATTAAAATAAATAAATAATATGAAAATAAGCCAAAAAGACCAACAAGACATTCTTGATAAGAATAAAAGATTAGAATCAATTAAACCAATTCTTAAATCAGAATTTATTGGAATAGATGATGTTATAGATAATATAATTGAATCTATAAGACCATTTTATGTTTTTCCAAAATCTCTTAAAAGACCTTTAGTGGTTAACTTATGGGGATTAACTGGAACTGGTAAAACATCTATTGTTGATAGAATAGTTGATTTATTAGAATTAAATAATAGATATTCTAAATTTGATGTTGGTGAATATTCTTCATCTAATTCAGATTGGAAATTAAAACAAGATTTAGGAGAAGCTACTTCTAATATTGATACCAAAAATATGATATTTGCATTTGATGAGTTTCAACTAGGTAGAACTATTAATGAGATGGGAGCTGAAGTTGATAGAATTGCTTTAAGACCTATGTGGGAAGTTATTGATCATGGAATTATTTACGAATTTAATTACTCATATTCACGTGTATTTGATATACTTAAGAAAATAAAACAATGTGCTGATTCTGGTGTAGAGGTTAAAAAAGGTTATGTTGTTAAAAATGAACATGTTTATAATTCAGTTTTTAGACGTGAAGAATTAAGACCTTGTGATTTTAAGGTTTGTACATATCAAGAACAAATAGAAGATGAAGATGAAAATCATAATCATCCCGATAGAGAACCACCAATAGTTGTTAGTAGAAGTAATAAAATAACAGAAGAAGCTAAAGAGATTAGAATTAATAAAATAGTCGATCCTGATTCAGTTTCATCTTATTATTTTGATATTTCAGATGAAGAAATGAAACATTTTGTACAACCTAGAATGATTAAATATTATCATTATTGTAAATTTTATGAAGCTAACCCTGCATTTTTTGAAAATGAGTTTAATTTTAAAAAACATATTGATAAGTTTAATTTGCCATTTCCATTGTTAATTGAAATGATTAGTAAAAATTTCATTATGAATTCATCATTAATGAGAAAGAAAGATTTTTCACAATCATTAGTATTTTGTGTTGGTAATGTTGATGAAGCATATACAATGGCTTTTTCTTCTGATCCTGATGCGGATGCGGATTTATTTTGGGAACATTCTTTAAAGATTAATATTCCTAAAATGAAAAATGCTTTATCTCATAGATTTAGAATGGAACAAATTGGTAGATTAGGTAATAATCATATTGTATATCCAGCTCTCAATAAAAATTCTTATGAAAAGATTATTGAACTTTATTTTAACAAAAGAGTTGAACATTTTGAAGAACAATTTGGAATTAAATTAGAAGTGGATGAAAGTTTAAAAGATATTATGTATAAAGAATCAGTTTTTCCGTCCCAAGGTGTGAGACCAATTTTATCATCTTTTAATACATTAGTAGACTCTTATGTTTCAAGATTGATTTCGGATTTAATTTTCCAAAATCCTACATGTGATAAAGTTAACTGGAAATATAGCAGAAAAGATGAGAAATATATTATTTCATCAACAGGAGAGAAAGAAGAAGTTATTATTGAATATCCAGTTAAACTTAATATTGAAAATTTAAGAGAATCTGATTATTCAGAGAATCAAGCATTTACCGCTGTTCATGAAGCTGGTCATGCAGTTATTTCTGTTGTTGCAGCCGATTTAGTTCCAAAAGAAGTTGTTTCTAAAACAGCATCTATTGCTGAAGGTTTTTGTAGAATTGAATATCCAGAACAAATGACTAGAGATTTATCTATTAAACAAATCAAAGTATTATTAGCTGGTATTGAATCTGAAAGATTTCTATTTGGTGATGAATTAATTAGTTCAGGTGCTTTTTCTGATTTATCAAGAGCAACTGATTTAGCTGTGTCTATGATTAAAGAATTTGGTATGGGCGAAAGTCTTTGTCAAATAAGAGCGACAACAGATTCCACTATGGTTGGTATGAAAGTAATGAGTGAAGATTATGAAGAAGTTATCGCTAAGATGATTGATGATCTTCAAAAAGATGTTCAAAAATTATTAAAAGATAATGAAGAGTTTTTATTAGAATTGTCTCATTTTTTATCTAATAATTCTAAGATTGAGAAGGATGAACTAACTAAAATGGCTAAAAAATATCATACAAAATTCAGAGATAAAGATCATTATTATGATTTTAAAGATACTATTAAAACTCGTATGAACAAGATTGATATGTCAGAATCACCAGATTCTATTGTTAAAGAACAGATTTATGAGTTTTCTCAAAATAAGAAGAAGAAAAATAATGGAAACGGAAAATCAAAATAAGTTTGATGAAGAAATGAAACATAATCCTATTATATCATTTGAAGATTTGATCCGTCAAGCAAAACATGTTCTAATTGTGGTTCAATCAATAAAGAATTGACTTTAAAGGATAGGGAATGGATTTGCTCTAAATGTGGAAAAGAACATGATAGAGATATTAATGCTGCTATAAATATAAGAAATTTTGGGTTGAGGAACCAACCCAGTGTCACCCAAAGTGAATGGTTACATTGTGCTTGTGGCGTATAAACACATTAGTCTTTAGCTAATGTGTAAGTTCATAAGAGGTTATTTAGTAGTGAAAGCATAAAACAATAAATACGATTGGGAAAAATTAATAAAAAATATTAATAATGAAAGAAAAAGTAGAAAAATTATTAGGTTTAATAGGTAATGAAGATCTTTTCAAAAAATTGAGAGATGAATATTTAAAACATTTAAATGAACAGATAGATGATCCTGAGATATTTGAAGAATTTATGTGTCTTATAATAAATGAATTTAAATATGAAACATTCAGAGATGAAACTAGTAAGAATTATATGGAAATTTATACAGAGGAAGAAATGGATTATATGTTGAATTATTATAGTAGTGATATAGGACAAAGTATAATTGAAAAGAATACTATTATGGTAACAAGAAGTATGACATTGAGCCAAAAGATTGTCGTTAATTTCTTCTAATTTATCTAATATCTCTTGACTATTATTATCATTTATTCCACCTGGATTTAACATTTCAATTCTAGTTTCACCTTCTTTTATAGGTAAAAAAAATTGAATAATATCATGATAATCTTTTTCTAAAGAATAATATTGTTTAAAATAATTAAGACCTTGTCTTGCTTGCTGTTTACTTAAACCATCGACATTTATATAAAATATAAATATTATTTTATCTTTGATTGATTGTTTATTTAAATTCATTAATTATGTTTATTTTTATAATAATCATCAATTTTATCAAGAATCATAGCACTAAATATATATTTGTTACAGGAGGAGTTTCTTCATCATTAGGCAAAGGTATTATTTCTGCATCACTTGCAAAACTTTTACAGGCAAGAGGATATCGGGTTACTATTCAGAAACTTGATCCATATATTAATATAGATCCCGGAACTCTTAATCCTTATGAACATGGCGAATGTTTTGTTACTGATGATGGTGCTGAAACAGATCTTGACCTTGGACATTATGAAAGATTTTTGAATATTAATACTTCACAAGCAAATAATGTTACTACTGGTAGAATTTATCAAACAGTTATTGATAAAGAAAGAAGAGGTGATTTTTTAGGAAAAACAGTTCAGATTATACCTCATATTACTGATGAAATAAAAAGAAATATTAAATTTTTAAGTAAAAAACAAAAATATGATTTTATTATTACTGAAATAGGTGGTACTGTTGGTGATATTGAATCGTTACCATATATTGAATCATTACGACAGTTAAAATGGGAAATGCCAGGAAATGTCATTACAATACATCTTACTCTTTTACCTTATTTGAATGCAACAGGAGAATTAAAAACAAAACCAACCCAACATTCGGTAAAAACACTTCTCGAAGCAGGGGTACAACCAGATATTCTTATATTAAGAACAGAAAAATCGATTAATAATGATATTAGAAAAAAAGTAGCTTTATTTTGCAATGTTGATATTTCTTCTGTAATTGAATCAAAAGATGTTTCAACTATTTATGAAGTGCCTGTTTTAATGCAAAAAGAAAAATTAGATAGAATAGTACTTTCTAAATTACAAATGCCTTTAAAAGAAGAGCCAAAACTTACACCATGGAAAGATTTTCTTAAAAAATACAATAACCCAAAAAAAGAAGTTAAAATTGGATTGATTGGTAAATATATTGAACTTGCTGATGCATATAAATCAATAATAGAATCTTTTATTCATGCTGGAGCCGAAAATGAATGTCGGGTAAACCTTGAATTAATTAATTCGTCAGATCTAACAAATAACACATATTCTAATAAACTAAAAGATTTAAAAGGAATTATAATAGCTCCAGGTTTTGGTCACCGTGGTTTTGAAGGAAAAATCTTAGCTGCAAAATATGCCCGTGAAAACAATATTCCTTTTCTTGGTATTTGTTTGGGAATGCAATGTGCAGTTATTGATTTTGCAAGAAATGTGATTGGTTATGAAAAAGCAAACTCTTCTGAAATGTCAAGAAATACGTTATATCCGGTTATTGACCTTATGGAAGATCAAAAAGAAATACTTGAGAAAGGTGGAACAATGCGATTAGGATCATTTCCTTGTAATATAAAAAAGAATACAAATGCATATAATGCATATAAAAAGAATAAAATAGTAGAACGTCACCGACATAGATATGAATTTAATAATGCATATTTAAAAGATTTTGAAAAATCAGGCATGATGTCTACAGGAATAAATCCCGGTACAGGTTTGGTTGAAATTATTGAAATACCAAAACATAAATGGTTTGTTGGTGTTCAGTTTCACCCAGAATACAGAAGTACGGTTTTAAATCCACATCCATTATTTGTAAATTTTGTAAAAGCAACTTTAAATTGATAAGAAAAGGAATTGATAAGAGTTTTTAAACAATAGTTTAAAATTAATATATAAAATAAATTTTTTTAAATTCTAAAATTTACTATATTGTAATAGTAAATTTTTAAAATTTTATAATAATATGGATGATGTAGAAAATAAAAAATCAAATAAAAACAGTAATTCTGATACACCAACATTAGATTCTTATGGTGTTGACTTGACAAAAGCCGCAATGGAAGATAGGTTAGACCCCATAATTGGTCGTGAAGTTGAAATTGAAAGATTGGCTCAAATTTTGAGTAGACGCAAAAAGAACAACCCAGTATTAATCGGGGAGCCTGGAGTTGGTAAAAGTGCCATAGTAGAGGCTTTGGCTATTAGAATCATAAATAAAAAAGTGTCAAGAGTTCTTTTTGATAGAAAAGTCATGACTTTAGATTTAGCTTCAGTTATTGCTGGTACTAAATATAGAGGTCAATTTGAAGAAAGGATGAAGGCTATCTTAGATGAATTATCAAAAAATGAGGATGTAATATTATTTATTGATGAAATACATACAATAGTTGGAGCAGGTGGTGCATCTGGTTCACTTGATGCTGCAAATATGTTAAAACCAGCTCTTGCTAGAGGTGATATTCAATGTATTGGTGCAACGACATTAGATGAATATAGACAACATATTGAAAAAGATGGAGCGTTGGAGAGAAGATTTCAAAAAATAATGGTAGAGCCAACTTCTTCTGAAGAAACAGTTGAAATACTTCATAAAATTAAAGAAAGATATGAAGATCATCATAATGTAGAATATACTGATGAAGCATTAGAAGCTTGTGTTAAATTAACTAATAGGTATATTACAGATAGATGTTTACCTGATAAAGCTATTGATGCTCTTGATGAGGCTGGTTCTAGAGTACATATTTCTAATATTGTTGTTCCTCAATCTATTTTGGATCTTGAATCTGAATTAGAAATAGCTAAAAAAGATAAATTAGAAGCAGTTAAAGCTCAGAAGTTTGAAGATGCTGCAGAGGCTCGTGATTATGAAAAAGATATTTTAAGTGATATTAAATCTGAAAAAATAGAATGGGAAAAAGAACTTTCAAAAAATAAAGAAAAAGTTGACGAACATGATATTGCTGAAGTTGTTGCGATGATTACTGGTGTTCCAGTTAATAGAATTGCTCAATCAGAAGGTAATAAACTAGTAAAAATGGATGTAGACCTTAAAGGTAAAATTATTGGTCAAGATGAAGCACTAAGTAAAATTGTTAAATCTATTAAGAGAAATAGATCTGGGTTGAAAGATCCAAATAAACCAATTGGTACATTTGTATTCTTAGGTCCTACAGGGGTTGGGAAAACGTGGTTAGCTAAAGTATTATCTGAATATTTATTTGATAGTAAAGATGCTTTAATTAGAATTGATATGAGTGAATATATGGAGAAGTTTGCAGTTTCAAGATTAGTTGGTGCTCCTCCAGGATATGTTGGTTATGAAGAAGGCGGACAATTATCTGAGAAAGTTCGTAGAAAGCCATATTCTGTTGTGTTATTAGATGAAATTGAAAAGGCACATCCAGATGTATTTAATATTTTACTTCAAATTTTAGATGAAGGTAGATTAACTGATAGTTCTGGTAGAAGAATTGATTTTAGAAATACATTGATTATAATGACTTCTAATATTGGTACTAGACAATTAGCTGAACATGAAGGTGGTGGTATCGGTTTTGATACAAAAGCAAAATTAGAAGGTAAAGAATCACATAATAATAGTGTTGTACAGAGTGCTTTGAAAAAAGCTTTTGCACCAGAATTTCTAAATAGATTAGATGATGTAGTTGTATTTAATTCATTGGATATAAATAGTATTAAAGATATTATTGAAATTGAATTAGAGGGTTTATATTCTAGAGTTGAAGAACTTGGTTATAAAGTTAAATTGTCACCGAAAGCAAAAGATTATATTTGTGAAAAAGGATTTGATCCTAAATATGGTGCTAGACCTTTAAAAAGAGCAATACAAAAATATTTAGAAGATAAATTAGCAGAAACTCTAATATCTACAAATATTAAGCAAGGTTCTACTATTTCAGTTGGATATAGTAAGAAAAATGATGAAATAACAATTAATGTAAAGTAGGTTAAATATATATAATTAAATGTGGAATAAAGAAAAAGATAAAGAATATAAAAAATTAAAGCGTTCTGGATATACTAAAGAACAATTAAAAAAACATTTTGGTGAAGATATATATGATTCAAATTATTTACAAAAATCTGAAAAATTATCATTTTTAAAAGATTATAAATCCTATTTGTTAACTGAAATAAAAATAACACCAGAAGAAACAGAATATATTATTAAAAAAGAAAAATCAATATCATATAATGACAAATATGATTATGTTATAAATTTTGAAATAGATGCCAATAAATATGTTTTAATTTTATTTTATGTTATATCTAATAATATTCATTCATATGAATTATTATTTACCACAACACAACAATATATCGAATATACGATAGAAATGGATAATATATTATCTTTACCTGGTAAACATTTCACTGATAAAGAACAAGAATTTTTAAAAAAGATTGTTGAAAAAGAAACAAATTTTGATGAAGTAATGAAATTGATGAAATCAATTTCATATATTTTACTTGATATTTATACAGATTATACATCTATTGATTGTTTTTCAATTCATTCAACAGATAATCCCACAAAAATAAAATTATACAGAAATATTATAAAAGATTCTTTTAAGAATATAAAAGAAAAGAAAATTGGTGATATTTTTTATTATGAATTTGATTTAGAAGATTTTGATTAAAATAAAAACAATAAGGTTATGTTTTAGAATAATGTATAAAAGTTTAGTTGGATATAGTAAGAAAAATAATGAAATAACAATTAATGTAAAATAATATGGAAAAATTTATTACAGCATTTGCAACAGATAATGAAAAATCATTTACAAATAATCATTTTGGAGATGCTGATTGTTATATGATTTATGAAATTTCATTATCTGATGTTAAATTTATAAAAAAAATAAGTAATACATCTGAAGAAGAAGATGAAGAAATTCATGCTGACCCTAAAAAAGCTAAAAGTGTTGCAAAAATGTTAAAAAATGAAAATGTTAATGTTGTTGTTTCTAGAATTTACGGGCCAAATATAAATCGAATTAAAAAAAAATTTGTTTGTGTTTTAATGGATAATGAAGAAATTTCTGAATGTCCAAATATAATTCAAAAAAAATTAAATGTTATAATTGATGAGTGGAATAAGGGAGAAGATAGAAATTATCTTAATTTTAGGGGTGAGAAAAACGAAGATTTAAATAAATAAATATTTATAATGGAAAAACAAGTAAATAGAGCAATTGAAAATATTTACGGTAATGAATATTGGTTGAATATTGTCATAAATGTAGATAAAGATTATAGTAAATCTAATAAATAAATTGTAAAAGATATTAATGATACATTTAAAAAAACTTTTGATGTTAATGAAAAAATACCAAAAATTTTTGCGTCTTGGGTAGATAATTATACAGGTGGATTTTTTGTTATATCATTATATAAAGAAAAAACTAATTGGGGTAATAATTTTACATGGGCTTCAACATTTTATGATTCAGAAGAAGAATTGAACTCAGATAAAGAATCAAATAAAAATGAGGTTTGGATGAATTATGATGAAATGAATTCACATTTTGATGCTTATAAATTAGGATTATTATAATTTGATAAAATTTATCAAATTATTGATAAAAAAAGAAGAAATTATCAAGAAAACAAAATAATATGGGAGAACTTAAAATAAAAAGAATATAAAGATATGGGAAACAAAATGAATTTTTTATTCGATTATTATAAATATATTAAAAATGTAGATAGTTTAGATACATCAACTGATTTAAAGGTATATAATATGTTTAAAAAACACACAAAGAATGATAGTTTAGTTATTGTAGAAGGTTTAATAACTACACATCCTATTAAAAAATCAGTAGATATAATAAAAAGAAGATTCCCAAAATTAAGTGTTAAAGTTGAAGATGAAGGTGAAATATATATAGAAGGTGAAATGAAAAAATTAAAAAATTACATTCCACTTTTTACAAATTTAGGTTACTTTGTTTCACTTTATACCATCAATGGACAAGATTGGATTAAAGAATATAGTGATAATATAAAACCGATTGCACTATATTTAGAACCAAAATATGATTTAAAAATAGATGTTATTCCAGAAAAATTATATCATTCTTCTCCAATTAAATTTAAAGACAAAATATCAAAAATTGGATTTATACCGAAAACTGGTAATAAATTGTCAAACCATCCTGATAGAATTTATCTTACCGATAGTTTAGACACAGCTATTAACTTTGGATATAATATTATAAAATCTGGATTTTGTGTTTATGAAATTAATGGTTCTAATATAAAAAATTTATATAGTGATATAAATTTAAGAAATAGTGGATATTATACCCAAGAAAATATATCACCAAATAACTTTAATTTAATTAAAGAAATAGAAAATTAAATATTTTTTATTTTGTTAAAATTTTTCTATATTGAAATATGATTAATTTAGATGAAATAAATGAGATACACAAAGAAATACAAAAGATACTAAGTATATCAACGGTTTTTAAAATGAAGGTTGAGAAATATAAGGACGATATAATCGAATTTGAAAATTTTTTAAAAACTCAAATTATTAAAAATAAATAGAATGGAAAAAGTTAAAGAACAAGTTAAATTTTGGATGATAGAAGGAATTCAAAAAGTTTTAAATGGCGAAGAAGATAATATCAAATTATTATATACTAGACCCTATGATGTAATTGAATATATTGAATCTATAGGAGGCATTGATGAAGATAATGGTGAAGATTTTGATTGTAGGTTGGCAATGGGATTACCGGAAACAGATTACATATAAAGATAAAAAATATATGATATCAGGTGATGGATATTATCAAGATTATGCAACATTTGGATTAGATAAATAAATAGAATGTAAGAAAAAAGATAATAGAAAGAAAAACAGGGGAGATGGTGAAATGTTATCATATAATGCAAGGACTCATGAGGAAACGGCATTATGTTTTGAGTTCGAATCTCAATCTCTTCACTAATTAAAACTATCTCAAATGAAAAAAGAAAGAAAAACATCAAAACGATTTAACAAAGATGAATAGACAAGAAATAATTAGAATTGAATCTTTATTACAAGAGTGGTATTGTAAAAATTGTGATAATATTAAAGATCAAGATGATAAAGAAGATTATCTAAAGATATTAGAAGCATTAAGAGAATATAAAATTAAATTAAACTAAAGACGATATGCAAAAAGAAAGAATTAAAGTAAAACCTACAATTTATAAAGATAAACCAATTCACGTACACGAAATAGAAATGTTTGATGGAAATATTGGAATTGTTAAAGACACCGAATTTATTAAAGTTTTTAAATCAGATGATTATAATTTTTATTTTAATAAGATTGACGGGGAATTCATAAGATGGGGTACCGGAGATTACACAAAAGAACCACCAAAAAAAGTTTCTAAAAAACAAATTGAATTGTACCAATTATGGACAATTTTCTGGGGTGAAGATGTAGGGAATTTCAAAGATTTTGTTAGAGACCTGGAAACGGATGGTAGTGTTACAAATACAGTGCCGGAAATCTTAGATTTTGAGGTAAGTGATAAGTGTGCAGGTGTGAGTATGGCTGGTGGTAAGGCTTCGCCTTGTAAATTTTGTTATAAATCGAATAATAATAATGGATCTTATATGACAACTGAAGATTTTACTAAAGTTATGGATAAGATGCCAAAATCTTTATGTCAAATAGCTTTGGGAATTGGTAATGTAGATCAACCAAATTTATTTGATCTAATGGATGTGTGTATTCATCGTGGAATCGTGCCAAACTTGACTTTGAATGGAGATCGAATGACTGATGAGATTTGTGATAAATTATCAGAAAGATGTGGAGCAGTTGCTGTTAGCTATTATGATAAAGATTTAACATTTAATTCAATTTATGAATTGGCTACTGTTAGAAAAATGTCTCAAATTAATATTCATTACTTTTTATCTGAAGAGACATACGAACAAGGTTTACAGTTAATTGATGATGTTCAAAATGATCCAAGAACTAAAGATTTAAATGCTATTGTTTTTCTTTCAGCAAAAATTAGAGGAAATGCCGAAAAAAATAATTATCATATTCTTAGTCAGGATAAATATAATATAATTTCACAAAAAGCTTTACATATTGATGTGGCTGTGGGGATGGATAGTTGTAGTGCATTCAAGACCCTGATTAGTTTTAAAGATGAACCTAATTTTGATTCTTTACAAAATATGATAGAGAGCTGCGAATCAACTATTTATAGTACCTATATAAATAAAAAGGGAATTTTTTTTCCATGTAGTTTTGCCCAGGGCATCGGTGATTGGAGTGAAGGTATAAATGTTTTAGAGTGTAATAATTTTTTAAAAGATGTTTGGCATAACGAAAAAACAAGAAAATTTTCATGTGAAGTTGTAAATTGTAGAAATCAGTGCAAATCTTGTGCTATATTTGAAATTTAAAAAAATTAAGGTTTCCATTCTTTAATATTATCGTCCAATTTTGTTAATATTTTTCTACATTTGTATCCTTTGTAAGTGTTTGTTTTACCAGTTGAACAACTATAAAGTGCAGTTGCATGTAATTTAATATCAGTATAATCTTTACAAAATTCACTAACTTTTATTTTATATTCCTTTCCATTTGGAAATGTAATAATATAGAATTTAGTGTTTTTGTAGTAAGGATTATTTTTACCTTTTAAGTGTTTTTCTATATAATTATTTTTTTCATCTTTTGAAGCCTTATTTATCCAACATTTATCTTTTAATTCCTGTTCTGATAATTTTTTTTGATAATTATTATCACCAGTAATATTATTAAGCCATAATTCCCTTTCTTCTTTTGACATTCTTTTTGAAAAATGTTTTTCTCCTGAAACAAGGTGACCATTTTTATACATACCATTATTCTCACCATATCTATATTTTATTAACCATTTTTTACGTTCTTCTTCAGATAGCCTTGATAGCCAGTGATTTTCGCCAACTGAACCATAATTACACAAACCACCTTCTGTTAAATTGTATCCATTTTTATTAGGTGCATATGAATTATATTTTTTGATATAATAGATTTCTCGTTCTTCTAATATATCACTATCGCATTCTTCTACAACTTCCCATTTAAAATTTTCAACACCATATTTAATTAAAGCTTTATGAAAAATAGAAAATTTTACACCACTTTTAGCTTCTTTAATATGTTCCTTTTTTCTGATTTTAAGAGTTCTGCCTGTTAATCCGATATAATGTTTACCGTTAATGTTATTAATTACTTTATAGATTATTCCCATAGTTATTTTATATGATTATATTTTCAATATTCTCGCCTTTTAATTTCAGGTCTTTGTATATTAACCATTCTATATATTTTGATCTGTTATTAAAATTTTCTTTTATAACCTTTGTTAATTTAGGATCTAGTGAGATTGAAATTGTAGTCTTTGATTTTTTAGATTTTTTCATATAGTTATATATTAAAATTTAAAAGTCAAAAAGTAACATTATAGTAACATAATAAAACAAGAAATAACAAGATATATAGTTACTATACATTAAACAATAATGTCACCAAATAATATTTATTAATAATAATGATGTATAGAATAATTATAAAAGAAGGCAAAGAATGGGTTCAGTATTGAAGGGATTTCACTCAGACATTTGAAAAACATTCATTATGCAAATAAAGAACAAGATACAATAAATCAAATAATTGAGTTGTTAAAAGATTTAGAATAAAAGTTTTACAAAAATAGTAATATAGGTATATATTAAAAAACAAATGTTAAAAATAATAAAAATTATGAATCGTTTTGAACTGAAATCTTGATATAGTTAAGAATTTTTTCTGGACAGATTTTAAATATTAATATCCTATTTATGAGATCAAAAAATAATAAAAATTAAATGAAAAACATTAAAATGAAAATTAAAATTAATTTTAAAATTAAAATGAAAGTAAATATCATAAAAATTGTAAAAATCATTATTACAATTATTTTAATCTTTGTATAAACATTTTTGAAATTTTCAGATAATTAATTAATGAGAAATAAATTATCAGAAGAAAAGAAAAAGAAGAAATTTTCGGTTTCAATTAACAAAGATCTTAACATTAAATTGGAGGAATATTTAGAAGATACGAATATTAATAAGTCTAAATATATTGAATCTTTGGTTAGAAAAGACCTAGAAGACAGGGGAGAAGATGTTGAAAAAGAATTTTAAAAAATTTTTTATATTTCTATATTTCCTTATATTCACATAATTATAAATTTAAAATAAAAACATGAAAAAATTAGTAAGTATTATGATAGTACTATTTTTTAGTATTATTTGTGTTTATAGGCAATGCACAAAAAAATTATTGTCAAGACCAAATTAAAGATATTGATTATACTTTAGATGAAAAAGGATATCCAGTGTTTAGTTATATAATATATGATGTGGATACATCTTTTATAAATTTATTACAATTGAATTCATATAAAACATATAAAATTGATGGTAGTTATAGAATTTATTGTAATATTTCTTATAATTTTGAAGACAAAACTTACAAAGACTTTCAGGGAATAGAACATTACAATAATCTCATCATTAAATTTACTGTTTCTGATTATATTATTAAATTTTATAAAAAAGATAAAAAAGATATAAGAGAATTCTATCCTTTAATTGAAAAAGAAAAAAGAATCCAAGCATATAGATTTAATAAAATGAAAAAGGTATTAGATATAAAGTTTGAAATTTTAAAACAACAAATTATACAACGTCATTTCAACCCCAAAATTGTAAAACCAAATTTGACAAATAATTTAACATTCATACAGGGTTTGAATACATTTGTGATAGATAGTACAAAGACAATTGACACAATATCAATACCGTTGAGAAATGTTATATTTGCCTTTAATGATAAAATATCAAAATTAGAATCCAAAAATATTCAAGCTGGTAATGATTTAATTAATTTTCATGAACAATATTCCTCAGGAATAAGATTAATTGGTCTTGGAATTGTATCAAATATAATTGGAGTAGGAGTTTTATCTGGTGTTTTATCAGATGAACCATATATTGAATTAGGTTGTGGTCTTATGGTTGGTGGTAGTATTTTAACTATTGCTGGAGGTGTAATAATGATTGATGCTCATAAACACATTAAAATGGCTGGGAGAGATTTAAAAATGCAAGTTTCACCAAATAAAGTAAGTATTAAAATGAAATTATACCGTTAAAAAAGAAAAATTATGAAAAAATTATTGATTGTTTTAATTATGATAGGGTTTTTATCATGTGAAAAATCTAACAAAATTCAAACAAAATTTATTTATGGAAAATGGATAAGCCAAAGTGAATGTGGAACAATATATCTTACTAAAGATAATTGTAAAATTAAAAATGGTTTTTTAATTTTTGAAGATTTAAAAGTTAGAATAATTAATGTAAATGAAAATACATTGGCATTGGATTATGAATGTTTAATTTGGAAGAAACCTAAAGTTTTAACTCCATGTTTGATAAGTTTAGGATATATTTTAGACGATAATGGGAATATTATACAAGATACTATAAATTAAAAAGCAAAATAAAAATTATGAAAAAATTATTGATATTGATATTAGGACTAATTATAAGTTTATTATTTACAAGTTGTAAAAAAGAAGAGTTAAAAAATTTGTCTAATAAACAAGTAATAATAGAAGAGTCAGGTGTTATAAATGAATGGTGTGATATAGTAAAGGTTATACCTGATTTTAATTATGGTAATAGATTTACAGAAGAAATATATGATCATTATGGATTAGAATTGGAATCGAGTGGTATATTTAAATCAAGTTTGTTATATTATCCTAAAACTGATGGTATTATTTCTTCCAGATATGACACAAATTATATTCATAATTTTGGTAGATTAATACGAGATTTTGATGATGATTTGAATTTTAATATATCAGAAAATAATTTCTATGATAATACATGCTTACCAGGTACATATAGTATTTCAGAAAATGGTATATTTAGAATTAAATTTAATTTACACTTAGAAAGACAAGTATATGGTCAAGATATAAAAATAATTATATTTAAAATAAATAAAGCTAGTATATTTTTTAACAAATCATCAATTTCATGGCATACACATCAAGGTATAACAGAATATACTGAAGAAATATATAAAATGCCTACAAATCTTTTCATTTCTCAACCTTTAGAATTAACTAGTAATGATATTGATTGTATACCAGGTGATATGATAGGTATAAAAATAACACCATTAGGTAATGCTAATGTTTTTTTAAATTATATTATAATTCAAAAAGCAAAATAAAAATTATGAAAAAGTTATTATTAATATTAAGTTTAATTATGTGTATAACATTTAGTTATTCACAGAAAACAACAGACACATTATATATAGATGAAATATATGAAGATGCATCTAAAAGTTTATTTTCTACAAAAATATTAGAATTTGATTCTATTTCCAAGCAAGATTTAATGAATAGATTTGAAGCTTGGGGTGGTCAAAATTTTAGGAATTATAGTGAGGTTAAAACAAGTAAAACAGAAAACCAAATAACTCTAATGTATATTGGTGGTCATTTTAATGTTTATAGTGGTATGTATATAAAATTAGTTTCTGAATTTAAAGATAATAAAATTAGGTTATCTTTTTATGATGATGGTAATACATATTATTATTATCCAGCATCTAAATACCAACCAGGGTATAAAGTAGAATCTCATAAATATAAAATTAAACATTATTTTAATGGATTTGGTTCAGCTAATCCATATTTATCATATGGTAATAAAATTGTATATAAAACTAAAGATGGTTATATTACAAAGTTGTTTAGTAGGAGAGTTGTACTATATGCTCTTCAATATAAAAAAGATATTAAAAATACTATAATTTCAATTGATAAATTCCTTAAAATTCAAACAGACGCTAATACTGATTCTGATTGGTAATCTTATATTAAAATTATGAAAAAGTTATTATTAATGCTTATTATTTTTACAATTGGAATTACAAGTTGTAAAAAAATAGAAATGGAAAATCAAATTGATGGTATATGGAAAAGCACACCCACCATATACAAATATGATGATAATTATGATGAGTATTATGATTTTTATGAATTTGATGGAGATAAAGTAATTTATAAACATATCTCAATACGTGTAGATTCTGATGGTGAAAATGTATGTGAAGATGGTTATGAAGGAACTTTTAAATTAAAGAAAAGATATTTAATAATTGAATTGCCTAACGATGCATTTAATATTCCGATAATTAAATTTGAAGACATTATTAGTATAAAATATGAATTAACTGATACAAAATTGATTTTATATTTTCAAAGTTACGATACTGAATATTCTGCAATATATTTTAAGCAATAATTGTTTTTTATAAAAAAATTTTCTTATATTCTCACAATATTAAAATTAAAAATAAAAAAAAAGAAAAATTAAGTAATAAAATTATGAAAAGATTTATGGGTATGATGCCTTCAAGTGAAGTAAAAAAAGAAAAACAATTTAAAGTTGGTGTAGGACAACTTATAGTAACTGTTCAATCAGGAGAAAATGGATGGACTATATTATATGCTGATAGTTCATCTGAATATAAAGATGTTGTTGATACAATTGAAAACAATTTTAATGAAGCATTAGATGTATTAACAACACATTTTTCAAATATAAATGAAATTTAAAAAATGGAACAACCAAAATTCATACACGATTGCGATAATTGTATTTTCTTAGGAATATATGAAGAATATGATTTATATTATTGTGATAATGAACCTACTATAATTGCAAGATATGGTGATAATGGACCAGATTATATGAGTGGGATGATATTTGCACAGCCAGATAAAAGTGAACCATTATATAAAGCAAAACAATTAGCCATTGAAAAAGGGTTATTATAAATTGTTTTAAATTTCCTTATATTAAATGAATGGAAGAATATAGATTTAAAATATTTGATTGTGAATATGGCATTAAATTGTACGATTGTATGAAATTTGATGTATCATATTTAAAATCAAATGGAAGAAATGAAATGTCATCTAAAGAGGTGTGGGTTGATTGGATTACTGCTATAACATCAACATGGCCTAAACACCAACTTGTTATATATGCAAGAGGTGAGTCTTTTGATGTTTATGGTTATGATACTGTAGAAGTATTTGAGAGAGATTATGATACAAGTAAAAATTATCTAAATTTTAAAATTAGTAGTAGAAAAGATTTTAATATGATAATAGAATCAAAAAAATTAAACTTATTATAAATAAATTAAAAAAAAGAAAAAACATGGAAGCAATTACAATAACATCATCACCAAAAACACCTGAAATTAATTTTAAAGAAGGTCTAATAGAAATAAGTGGTAGATCAATACCAGAAAATTCAATTGAGTTTTATAAACCAATGATAGAGTGGTTAAAAGAATATGTAAATGAACCTATTAAAACTGAAGTTAATATAAAATTAGAATATTTTAATACAAGTTCATCAAAGTGTCTTTTAGATGTATTTAAAAAATTAGAAGATATTAATAAAAAAACCGAAGTAATTATTAACTGGTGTTATGAAGAAGATGATGAAGATATGCTTGAAGCAGGAGAAGATTATGAATCAATAATTAAAATACCATTTAATATGGTGGAAGTTGAGGAAATTTAAGAGGTTTCAAAATATTTCATTTATTTTTAGCATAAAACACACAAGTCTTTAAATTGTATGATATAAGCGTTTTCAAAATGGCAAAAAGCCATTATATTTTATTTATATATATTATTATAAATAAAGTTGTATAAAATGAAAAAATGTTATTCTATAAGATTATTTCCTACAAATAAACAGATAAATCAATTAACTGAATTGTCTGTTATAAGAAAAGATATATGGAATAAACTTTTAGAAATTGAACAAAACGAATACAAAACCAATAAATTAATTCTAAATAAATTTGACCTAAATAATTTGTTACCTAAATTAAAAGAAAAATACCCAGAATGGAAAAAATTAAACTCAAAAGCAATACAAACAATTGCAACTGAATTATATGGCTCTTATAGATCATTTTTTAATTTAATAAAAAAAGATAAAAATGCAAGACCACCAAGAGAAATATCAATTGAAGATTATCATACAATTGCCTGGAATCAATCTGGTTGGATGATTAAAGAAAATAATAAAATTATAATCAATAAAATACCATTCAATTATAAATCAAAAATAGATATAAAAGAATTAAATATAAAAGAAATAAGAGTTAAATATGTTAGAAATAAATGGTTGTGTGATTTAATTGTCGAAGAACCAATAAAATATGAAGACAAATTAAATATAAAAACAAGAGTTTTAGCAGTTGATTTAGGTTTAATTAAATTGGGAACAGGTGTTAGTAATGATGGTGAAGTCGTTGTTTTAAAAAATAAATCAAAGAAAATAAATGATTACTATCAAAAACAAATAGCAAAAATACAAAACAAGAGAAGTAAAACGAAAAAAGAATCAAATAGGAATAAAAAGTTAAGAAAAGTGTTAAATAAATGTTATCACAAAAAGAATCAACAAATAAAACAAACTCTACATATTCAGAGTAAAAAGTTATCGAATATGAATTACAATACAATTGTAATTGGTGATCTGACAGTTAAAAAATTAATGTCTAAAGAAGGCGTAAATAAAAAGAAGAAGGGAATTAGAAAATCATTTCATAAGTCTAATATCACTATGTTTCTTCAATTTCTTGGATATAAATGTCAATCAAAAAATATCAATTTAACAAAAATTGATGAAAAATGGACAACACAATTAAATTGTTTAACTGGAAAATTATTCAAGGAAAAAATAAAACTTGGAGACAGAAAAGTTAAACTATCAGACACTATAATAATAGACCGTGATTTAAATTCAGCCATAAATATAATGAAAAGATGGTTTGGAAATCATATTGCTTCTATGAACGAGCCACTTGATTTTTCAAGTGTTATTAAAAAGAATAATCTTTTTAATGAAACATATTAGTCTTTAGCTAATGTGTAGTTCATCACAATTTAATAGTATAAGATTGATTAATGTACACAGAATTAGTATTAAAAATAGAACTCATAAAATATATAGTGAATAGAGAATATGATATTGAGAATGAATATCATAGGAGTTCACTTATATTAACATTAATAGATGATGTGTTACGGGGATTTATAAAAAATGTAGAAGATATAGAAGTTTCAATTGATGAATGTAAAGATGGATATTAAAGAATTAGAAAAATTAATTAGACATGAAATAAGTTGGCTACGGTATTATGCTCTTCGTGAAACTAGATATGCTTTAACAGAAGATTCTAATATTTATGAAGATTTGATTTCTATTGGATATACAAAAAGAGTGATTCCACTTGATAAAAGATGTTCAGCAGCTACATTAACATCAGATAATAAAATTGAACATGGTATTGATTTAAGTGAATTAAGATATGATTATTCTTTGCGTGATGTAGAGAATAATAAATATACTCCTTTGGAAGTGTATTTAATTTTATTTCCAGAAAAGAAAAATTCTATAATAGAAGAAATTAAAAAGAGTAATAAATAGTATAAACAATTAAAATTAGTAAATATGTCAAATGAAAGCAAAAATTTAAACAAAAAAAGAAGAATTAATAAAAAAATGGTTAAAAATATGGAAAAAGCTTTAACCAATTTTGGAATTAAAAAAGATGAAACTGAAGATGAATCAAGAATAAGAAAAGCAAAAATTTCAAAACAATTAAAAGATACTAAAAGAAGGATTTAAAAATATGAAATTAACTTAAAAATAAAAAATTATGAATAGAGATTTTAAAAAATTTGCAAATAGTAAAGGTATTAATAGTATGGTTTTACATGATTTTCAAAGCACATATAATGGATATATTAATCCAACTATTATGGAAGAAAGACAATTAAATATTACTCAAATGGATGTATTTTCCAGATTGATGATGGATCGGATCATTTTTCTTGGAACTGCAATTGACGACACCGTTTCTAATATTATAGTTGCTCAGATGTTATATTTAAGTAGTGGTGAAGATGGTGATATTAAATTGTATTTAAATACACCAGGTGGTGGAGTTTACTCTGGATTAGCAATTAAAGATACTATGGATATTATTGGTTGTGATGTAGAAACTGTTGTTTCTGGTATGGCTGCATCTATGGGATTTATTTTAGCTGTTAGTGGTGCAGAAGGTAAAAGAAGTGCTTTAAAACATTCAAGATTGATGCAACATCAACCATTGGGTGGTGCTCAAGGTCAAGCATCTGATATTGCTATTGTTGCTAAACAGATTGATTTGTTAAAAAATGAATTGTATCAAATTATTTCAGAAAGAACTGGACAATCAATGGAAAAAATTATAAAAGATGCTGATAGAGATCATTGGATGACTTCAATAGAGGCTAAAGAATATGGTGCAATTGATAATGTAATTGGAATGAAATAATGAATACTAAAGAATTTGTAGAGGATAGTTTGATTGGTAGAGAATTTTTCTACAGAACAAAATATGGTGGTATAGTAATTGGTGAAGTTGGTGAAGTTAAAACATCATTAATTAATACTTCAGAAGAATTTGAAGTTAGGGTTTTGGGACCTGAGAATAGACCAGATATTCAAAAAGAATTTAAAGTACCTATTGGTCGAATATATTCAAAATTTGTTATTAAGATTGTTAGTACAAATGGCGTAGAATATAATTATGAAGATTTATACTTTTACAATAGTAAAGGTGATAATTTTTTATAAAAAATGGGAAGAAAAAAATGAGTGAAATTATAACAATACCAATACTTTATGATCCGGTTTTACAAAATCTTTCCAGATTTTCTGTTGAATTAGATTTAGATTATTTATATTTATTTACAGATAATTTAAATAGATCTAGTGGACATAATTATATTGATGAATATAATGAATATTGTATAATATGGGCAAAAGGTCGACAAATATATTATCCTAATTCATCACAAGCAGTTATTGAAGGAATAAAATATGTTGATAATGTATTTGGTATTGGTACATATTCTAAAATGAATGTATCTGCTCCAAAATGCTTTGAGTATTTACATTTAAAATTAAAAGAAATCAATATTGAACAATTAAGATAAAATGATGTATTAATAGATATAAGAAATCCTTCAATATTTTTTTATTGTTGGATTTTTTGTATATTGTAAAAATAAAAAATTGAAAAGAAAGAAAGCCCTAACTTACAAATTATGATTAGAACAATTCCACACACAAAAAATCCAAAGGTTAAGAATATAAAGGATTTAATATATTCTAGAAATAATTTTAATGAATTTAGATTAGATTTAGAGGGTAGAACTTATGACCTTATTGATACAGTTAATGGTAAATCAGGAACACCAAAAAAATTGATAGTAGATATTATTCATGTTGAAGTTGTTACTAAAACTGTTGGTGAAGATGAATATTGTGCAAATTCTATAAAAAATAAAACTGTTATAGTTGATAATCTTTTATCTCTTTATCAAGATGGTTATGGTGATATTTCATTATCAAGAAAAAATCTTATTAGACTTGAAAATAATATTGAACAAGAAACTGGTTTAAAGAAAGTTTTAGTTCAATCATGTAAAGGTGCATTTTATTTAACTGATAAAGAAGAATTAAGTTATATAGATGCTAAAAAACAAGACATTCAAAGAGAACTTTATACACAAGAAAAACAAAAGAAACTTGACAAATTAATTATAAGTTTGGAAGAGAATGAAGTTACATATAATGTTGAAGATTGGTATATAGGTGATAGTGTACAAGTTCAAAATGAATTTTCTGTGGATGAATCAATTTTCAAAGAAGGTTTGATTGGTAAAATTGTACATAAAAAAACTGGTGAAATTGGTATAGAATGGAATTATAGTAGATATTCATTTAATGGTAGTACTAGTCATGATTGTAATGGTAATGGTAATAGTGGTTATTGTTGGTATATTCCAATTGATGAGATTAAAAATCTTATTATAGAACATGATTATGATTATATTATTAGTGTAGTTGAAGAAAAAGTTAACTCATTAGAATTGAGGAAACAGATGTTACTTTCAATTGATAATAATATTGAATCAATTAAAATATTCAATAATTATTCTTATCTTAATAATACTAATGAATATAAATTAATGTCTTTGGTTGAATTAGAAGATGAAAATGTAAGATTAAGTGATATATTAAAGACTTGTGAATATAAAAATGGAGATAGTGGAAGATTTGATAGATTGAAATCAACCCTTTCTAATATCAGTAAGAAATATAAATTAAATGTGTCTTTTAAAAACTTCAAAATATTAGATTATTCTGAGCTTTCTGAATATATGTTGAAATTAAGTTCTCAAGTAAGTGATTATGAATCTTCTATTAGAATTGAAAGTGATTTAGATGAATTAGAAGCAGAATTAACCAAATTAGACAAGAATTTTAATAAAAGAATGTATACTCATCTATTCTTTTCATTTAATGATAATCTTAGTTATAAGGAAACAGTTAAAACCAGAATTACCGAAATTAAAGATAATATTGAATTAGTTGGTAATATTAAGAAATTAGAAGAATATTTGGGTGATTATGTTGATTATAATAACTATGATCCTAAGATTGGCGATAGAGCTGAGATTAAAAAAGATTTAATTGTTGATAGAATATCATTCAAAAAATCACAAGGTGGTAAAATAGTTACATCAAAAGATGATAATTTAGGTATTGAATTTGATGAAAGAATAAATTATAAAGGTAAAAAAGGACACAATTGCCAACACAACTGCAAAGATGGCTACGGTTGGTTTATTTACAAAAACCTAGTAGATGTGTTTCCTACATTAAAATCCAAATATTCATACTTAGGAAAACTCAAGGTATCTTTTGATGTAGAGCAAAAAATGAATAAAAAGATTGAAAAGATTAAAAATCTTTTAGGTCAAAGAGAATACGATTCCGCTATGTTAGTTATAGACAGACATTTTAATTCAATTAACGTTGGTGATAGAGTAATTACTACTTTATCTGATAATGTAGATAATGCCTTATTTGAAATTGGAATGGAAGGAAAAGCTGTTTCTATTATTAATAGTGATATTGGTGTAGAATGGGATCAACCTATGATTAATATTGGTGTTGAAGGTAATTCTTGTAGAAATAAATGTAAGCAAGGACATGGTTGGTTTATACCTGTAAGAATGTTAAAAAGAAAGATATCAATAGATGATAAGATTGAGTATTTAAAAACTAGATTAGATTCTGTTGGGTCTGCGAATCAAGAGATTGAAGAAATAAATCAGACTATTGACTATGATTTCAATGAAATAAAAGAACAATCGGATATGTTAGAACTTGGTATAAAGGTTAAAATCAAGAACTTACCTCCATCATTACCAGATTCAGGTATTATTACTAGATGTAATATAGATAAGAGAACTTATGATATTCATTGTGATAAGATAAATTATAAAGATGTTCCAGAAAGGAATGTTGAAGAATATAATGGGTTTGATGCACATCGTGACACTACTTCCTATTTCAGGTAGACTAAGTAAACTAAAACTAAATAATATGTTTAAGAAAATTAATTTTAATGCACCAGTAACGCTGAGTTTCTCGGCACTTGCAGCCATAATACTCATGGCTAGTAAGTTTTTGGTTCCCCTATTGATGGGTATACCAGGTTTTGAGTATATATTGTACCCTTTGGTACATGCAGATTTTGGACACCTATTTGGCAACCTAACATTTTTATTGTTATTGGGGCCTATGATTGAAGAAAAATATAGTAGTAGAATGACATTATTGATGATAGCCGTCACAACGTTAATAACAGGTGGTATAAATATGTTATTTTTAGGAGATATGATAATTGGTGCGAGTGGAATTGTGTTTATGATGATAATGTTAGCATCACTGGGAGGTGGCCGAGAAGGAACCATACCTGTAACTTTTTTATTAATCTTCGGATTATATATTGGTCAAGAAGTTTGGTCAGGTTTTCAAGCCGATAATATTTCACAATTTGGTCATATTGTAGGAGGAATATGTGGTAGTATATTTGGATTGGTTTTAAATAAAGTTTGGAAAAAGAAAACAACAATAAGTAATAAATAAAATATAAAAGATTATGAAATGTAAAATTTTTAAAAATAGTGATATTATGAAATTAGAGCAAGCTATTACAACTTTCTTATCAAAAGATGAAGTTAAGTTTGTTAAAATTAAATATTCTTCTCATGCAATAACTAATGATTCAGGTACTAGTAAATCAGAAAAGGATATTTTCACGGCTCTGATTTTGTATAACGAATAAATGAAAGAATATTCAGAACATAGGAACCATAAAGGTGATTTACATCGTGTAGTTTTGCCTGCTATAGATTTTCCTCATTGTCAAGAATGGTGGATAAATGGAAAGAGACACCGTGATTGTAAACCTGCTGTAATTGAAATATATCCTGATGGAAGTATTAAGAAAGAAGAATGGTGGTTTAGTGGAAAATTGCATAGAATAGATGGACCTGCGATCATTGAATATGGTCGCGATGGCGAACATTATGTAAGAATGTGGTTAGTTGAAGGTAGATTACACAATGATTGTAATCCTGCCGTATTATATGGTGATGGAAAACAAATGTGGTATTGGGAAGGAAAGAGACACCGTGATGATGGAAACCCTGCTATTATAAATGGGCCTAACGATTATGAGTATTGGTTTTATGGTAAAAAGGTTGAAAAAGATAGTTATGAATTTAAACAGGGAATGAGAAAATCACGAAAGCGTAAATTAGAGAGAGTAAAAGGGAATGGACAATAATATTTATATAGATGTGGATGAAATAATGAAATTACCTGATAGTAGCATTAAAGATCCGGAAACCATTCGTCAAATATCAATGTATTCGATTGAGAATAATGACAAAGAAATTATTAAAAAGATTGATAAAAGGTTTGAGGTTTGTGGTTTATATCCATATATTATGCAAAAACTTGATATATTGCCTGAGGATATGTCTGATGAACAAATAAGTTATATGCAAAAAATATCAGAACAATTAAGAAAAAATTTTAAAGAACCTAAAAATAAACAGAAATGATAACATTATTAATAATACATTTTTTGATTGGATATTTCGTTAACCGACCATTTTATAAATGGCAGAATTGCAATAGGCATTTTAAAGATGAACAAAGAAGAAACATCGTTATACTAGTACTTGGTGGCATATTTTTAACTGCTATTATTTTAGCCGTTGTCGGATTTGATTTAATATCTGATTTTAAGACTTTTAAAGAGGATTTTAAAAAAATCAAAGAATATCACAAACAAAGAAAAGAAGATAGTAAAAACTCATATTATAATGATTGGAGAGAAAATCTTAAAGGTCATAAGAAATATGTAGAAGAAAACGATTATATAACAAATAATTATAGAGATGAGTTTAAATAAACAAGAAACAGAATTTATAATGTTAGATAATGACAATCATCATAGATATATTAAAATTGATGATATAAGTTATTTTAGAATTAGTAAAACTGGAAGAGAAGAAACTGAAATATTTATTATCTTAAAAGGTCGAACTAATGCGTTAAATTTCCATATTGAATCCAGTAAAGCAATATCATTAGAAGAGTATTTAAAAGATAGATTAGAAATTAAACAATTTTAAATGAAATCAATACAATACATGGGTAGTAAGAAAAAACTACTCGATCACATTTCAAATATAATAAAAGAATTGCCAGTGTATACTGTATTTGACGGTTTTAGTGGTTCTGTTAGAGTATCAGAACATCTTAAAAAAGACTATATAGTACATTCTAATGATAAACAATATTTTTCTGAATGTCTTGCAAAATGTTATTTATTGAACACTAGAAGTAAGGTTTATTATAAGAAATTTATAGATGAATTAAATTCATTAAAAGGTTATCATGGGTGGTATTCTAAACATTATGGTGGTGTTGTTACTACAAGTGAAAAGGGAGACGCCATACAAAGTGATGATAAGAAAAGAATATGGCAAATACATAATGCTATTAGGGTAGATGCCATTAGAGACAAAATTGAAAGTTATGATATAGATGATATAGAAAAATCTGTTTTACTAACTTCTCTTATAGAAGGCTTGAATAAGGTTTCGAGTGTTGTTGGACATCAAAATGGATATTTAAAGAATTGGTCTAAAAACTCATATAACAATTTTGTTATGGAGATGCCAGAATTTTGTGTTGATGGTGAATCTCATGAAGTTTATAGGGATGATATTTTTAATATATTACCACATATTAAATGTGATCTCGCATATTACGATCCACCTTATGGTACCATCAACAAAAATCTCGTAGTTGCTACAAGATATACCGCATTTTATCATTTATGGAATACGTTGGTTTTAAATGATAAACCTGATCTTTTTGGTAAAGCTAATAGGAGATTAGATAGTAAGAAGAATACTGATGATTTTGAAAGAAATAAGATAGAGATTATTCTACCTTTATTTGAGAGGTTGTTTAAGGAAACTAATTCTAAATATATTTTATTATCTTATTCTAATAAGAGTTTAGTAAGTAAAGATCAATTTGAAGAAATCTTCAATAGATTGAATTATAAATATACTTTCAATGAAATTGAACACAAAGATAACACACAATCTACTAGTGCTTCTAAGGATAGAAAATGGGTTGATTATGACGAAAACATAAAGTTAAAAGAGTACTTAATATTAATAGAGAAATAATGGAAGAAAAATTAAAGATACTAAAAAAATGCGTTTGTCAAGATGGTGAACCTATTATACCTAAAGGTTACAGTGATGAAGAAGTTATGGAAAATCTATACACTTTATTTAACCAAAATCCTATTTCAGAAACATTTTTTGATGATTTATATGAGGATTATATTAAAAGAGTTGATATCTCTAAATCTAATAGTGAAATCACAAAAGAAATTAAAGGTGAAATCTATAAAAAATTAGGTTGGGATAAACTTAAACCATTTACTATAGTTTTAGATTATGTTGGTTGGGCTTTTGAGACAAAACATATTGCTAGTGAGGCACATAAGAAAAATGGTGCTATTGGTTTGGTAGATTTTTTCGGTAAAGGTTTCAATACTGATAATTTGAATATTGAGTATAAAATTAGTGTTTGTATTGCGAACATATTTTCTCAAATTAATTTAAAACGCGATAAATTAAAATCAAAATCAGAAAAGATAGAACCTTCTAAGTTTAATTCACTTAAAGAAATTGATAAATACTTTGATGTTAGTAAAGAAATAAAGAAATTCTACAAGGATTCAAATAGATTATTTGAAGAACGTGAACAAGTTTTTAATAAATATGGTGAAACATCTGGTTCTATTCATAGTCCTATAGACAAAGACCTCAGTAAGATTTTTGATATTTATTGTGAATCTGATTATATTGATAGACACCAAACAGTTGGTTGTGATTATGTTATAAATTCCTGGATTGAAAACTTACAATATGATAGATGTAGGATAGATTATTCTGAAAATCAATATCATCCAACAATATCAAAAACAAAAAGAAATTATAAACCTAGTGGTGCTGCTATTAAAAGGTTATATCAATATTATATGAACAAGGTTATGTTTGAAGAAGTAGCATCATTTGAGTTTGATTGGTAATAGAAAGGTATAAAAATGGATGTAGATAAAATAAAAGAGTGGTTAGATTCACCAGAAGGTAAAAAAGATTTTAAGGAATATATGCTTAAGGCGACTAATAAAGACGAACATAGTCAAAAAAGGTTTCTTAGAGTTGAAAAATATTTAGAAAATTGTGATTTTGATTCTTTAATGGAAAGATTGAAAGATGAACATGGTGATGAATATCGTGATAAATGTTATAAGAAAGGATATGAACCTTATAATAATAGAAAATTAAGTCTTTTAATAAAATGGATATGTGACAGATTTGAATCAATAGAAATATCTAAATTAGACTCAATGTTTTTAGCTGAGACTTATGTATATAAAAGTTACGTGTTCCAATTATTCCAGGGACAAGGATGTTTTTGGAGAGTATCTAAGAGGGTTGGTGATAGTTATGAATCATTTTTCCAAGTTTAAATTAACCCCAATTTATTACCTTGAATTATACTTAACATACCTTCCACATCACTATCATCAAAATCTATGTGTATAACATCAGGCCATTTTTTAGTATGATGTATCCATGCGTATGCCTCTGATTTACCAGCCGAATTCTTATTGAATATATAAACATACAATTCACCAAATTTATCAAAGAATTGGTGCATTGTGGGTGGTATATTTAGATTACAACCGACCTTTTCTAGATTTATTTTTAATTCTTGTAGTTGTTCTAAGTTATGTGTAATTACACAAAATTGAGCATTAGAATCTTTTTCATTATATGTTTTTAAATACTTCATTAAATATCATCAAAGATTTTTCCACTCCAACCGTCAATTGTTTCAAGTTGAGTTTTTAATTTACCATAAAATACCACAAATATATCATCTTCAGTTAATTCCTCGTCTGTACATGCGATACTATAGTTATTTGTTATTTCACTACATTTAATTGAATCGAAATTTAATTCTCTATCTTCTTTTGATTTGTATAATGTCAGACTTAATTTGATATTATTCTGATCTTTAATTTTATAATATTCTGTGATATGACAATATCCACTGTTTGTTGTAAACCCACCGTTTACATTTAAAGTTATACCATTTTCCGTGGTGCTGTTTCCCATAAAAAGTCCCATTATTTATTTTTATTTTTTTAGAAATTTTCTAATATATACCAAGTTTTTTCATCACTACAAACTTTAATTGATTCTCCTGCTAAAATATCAACATCAGTAACACCATCTATTAGATCTACTGATTGAAGTGAGACGACATTTGATTCTGATATATTCTTTACTATATATACATGTCCTGAAATTCTATTTGATGGTAAAGTTATTGTTAATGTCTCCTCGGATGAAGAAGCTATTATGATATAATCACTTTCGTTTTCTGTGCTACCAATAGTATAATCGGCAACAATACTTCTGTTTTTGTGAATAATTCCTCCATTTGAAATATCAAAATTTCTACCTGTGTCTTTTAAAGTTACTTCACCTAAATAAACAGTTGATCCACTTACCACGACATCATCACAAGAAATAGTTGTAGCTGTTAAATTACCTGTAACATCTATATCATTGTCTATCACAACATCACCTAAAGTATTAACTGTGAATATTTCATCATCATTAGAATTAGTTAAGATTAAAGGATAATATACCCCTAAAGTATCTTCACCCTTTACATGTATTGTAGAATCAATAGAAGCCGTTCTAATTCCCCATTGGCCTTGACTATTTCTACTTCCATCTCCACCTGTAATCCAGGTAGTGGGTTCGCTAGAATTGGATCCGAAAGCTGTTGAAAAATGTATATCATTATTTTGAAGTAAAGTACCTCCGCTATTTATGCCGAAACCTATTATACCACCGTAGCCTATGTCATTTCTAGTATACATACCCAAAGTAAAACTTTTAGTTTGGTTGTTAGCTCTCCAATTTTGATTGGATATACCCACATCTAATAATTCTTTTCCATATCTAGCATAATTACTTATTCCTAAGGAAAATCTTCTAGAACCTGAAGTGGAATTAGGTAAAGTTGTTCCACTATAACCAAAGTTTAAATCAACGTAACCAGATTGTAAAGATTTTCCAAAAGATGTAGTATGGCCTACAGATGTTATATTATCTCCATAATAATTGGCCTTGACTATTGTTCCTGCATCGGATAAATTATTTCCTGTCCAAATTCCTACCCCTCCGGCATGGTTGGCGCCGATAGACATTTTTAATTTAGTATTAAGGTCCTGTATAATATTATATCCAATGCAGAAGTCCCATTGACAACCACCAACAACACTATTTACTGCTATAATATGTCCTGGGTTATAAACGATTGTTACTGCTGTTAGTGCTCTAAAAATTCCATCATTCCAATAAAAACCAGAACTACCAGTTATTTGACTGTCATCATTACCATAAGCTATTTGATTGTCTGTAAGATCACCTGAATAAATTGAAGTGGAAGCACTTAAGAAAGCATTTTCATATTGACTTGGTGTATATTTATCATTAACATTCCAAGTACCACTCTCATTTTTATAATGTAAATCTTTATCGGAAGATAAAACGTAGAGTGAACCATGACCACCATAAACAATAGGTTCATATGTTTCTTTTAATTGTAAATAATCTTGTATTCTAAAATAACTCATTATATAAAATATTTTCCGTTGTGATTTAAACTACTATATAATCTCCTATTATGTACCAAGTAGTACCATTATTGGTCACTGTGACAGATGTGTTAAATGCTAATTCATAGGAAGAAGCACCATCAATATTAGCACTGGAATCAAGGTTCATTTGTGATTCAGTTTCAGATACATTTTTAATTATATAAATTTGACCAGTTCTTAAACTAGTACCGGTTAATGTTAAAGTTACTCCATCTTCTCCAGTAAATAAAACAATCATATCTTCATCATTTGAGCCTATAGTATAATCTAAAGTTATACCAGTTAATTTATAAATAACACCACCAGAAGATAGATCTAAATTCCTACCATTATCAGATAAAGTTAGATCTCCTAGATGTAAACTAGAACCACTAGTATATAGATCATCACAATAAACAGTAGTAGCAGTTAAACTACCTGTTACATCAACATCTCCAGCTATAAAAGTAGTACCATCATCAGTTACGGAAAAAACCTCACTACTAGAACTATTATCTAATATTAAAACATCAGTAGCGCCAGCTGTTCCTTCTCCTTTCACATGTAAAGTTCCAGTAGGTGTATTTTCTCGAACACCAACTCTACCTTGGCTACCAACTGTACCATCTCCTCCTGTAATCCACATAGTAGGAGTATCAGAATAAGAACCAATAGCTATAGAATTATAAGTATCATTAGTTAAAGATGTATTAGCATCCACTCCATATCCTATAATACCACAAAATTCATTAGAAGCTACTGTATAATTACCAAAACAAAAATTAAAATCAAGGTTGGTGTTTATGTTATTGTAGTAACCAAGACACATACTATAGGAACTACCACTTATAGTATTAGACACTCCAAAGACAACCCTTTTTTGAGAATTGGTGTCATCTTGAACTAAAACATTATAAGTCCCAAAAACAACATCTTTCCATCCTAATGTATTATCAGAACCACAACAAACACATCCTCCTACTACATCTAAAGTTTCTCCATATAAAATAGAAGTTTCACTACTATTAGATTGAGTAAAATTATATCCAACCCAAATACCACTGGCATTAGTAAAAGTATGTCCAATTGATAATTTATATTCAGGGTGTGTTGTTTGAGTTATACTAGTACCTATCGTAATATTATAATTACTACTATTAGAATTAATCGTAGAATTATTAGCTATAATAATAGCTTCATCACTATCATTAATAGTATTATTGTAACTAGCTCTAAAGTCACCAGTCGTAGGATTCCAAGTTAAACTACTATCACCACTTATCTTATTAGTAGCATCGCCATAAGCAATATTATATTGATCCATTTGACCATCATAATATTCAGTACTAGCAGATAGGAAATTATTGTTAGCTTGAGTTGTACTGTAACTATCGGTTAAATTCCAAGATGTACCACTTTCATTAACATAATGAATATGTTTAGTAATATCTGAAGCATATATAGTACCATATGTTAAAGCAGTATTAACATTAGTAACATATTTCATTTGAAAACAATCTTTTAATCTAAAATATCCCATTTAAGCATTATATCTTGTTTTTTCTACCCAAGTTCCACCTGAATAAACCTCTACGACTAAATCTCTACCAGGCTCTTGGTGATCTATGCCTTGTCTCCAACTACCTTCTGTATTAGTAGGTCCCCAATAAATAAAACCATCTTCATCTATATATACATTATCTGAAAATATAGTGGTAGCGCTCAAAGCGGTTATGTCAATATTAGTGGTTGATAGTGTTTCTGTTCCATAATCCCAAGTTAAACCGCTTTCTGATGTTGCTGTATTTCCACTACCAAACAATATTTCTTTGTCGGTAGCTGTTACACTACCACCAGAACTTCCACTATTAGTTAAATCCCATGTTGTTCCACTTTCATTCACAAAATAAATGTGACTATCATCTTCGCTAACATAAAGTCCACCATATCCTGTTTGTTCTGTTGGTGTTGCTATATGTGGAAGGAATAAAGTGTTATGCACTTTAATAAAATCGTTGTCAAATTCACCATAAATTAAAGGAGTTGTTGTGTTTGAATTTGCGATATATAATTTGTTTGAATAATACTCACTATATCCAGCACTATGTCCAATAAACACGTTGCCTGTTCCTCCTGTGTTTATGTATCCTGCACTTCTACCTAAATATGTATTATTATAACCTTCTTTATTAAATTTACCAGCATAAGCACCAATGAAAGTATTATCTATACCAGTACTAACATATGCAACATGTGTACCTATAAGAACACAATTATTCCCAGCATTCTGATAGCCTGCTTGGTAACCTATTGCAACTGTGTAATCAGCGTCTGTAGTATTAGAAGTTGTACCTATAGCTACTAATCCTACACTTTCGGTACCGATACTACCTGCACCTGCACCAATTAACACATTATTGTTACCACTTGTTAATCTACCACCAGTACTATTTCCAATAGCAGTATTATTACCTCCTGTTAATGCGTCATCTAAAGCATTTGAACCTATAGCAACATTAGCTGTACCTGTATTGTTTGTTAGTGCTAAATAACCTATACCGACACAATAACTTTGTGTATTTGTCTTTAATGCCCGATAACCTATACCAACATTATATGTTCCACTATTCACATCTCCTGCTTCATAACCAAAATGGACATTGCCTATACCAACACCTTCTATTTCCATTAGGTTATTTGTACCATCAGAAAATAAGAAATATCCATTATCAGCAATTGTTAAAATACCATTACTTGAACTATTTTGAAATTCTAAAATGTTTGTAGAACCTGCTGCACCAGAACCTTTAGCAAAAAATGTTGTTCCATCCCAAGTTAAATTACTTGAACCAGTTATTGTATTAGAACCATTTCCAAATGCTATATGATCTGTTTCTAAGGATATTGTATTAGCACTTAAAAAATAATCACTTGTTTGTGCAGATGTATAATAATCACTCAAATCAGTTGAACCTGTATCAGTTAAATTAAAAGTATTTCCACTTTCATCAACAAAATATGGTAGTGCATTTATTGCATTTACATAAAACCCACCATATCCTGTTTGTTCTGTTGGTGTAGAAATTAAAGGTAAGAATAAACTATTGTGTATTCTAATATGATTACTTGAAAAATCACCATGAATTAAAGGTGTAGTAGTATTTGTATTTGCAATATAAAGTTTACTGCTTCCTAATTCATCACTACCAGCATCATAACCAATAAAGACATTTGATGAACCAGTTGTATTGTTACCGGTATGATATCCAATTGCGGTATTTTTTTCTCCAGTCACCACGTCCTCCAATGCACCTATACCTAAAGCAACATTATATTGAGCACTTACAACTTTGTAAAGTGATCTAGTACCAATCCCTATATTATATGAACCATCTGTACAAGCGTTTCCAGATTCTCTTCCTGTAAAAAAATTAAAGAAACCTGATCTTAAATTGGCTCCTGCATTATCTCCAATACAAATATTTTCATCACCATCAATTAAATCATAACCTGATTGGTAACCAATTAAAATGTTTTTAAATCCTTCCGTTACTTTATAACCCGCAAGATTTCCAATTAAAACATTGTTATATCCAGTTGTTATCGCCGAACCAGTATTGTGTCCTAATATAACATTATTAGCACCTGTAAAACCAACGGCATCACCTGATTTATAACCAATGGCTAAATTACTTGCACCATAACAATTTTTAAGTGAATCTGTTCCAATTCCTATACCATTGGTAGCACCTGTAGTACTTTGACCCGCACCATGACCGATATAAATAGTCTCACTAGCAAGATTATTATATCCAGCCAAATATCCTATCGATATATTATAATCACCTGATATATTCTCGTATCCAGAAGCATAACCAAATGCAAGATTACCAAGACCATCTGAATTTGAGTAACCTGCTTCATAACCAAAAAAATTGTTGTAATTAGCAATATTTGAATATCCTGCTTGATAACCAATAATAACATTATTTATACCATCTACATTTGAATATCCTGCACTATTACCAATAAACGTATTATTTTCACCTCCCTCAGTATATACTCCTGCATATGCACCTATAAATGTATTTGATGCACCATCTGTAAGAGCATTTCCAGCCGCAGCACCAAAAATAGCGTTATACAATCCAGTCATTGTGAGGTTTCCAGCATTTAATCCAATTGCTGCCGATGTTGCAACACCACTTTGTATATTTAATCTACCATTAATATATAAAGATTCATCATTGTATGATAAATTACTTGAGCCACTTATTTCATTTGAACCAGAACCGAATGCAATTTGGTCTGTAGCCAAAGATATTGTTGTCGCTGATAAAAAGTTAGCACTTGTTTGTGCAGATGTATAATAACCACTTAAATCAGTTGTTCCCGTATCAGTTAAATCCCATGTACTACCACTTTCGTTTATGAAATAAATATGACTGTTAGCTGTATCAACATATAAACCACCATAACCAACTTGTTGTGTTGGTGCTGCAATATGTGGTAAGAATAAACTATTATGTATTCTTAAGTAATTTGATGTAAAATCACCATATATTAAAGGAGTTGATGTACTACTATTATCAATATATAATTTACTATTACTTGTTTCAGTTCTTCCAACATTATAACCAATAAATACACAACTACTAGCGGCACCACTATCATAACCTGCTGTACTTCCAAGAAAAGTATTATTATTTCCAGTATTTTTTTGTCCTGTATATTTACCTATCATGACATTATATGTTCCTGGATTTTCATAACCAGAAGCACTACCAAGAAAAGTATTATAAGAACCTGTGGAATTACCACCAGCTAAAATTCCAATAAATGTATTTTCTCTTTGAGTCGTCATTTGTGAACCCGCTGAATATCCCATGATAGTATTCTGATCACCACTTGTTATTTTATAACCTGCTTGATAACCAAATAATGAATTACCTATACCACTAAATACAGCAAATGATGCTGCAAGAGAACCGACTATAGTATTTTGAGTTCCACCTGATGATTGATATCCAGCACGATAACCAATCAATGTATTATCAACTCCTGTCATTGTTGTATTTCCAGCACTTTGACCTATTATAGTAGATCTTGATGTAACACTTCTTAAATCAATTCTACCATTTATGAATAAAGACTCATCATCCCAAGTCAAATTACTTGAACCTGTTATCTTATTTGAACCATTTCCAAATGCAATTTGATCAGTTTCTAAAGATATTGTAGTTGCTGATAAAAAATTATTATCTACTTCAGTTTGTGTATAATAACTTGTATTAGCACTTAAAAAGTTGTTATCAAAATATGTGTCTAATGATGAACCATCAATTAATATCTCATCATTAACCTGTGTAATTACGCTATCTGTTAATCTTCCATTGGTTGTTGCAACTGGTAAATATGTTTCTGTTAAATTTGCACCATCATTTAGAATTATTCCCCTTCTTGTATTAATGTCACCTGATTGTAGTTCAACTCTACGAAGTTGTGAATATGTACCACCCCAATTATCAGCAAACTTAAATGCATAATATCTATATCCAGTTGTATTAGTTACATAAACATATTTTGGGTCTACTTGATTTAAAGCAACGTGCTCTTCAAATAAAGAAACATCAGTTGATAATTCAACCCAAGTTCCGTCATTAGCATAAATTAAATCATCAAAATCAGCTTGTGTATTTGAACCCCACAAGGTAAAGTTTTTAACACCACGGTCAGTAGTATTACCAATATTGTGACCATTTTCATAATATACTTTTGTTATTATTTTTGTTGAACCTAAATCAATATGAAATCGTTGGTCAGCAATAACACCGTTGTTTGACGACCATTGATTATTACCAAGAGAACCAATTAATGATTTTGTTGGGTCAGTTGCAAAATGAGGATAATAATCACTAGATAAAAAAGTTGTTGCTTTAACCGTTGTCACATCTTGAGGTGATGGGTATTCGCTTGTATATATTATAGATGGTATTGGTGTTTTAATGCTAAAATATAAATCATTATCAACATATTCAACAGCACCTTGTTCTGTTGTATTTAGTAAACTACCACTTTGAAATTTTAATGGGAAATTTGCTGTTGTGCCAGAAGATAAAGTCAATCCACCAGTCATAGTATCACCAGTGATATTAACATACCTATCATCTGATTCTACTTTAGTATATTTATCTGCTAAATCATAAGAATTTCCTAATTCATTGATCATATAGTAAGATGTACCACTAGCATATAAATTCACGTATCCGCTTTGAGGTGTAATAACTGAACTAACAGATGTAGGTATCGCTGTTTGTGGATATGATTTTCTTAACATTTACAATTATTTTTCTTGTTGGTATATATATTATTTTTATATGGTAGGAATTTAAAATAATCGCATTGTAAAAATAAATATATAATAATATGAATTTTGAAACAATGAAAGAAAATCTTGACATTTTAATTAAATCAGTTAAGAGGGACATTGAATTAACATACGAAAGTGTTTTGAATAATCCACATTCTAGTGAAGTGCAAAAACATTTATTGAGATATGCTGAATTAAATAATTTTTTATCAATATACCAAAATCTTTACGAAATAAAAGATGAAAAAGAATTTCAAGAAGTTTTAACAACATATGTAGATTTATCTATTAATACACTAACCGATCAACTAGACAAACACATAGATAACGAAAATTATGAAAAATGTGCAGAGATTAAAAGTGAAATTGATTTAATCAACAACTTGAAATATAAGGAAAAAGAAAATTAGAAATATCCAAAAAAAATCCGTATCTTGGTAAGATGAAAAAACTTAAACACTTAAAGACATACGAAGGTTTCACAGTGAAAAATTCATACATTCCTACTTACGAGGAAGCAGTAGAAATATGCGAAGTTAATAAAAATTTCTATGAGAACACACACGAAGTCAACGGATATAAAGTGTCTACGTTTAATTATAGAATCGCAGGTTATGAAGATTTTATAAACCCACTACCAGATAAACCAAATGTTAATGCTAGAGAATTAAGAGGTTTAACCTTCATTTTTAATGAAGATGGTTCTTTATATAAAAAATATTTACATTTGCAAAAGTTTTGGAATATAAATCAAGTAGAAGAAACATTCTACCAAAATATTAAAGATTATAAAATCGTCGGCGTGGCTGATAAATTAGATGGTTCTTTGGTTACATTCGTTAAATTTCCAAATGGTGATGTTCTAAGTAAAACTCAAAACTCATTCGATAACGAACAAACAGAAGTAGTAAATAAATTGTACAAAGATAATGAAAGTATTCAAAACTTTATCAAATGGTGTGAAAAGAAAAATTATGTAGCATTATTTGAATATGTTTCATTTATGAATAAAATTGTACTAGATTATGACGAACCTCAATTAATACTATTGAGAGTTAGAGATAATGATACTGGTGAATACATTGAATTTAAAAATCTAAAAGATTTGGGTGAAATACCAATCGCTGAATCAGAAGAATTTGATAATTTAGAAGATATAATAGAACTCGCTAAAAATATAGAAGATAAAGAAGGATGGGTTATAACATTACAAGATGAAAATGGTCAATATACCATGGTTAAACAAAAGACTGATTGGTACTTTATTAGACATAGATTAAATGATAAAGTTGAAAGGGAGAATGATATTATTGAATTAATATTGGATAATACTATTGATGATATTTTATCACAATTAGACCCTGAGAGGGATGCTAGTAAGATTAAATTTATTAATGATATTACAAAGGTGGTTTCTGATTGGGTTAATGGAAGAGTTATAGAAGTTCAAGAATTAGTAGATAAATTTGATGGTGATATAAGAGATTTTGCTATTAGATATAAAAAAGATAAAAACTTTGGTATGGCTATGATGGTTGTTAGAGGTTATGATACTAATGTATTTAATATTGTAAAAGAATTTTTAAAGAAAAATACAAATAAATTAGAACAAGCTAGAAGTTTTATAAAAAGAAAAGATTTTAAAAGAAAATGATAAGAAATTATGATAATTTTTTGTTTGAGAAATATGGTTCAAATGAGTTAGTTAGAAAACTTACTTTTTATTTGGAAGATGTTATAAATAAAAATATTGGTAAATTGATTTTAAATAAAAAAATTGTATTAAATGGTAGTTTAAAAAATTTCACTGATATTAATTTTCTAAATGATGAAATTGAGATTGTTTTGTCAAATGAGACACATGGTGGTGTATATCTAAAATTATTATTAATTGATAATAATAAAATAGAAAATCTTAAATTGGTATTTAAGATGGTTTTATCACCAGTTGAAAAAACATCTAAAAAATTGAATCGAGATAATAAAATTATAAATATTATTTCTCATGAATTTTTACATGTTGTTGAATTATTTTTGACAAAATTAAACAATAATTTAGAATCTAGATCATGGGAATATGGAGATAGATTAAAAATATTAAAGAAAAAATATTTAAATAGTTGTGAATTTCAAAAAGTAGAATATTTAATATATTTGTCTTTGCCTCATGAAATAAGAGCCAGAATTGAACAATTGAATAAAAATGTGGAACAAAAGAATATAATTGGTATAAAAAAAACTCAAGAATATATAAAAACAACTAAAATATATAAAGATGTTGATTTTTTATCTACCATTAATATAGATAAGATTTTACTAAAATTAAAGAAGTTGATTATGATTTAATCATAAAAGATTTTAATCATTTGTTTTTGCAGAATAATGCAACGAATATAAAACAATATGAAAATAATTTTAAAAATTATTTTAATACTTTATTAAAAAGAAACAATAACACGATTAAAAAATTGCTTAAAGTATCATATAATTTTCAGGATGGTTTAATGTTAGAAGAAGATATAAATATAAATTATTCTGAATATAAATAAAATAAAATAAAAATATGAAAATAAGACAAGGATTTGTAAGTAATAGTAGTTCGTCATCTTTTATAGTGACGTTTCCAAAAGAAATGAAAAACGTAAGAGATGTTAAAGAATCATTATTTCCTGATGGAAAAACATTTAGTATAGAAACAACATCCTCATGGAATGGGACAGGAACTATAATTGATTCAGATGAAATAGCTGAACACGTATGGAAAGATATACAAAATTCAGGTGATAAGACTGTATTTGAATTGATTTTTTTGCTTGGTGAAGATTATTTAGATGGTTTTTATAATGATTGGGGTGAGCCAAAAATGTGGAGATATGTTCCATATTGGAGAGAAGAAGGTTTTGAAAAAGAAGGCACCAAACTTGGGTTATTGGATGAATTTGAAGGTTATACTAATTTGAAAGACTTAGAAGAAGATATTAAAATTAATGATTCTATAATAGATCAGGATGATTGGGATAAATATCCACAAGGAGCTGATTCTGGTTTAGAATCAGTTAAAGAATATATTGAAAAAGCAAAAAAGATTATCGAAGGTGATGAACAATTATATTTCTTTACATGGTCTGATGATTCTTCTTATGATGCAGCTTTTGAACATGGTGATGTATTTAGAAATCTTCCATGTAAAATAGAATCACATCATTAAAAATAATAATAATTATGAAAGTTAAGAAAGTATCAGAATTGTTTACAAATCAAAATTTAAAAAATGAAGAAAAATTTGTTGATATTATTGAAAAACTCAATAAAGATTATTATGAAGTGAATTTATTTGCTAGAGTTGAATATGAAAATGGGTATTATTCTAAAGGTAAAGTAGAATATAAAAAGAAAAAAGACCATATCTATTTTTCTTATGGATATATGATGTATGAAGATCATGGTGATTATCATGAATTTGAAATACATGAAAATGAAGCTACTCTTAACCAAAGAATGGAATTTTGTATTGAAAAAGGTATAAAAAAAGTTAATCTTAGTGATGTTTGTATAGTTTATAAATTTGGTGATCATATTGATGCTGTTCAGGAAATTTATGAATATGATGATACTATAAAGAGTATTATTAAAGAGATCATTGATACTGTTAATGAACTCCGAAAATATAAAATAAAAGAATGAGAAAAATAATAATATTATTAATTTTACTGGGTTTTTGCTCGTGTTCTTTAAAAAAAGATTTAGTAATAAGTCAGGATGAAAATAAAATTTTAAAAGAGCAAGTAGTAAAATTAAAAGAGATAAATAAAAGACTCATAGATTTACTTGATGAATGTGAAGCAGAGAGAAAATGAAGATTAAGAAATAATAATTTTTTTATTTTGAATAAATTTTGTATTTTTACTTAAATTAATAAACTAAAAAACTTATGAGTAAAAAATACACAAAATTTCGTTATTTGTATCCCCCCAGACCTGAGCAGACTATACCTTTTGACGCTATCGACGAATATGACAATGGTGAATATATTGGACAAGCCAAATTAAACGGTGATTGTGCTGAATTTTATTTTGATGGTGAGAAAGTTAGATATTTTAATAGACATAAGAAAGAAGGAATTAAGTTGTTTAAACTTGAGGATTCTGAAGTATTAAAACTTCATAAATCTGAATCTTTTATGGTATTGTCTGGAGAATATATGAATAAAAATAAGAAAGGTATTGATGGAAAACCATGGAATCATAAATTTGTTATTTGGGATATTCTTGTTTATAATGGCGAACATTTAATTGGAACAACTTATGAAGAAAGAGTTAAGTTATTAGATGAATTGTATGGTGTTAATGAGTATAATGATTATTTATATGAGGTTAGTGAAAATATTTTCAGAGTAAAAACATTTTATAAAAATTTTTCTAAAATATGGAATCAAATTGTTGAAATAGATATGTTAGAAGGTTTCGTTTTTAAAAGAAAATCTGGAAAGTTAACTGACGGGACTCGTAACGAAAAAAATGGTCAGTTAAATTCGATTAAGTGCCGTAAATCTACAAAGAATTATAAATTTTAAGATGATACACAAAACTAGACAACAGGTTATAGATGAATGGAATGAATGGAATGATGTCGAACGGTGGAGTCATATTATTTTAGGAATATTTTTCAAAGGTGATATTATTATATATTTAGATAATGATAATACATCAATTTTCATTGAAAAATCAATTTTCATAACAGATTTAGATCCTGAAGATGGTATTTGTTTATATTTTGATGATTATATTGGTAATGCTCAAGGTGTTTATGATTTATGTGAAGCTGTTGGAATAAAATGTGAAGGAGTTTAAATGGACATGAAATATAAAATAGGAATAGTAGAATATGATTTAAATGAACTTATAGATAAATGGGTTGCAAAAGAATTTAGAGAAGAAGCTAAAGAAATAGTTTTTAAATATCTTGATTGGAATGATTTTGGTTCTCATTATATGATTGTTGAGTTAATCATTTATCATGAAAGAGATATGGGTAATATATTTTGTTTACATTTAGATAAAATGAAACTTGATTTAGTAAAACAGAATATTATGGAAAAGGGTGGTAATTTTGGGAATCATTTAGAAATGGGCGATTAGTGTTACTGGCTTAGCACGGAGACTTCTAAACTCTTCAGAGTGGGTTCGAATCCCATATCGCCTACAAATTTAAAATTAATATGAAATTAAAAATATTAAAAGATAAAATAGTTGTTGAGGAATGGAATGAGAATTTAGAAATTAATCAAGAGGTCGATATTAAAAAATATCAAAGACCATTTTCTTATTATTTTCAACATTTAGTTGAATTTGATGAAAATGTGACAATTAAAGATTTCATGAATCATTTATTTGATTATGAAGATTTAATTGATTTGTGTTTTTATGGGTTTACTTATGGATTTAAATTAAAACCATATTTAAAAGAATTAAAAAAACCATTAAAAGAAGAAACAGAGTGGTCAAGATTAAAACATATTGAATTTAGTTGGATTTGTGAAATTATGAATAATAATAATATAAATGAACTAGAGTTTGATGCCTTTGTTACTGGTATTTCTAAAGATTCAAAAATATTACATGGTTATTCTATTAGTTTAACACCTATTAATGAATGGAAACATTTACCGATCTTTTTAAATAAAGAAGTTGTTGTAACTGAATATAAAGATGGTGAAATGGTCGAACATTTAAAAGTAAGAAAGGAGTGGATATTATATGATATTATTGGAACTTTTTTATATGAATTATCATTTCATGGGGACCCTGAGGATAAAGAAAATTTTAGTTGTGAATTGAATGACTTAAAAGAAGAGGTTTCTATAGAAGAACTTGAATTGATGCGTTTAGAAAAAGAGTTAACTGAAGCAATTGAAAATGAAGATTATGAAAATGCTAGAAAACTTAATAAGGAAATAAAAAAAAGACGTGATTCTTAATATTTTTTGGGTTGAATGTAAAATAATATATAAATGGAAATAATGACCTATGATATTTAGAATGTGGAAAAGAAAAAAGCTGAAAAAGAAAATTACTGGTTTAGAAATGGAACTTGGTCAGGTTAAGGCTGTTATATCTGCTAATAAAAAAATGTTAATTAAAATGTACGATGAATATAATATATCAAAAGTGCAAATGGAGATTGAATCAAAAGAAATAGAAAAAATATTATTAGAAAATAAATTAGAACAACTTAAAAACAAACTAACATGATGGTAAAAAAATGTAAATATCACTTAATCATAGAAAATCCTAAAGATGAAGTTTTAGGTATTTATTTTCATATTGAAGATGGTGAAGAAATAGAAAAAGCATCTAAAAGATTAGCTAAACAATATAAATTTAAAAAGTATAAAATAGAATTAAATCCATTTTATATGAATTGACAATTGTATAATTCATTATTAATATATAAGTATAATGAAATATTTAAAAACATTTGAAAATGATCAATTGAATTTATCCTTTAATATTTGGTTTGATTTAATCGAAATATCTAATAAATTATATAATAAATATTGGAAATATGATTCAGTTGAAGATATTGATATGGTTAAAATCAAACTTGAAAATACAATTTTTGTAAATATTTTTAAATTCAATGAAATAGAATTATGGAAATGGAAACATACTGACCCAGAATTATATATAAATATAACCAATGATGGTACTAATTCTACCACTATAAGTAATGTTGATGATCTTGAATTAAATGATAAAATACATGATGTTTTGAAAGATCCAAATACAATAATAAAACTAGAAGCAAATAAAATGGGTTTATTATAAAGAACTTCCCAAGAAAATTTAAATTAATGAATAAATATTATTGTCCTAATTGCAAAACTCAACTTATTAGCAATGAAATAATTATTGTTGAAGATTGTCTGGAACATGAAAGGCAAACTCCTAAAATGATATGTCCAAATAAAGATTGTGAATGTTGTAAATATAATATGTTTTGGAATGACTATGGTGAGTTTTATTCTGGAGCTAATTTTCGTATTTCTAATAAAATATTTCCAGATCGCAGATATGCTGCATTAAACTCAAATGCTAAAAAATCAGAGGTAGAAATATTTAAAAATGGATTAAAGAGTAAAACTTATTTATCCCCTGTTTTTTGTTTTTATTTGTTACAACCGTTAATTGAACATAATTATAAAGGTGATAATTGGGGTAATGTGTTAAAAAAGTCATATAGTTTAAAATTTCTAAAGAGAGATGATGGTAGAGGATTTTGTACATATTATACTTTTCCAATAAAGTCTTTATATTCAAGTATTAGATATTTTCATAGTAATGTTAAATTTTATAAAAAGAATAAGACTAAATATGGTTTAGATCAAGTTCATGATCAATTTAAACCTTTAGGTGAATGGGATAAAAGATGGTGGAGAAAGTTATCAAAGTTTTATTCTAAAACATTTTTCAAAAGTTTAAGAAATGAAGTTATAATTAAAAAATTATATGAATAACAAATTTTGTTAATTGTCATTTTCTGACATTTTGTTTTAGATATATAATAAAAACAAAAATTTTAAAATGACTGATAAAAAGAAAATAACTAAGACATATTCAATAGAAGAACAAATCTTCAATAGATTTGATGAGATTTGTAGACAAAAAAACATCAATCGCTCTAAGTTCATAGAGAAAAAAATCAACGAATTCATATTGGAAAATTGGTCAGTAGATCAAAATAAAATGTACTCATTACCTGGGTCAGATGATTATGTCAAAATTGTCGACACTAATATTGAAAATGGTAATGGTTATGTTAAGTTAAATAATGGTAACAAATTAAAATTGGCTGACTTTGAATTAATGTATACTGAAGAAGTAATAGATCCAGATAATTTTTTGAATTTGGGCGCATTTAATGAATCACTTATAAGTGCTACTAATGAAATAGAAGTTGATGATTATATTAAAAATGATCATGTGGAAATATTGGCTGAAAATCTTAATAAATCATATTTAAATTCTGACTCATTACCACCAATTAGTGAATTGAATAAAATCAACGATATTAATGTTGAATTGGGTGGTGTTATATTAAATGACGATATTGATCAAATTGATCCTTCATTTTTAAATAAATCTATGATGTCTATTAATGATATTGAGAAAGTTAAAGAAATTATTGATAAAGTAGATATTAAAGAACATTTAGAAAATCACGATTATAATGTTAAGATAAAAGTTAATGGTCAAGAAGAATCAGAAAATAATCCATTATTTTATAAAGGTGATTCTGATACAACTTTTGAAGAATGGATAAAAGAAAAAAATGAGAATACAATTTTTCCAACACCAACAAATAATATTAAAGAATTGGAAGTTCGTAAGAATAGTGAACCAAAGGAAGAATTGATGGATAAATATGAATTCACAGAAGATTTAAAATCTATTTATGTTAAAGATAAAAATAGTAAATATTTTGGAATAGAATATAAATTAGTTGATTTATATAATATTGATGATTTTACTGATCTTACTAAGTTTGAAATGGTGAAATTTGCAATGACACATCCAAAAATAAGAGATAGTTATTTTACTGATTCAAATGGTAGAATATTATTTCAAGGATAAATAATTTGATTTTTTATTTTTAGAAAAATTTTGTATATTTAAATAATCAAAAAGATAAATTTTAACTATAAAAGAAAAAGATGTTTGTCTGAATTGTGAAATTATAAACCCTAAAAAAATTGAAAATATGTTTACTTTAAGCTCCTTATGGATATTGTTAATAGGAATAATCCCTTTCATTATCGCTGTATTTAATAAAAAATCACCTTTTCCAAAAGCTAAAATTTGGAAAATGTTAAAATGGAACTCTGTCATCGGCGTAGGTTACTGGGTACTAGGCTCATTACCATTTATTGGTAGTTTGTTTGGACTCGGGTGGATCTTCTTATTAGGATGGGCATTGTTTCCTAATTGGATATTGTTTAAATGGTTAAATTAACTAATATTATCTAAGTGTTTTAAATACTCTCTGAGTGTTTTAAACACTTTTCCTTTTTTTGCTCTTTTATTATTTTGCTTTATTGCATTATTAATATCATTATATTTTCCCGCCAAAGATTCCAATAAATTTAATTTATTTGCACTAATAACGTGAGATTTAATAAATTCATCAACGGTATCATATATTTCCGATAAATATCCTGTAGATTTTAATTTAGATAATGATATAATAGTATTTTGATAATATAATTGTGATGGTATTATTGATAGATATTTAATTGATGGGTTATATGTAGAACCTCTTATTTGATCAATATCTAAAGATTCGTAATTATTATTTTTTAAGAATTTAATTAAAGTATCATATTCCTCTTTGTTATTTATTTTAACAACATAGTTATTCCAACTTGTTGATTCCAATAATCCCATATTTATTCCTTGAAATAATGACTCCAATTCTTCAATTGTTGTAAATGAATCAATTATATTAAAAAGAGCACCTATTTTATATTCTGTGAGGAATGTATAATAAAACCATTTTTCAGAAGGTATAATTACAATATAATGTGCATAATCATAATACTTAGAAGACTCATTATTTTGATAATCTTGTTTTAATAAATAATCTGTGTATAAAACAAGATCTTTTTTATTATCTATTTTTATTAAATATGCACTTTTCATTAAAATAATCCTAAGTTAATTTTTGATTTTAATTCTTCGTCAAATTTGATAGTTAATTCAAATATTATTCTATTATCACCTTCTTCATAATCATTTTTTGAAAAACCCATTACTTTTAAAGATAATTCATATGTTTCAGATATATTTTCGAATCTTTCTTTAATATCAAATAATTCTGATAGTTCATATTCACCGTCTATTTTCCATACAAAATCTAATTTTTCTATATCAGAAATTGAGTCAAAAAAATCATAATCTTCTTCATCTTCATAATAGACTGGATAATTTAATAATTGATTTTCAATTATTTTGATAAATTTTTTTAAAATTTGTTCGTCTATTTTTTCGTTATATGACTTTAAATATTTCATTATATTAAACCCATTTTATTTCCTTCTACTTGAGATTTACAATCATCTGATATTAAAAATTCATATATATCATAAGCATATTCTAATAAATTGTATTGTCTAATATCACCTAAACTATATAGTTCACCTTCATCTTCTACTATTGTTATATCAGTGTTTTTACGATCTTTATTAATTGTTAATTTGTTAAAATGTTCAATATCTATTAATAAAGTTAAATGTGTTCCCTCACCTATATATTTCTCACATAATGATTGGATATTTTCTATTAAATCTTCAAGTAATTCTGATCTTTCTTGTATATTGTCGATATTTGAATTCATGTTTAATTATATTGGATTGTAAATCTTCAATCTTTTTATCATTCCAATCCTTAAAATCTTCGTTATATTTCTTTAAGTGTTTCATAATAGTCCCATCTTTAAAGATTCTATCATATCTTTATTTATTTTTGATAAAGAAAAAATTAATATTAGATAAATTGCTTCAAGACCAACATCAATTTCAATTTCAACATTAAAAATTTCACGTAAATTATTTAGTTTATTTAAATAATCATCCTTTGTTAAATAAATAATATCAGGATCTCTAAAATTAATAGATATAACAAAATTATCATTAGAATTTAAATAACTATTAAAACCTTTATTAAATATCTTTTTAACGTAATTTTTAAGAGGTTCTTGAAAATAATCCCAACTAGATTCATTGTATTTATTTAAGTGTTTCAAAAACTGATACTATTTTTTGGTATATATAAATTTTTAAATGTAAAAGAAAATTCTTATATTACTTGGATGAATAAAAATGCAAAAATATTAATAATCCCTGATTGCCACGGTCATGATACATTCAAGCAATCACTTAAAAATAATAATATTGATAAGTATGATTTAGTTATTTTTCTTGGTGATTATTGTGATAGTTTTACTCTTGATAATATTACAATTAAGAATAATTTATTAGATATAATTCAACTTAAAAAAGATTATCCAGATAAAGTAGTTCTTTTATGGGGTAATCATGAGATGCATTATTATTTAGGTAGAAGTTTTAAATGCACAGGTTTTAGATCTGAGGCTTATTTTGATTTGAATGAAATATTTGTTAAAAATAGTGATTTATTTCAAACTGCTTTTCAGTTAGACACAAAAGATGGTGACAAATATTTGTTTAGTCATGCAGGTGTTGAACAGGGGTGGTATGATGAACATATAAAAGAACATTTCACATATGATATGGCATTTACATTAAATATGTTATTTGAACAAAATTATAAACCAATTTTTGATGTTGGTCGAGGAAGAGGCGGTTTCAAAAGAGTTGGTGGTGTGTTATGGGCTGATTATCATGAATTATATCAAAGTCCCATTAAGGGTTATAATCAAATAGTTGGACATACTTATTTAAAAGATGGTTTTAGATTGATGAAATGGGATGATGGTAGATTTGTTCATTTTATTGATGGTCCACCATATTATTTAGAAATGGAAATTGAGAATGTTATCTCTTGGGAATTGTTTAATGACCAGGAAATCCAAGATTAAAAAGTCTTGGATTTTTTGTTTATATTTGAATTTTAGTTTTTAATATATAAAATAAATGATTGAATGAACATGTTGAAACACAAGTTATTTCAAATATTATTAGGATTAACTACATTATTATTAGCTTCTTGTGTTGCATATATTTCGGTTATAGGATTGGTAAAAATATATGCTGGTGTTGGAATTTTAGGTATTGTTATATTTTCAATAATTGAGTTATCAAAAATTGTTGGTGTTACTTATATTCAGAGGTATTGGAAATATTTAACAAATATTAAGAAGTTTATATATATATTACTAGTTGTTGGTGTTATGGCTATAACATCCTTTAGTGTTTATGGGTTTCTTATGGGTTCTTATCAAGCTACATCAACTAATTTAAATCATATTAATAGTAAAGTTCAAGTAATAGAAACAAAGAAAGAATATTTAAATAAAGAAATTGGAGGTTTTGAAAAACAGATTAATTTTAGAGATAAGAGAATTAATAGTTTATCAGAATTAAGATCACAACAAGAAGTCAGACTTGATACGTTATACCAAAGAAAAGATTGGAAATCTTATCAACAAGCCAAAGATGTAGAAAAAACTATTAAAGAAGCAAATAATGATATTGATTTATTAAATGTTGAAATTAGTAAATTTAATGGTAAAATTAGTTTATTAACGGATTCTATTTCTAATTATGAAATTCAAATTATTGATCTTCAAGATAATGATTATATTTCTGATTTAGGGCCATTGTTATATTTATCTAAAATGACTGGAAAAGACATGGATAAGTTAATAAATATACCAACAATTGTTATGATATTTTTATTAGACCCATTTGCTATAGCATTATTAATAGCATTCAACCATATAGGTATAATTGTTGTGAGGTTAAAAAGAGGTGAGAAAGATGAATTTAAAAAGAAAAAGCCTAAGAAACAAACTGTTGAGATTGTTGAAGAAGATGTATTTGAAGAAGAACCTAAACCAGAAAGAATACCAGAAGACATTGAAGAGGAAAATGAAGTTGATATTTTTATAAAGGAGATAGAAAATACACCTGATTTGAATGATATGCTTAATAAGTTATGTGAAAACCCTAGTAATATAAATGAACATTTATTGACATTAAAGAAATATGCCAGTAATAGTGATCATATAACAGAATTGAGAACTGACTCTCCAAATTCAATATTTGCTTTATTAGCTGGTAAACCAAATAAACTTATAAGTTATGATAAGATTTATCATAGAAATATTATAAAGGCAGAAGAAATTGCAAAATTAGAGGGTATAGAATTTGTTTTTGTACAAAAGAGTGTTATAGAAGATGATATAAAAGATTTTGAACAAACAGATTTATTATTTATTGATGTAGGTTATGATTATAATCAATTAATTAGAAAATTGTCTATTTTACAAGAAAAAGTTAATAAATTTATTATAATTCATGATACAGAAACAGAAGATATTTGGAAAGCAATAGAAGAGTTTATAAAAACAAATGATTCATGGGTTATTAATAAGATTTATAAAAATAATAATGGATTGGTAATTTTAAAAAATAAGAAATAATCAAGATCTAATTATAATAATCCCATTTTTTTAGATTCTATAAACGTTGTTACATCTTCACTTGTTAAATAATTATAAAAATCTTGCATACCTTTTTTATCATTAAATAAAGGATTTTTATAATCTAATGATTTAAATTTACCATGATATCTTAAAAGTTCAACTAAAAATATTTGATTGTGTTCAATTGTAATATATATATTATATATAATACCAGAGAATGGTTCACTGAAATATATTAAACAAGTATCAAATTTTGTAGTTAAAATATTACCTGGAACATTTATTTCATATTTTTCAATTTGTGTTAATTTACTTATTTCATCTAATTTAGATAGAATCTTGTTTAAAACTTCTGATTCGTTTATAAAATTGTTATAGTTTTTCATTATAATAATCCTAAATTTTCCCCTTCTATATAATGAATGTTTTCTTCATTAAATGTTTTAAATTTATCTTTATCATACTCTATAATTATATCAAGTTCTGGATGTGTTTCTAAATCTAAATAATAGTCAAGGTTAGTATCATCTAATATTTTCTTGAATTTATTTAATTCATTTAAAAAATATGAAAATTCTGTCTTGATGATTCCAGTTTTCTCCCACTCTGTATTAAATTCATTAAAACTAATTCTTATTTCGATACCACCTTTGAATAATCCTTCGATAGTTACATTGTAATTATTTATAAGAAAATATTTATAAAGTATTTTAATAGTTAGTTTAGTATCAGCACCATGTTCTATTGAAAATTTTTTAATAGAGTTTTTAAATGAGGATATCATGCTTTTATATGTTACTTCGTTATATTTTTTAATATATTTCATAAATTATTATTTTCTATTTGGGTGTGCTTCTGCTGTGTGTATTGAATGTTTTAAATTTAATTATTTTTTTTTCATCAACATCTTGAACTATTAAATCTTCTTTACCTTCTTCATCAAATTTTCTACCAGTTCCATCTTCTGATTTTCTATTTTTCATTCCTTTTTCCCAGTTTGGTAAACCAAATGTTGGATTATAATAATCTTCTATTTCTTCTTCATGATCAGAAGCTATTGATTTATATACGTAATCTTTTGGTGGTAATTCGCCGTTTTCATCAAAATATTTTTTGATAAGATCATAAGTTGGTTTGTGTTCAGATTGAATTTCAGCACCTGATTCTAATTCTTCTTGATTTTCAAATTCATCGAATCTTTCTTCAAAGTCTTGGTATTTTTTAATATTTGACATTATGTAAATTTTAATTTTTTTAAAATATTTATGTTATATTGTGTATATATTAAAATAAATTCTTTAATCTAAAAAATGACAAAACAAATCGTAATTATTGGAGATTCTCATGCTAGACCAATAGCCATTGAGATAATAGAATTACATCTAAAAAGCGCTCATAAAATAATACTACTTGGAGATTACGTAGATCCATATATTCTCTCACCAATATCAGATAAGAAGGTAGTTAGTCACCTAAAAAAGATTATTAAATATAAAAAAGATTATCCAGATAAATTTGTTTTATTGATAGGCAATCATGATATACATTATGTTCATCCTTCAATAAGATGTAGTAGATATAATTATAAAATTGCTACTGAATTAAGAGAATTATACACAGAAAATTGGGATTTATTTGATATATCACACCAAATAGAAAATTATCTTTTTACACACGCTGGTGTTTGTATGAAATGGTTAGATAAACATTGGTCACATTTTGAATCTTTTGGTCTTAAACCTGATTATTCTAATATAGATCAAGTTTTGAAAGATGTTCATAAAAGTAAATTGTTTTATATTTTACATGAAGTTGGTTCTTTTAGATCTAATCCGGAAGAATATCCTAAAGTAAGCGGTGCTGTTACCTGGTGTGACAAAAGTGAAGGTAAAAATGATTATATACCTGGATTTCATCAGTATGTTGGTCATAGTCAAGGTGGTATTTTAGAAACATTTGGTGATGATGAGTCTTCAATAACATATTGTGATACATTGGGATTGTCAGGCGAATATGTAGTATTAAAATTAAAAGATGATGAAAGTATTTAGATTAAATATAATTAATGAAGATTTTTCTGAATTACAAGAGAAATTATTTAATATTAAAATATATTGGAGTAATGTTGGAAAATATTCACATAGTTCAAAATATGGTGATTATATTTATATTTTTAAACCAACTGATACATGTTTCCATGGAAAAAATTGTGATGCTGTGTTTGCTTTTGTTCATCATGAATCTGGGATTATGGATCATTATAAATGTGATTATGATTATATTGATTTTAAAAGTTTTAAAGATTTTGAAGAAAAACATAAATGGTTATTTGAATCTAGTAAAATGGATTTAATATAATCCCATTTTATTTGCATTATGTAGGTCTGGGTTTTCTTTCCAAAACCATTTCCAATAACCTTCTAAATTATCATAAGGTAATTGGTTATTTTCACAATATAATTCTTTTAATCTTTTAGATAATTCAGGTAATTCAGTTAATTGGTTATTATAACAATATAATTCTTTTAATCCTTTTGGTAATTCAGGTAATTCAGTTAATTTATTATTAAAACAATATAAATATTTTAATCCTTTAGGTAATTCAAGTAATTTAGTTAATTGATTATTATAACAATATAATATTTTTAACCCTTTAGGTAATCCAGGCAATTCAGTTAAATAGTTATCATAACAATATAATCTTTCTAATCCTTCAGGTAATTCAGGTAATTCAGTTAATTTGTTATTACCACAATATAAATATTTTAATCCTTTAGGTAATTCAGGTAATTTAGTTAAATTTAAATTAAATAAATTTAATGTTTTACCATTATTACTTAAATTGTCTTTAATTAATTGATTTTCATTGTATGTCTTTAAATACTTCATTTAACCATATTTTTTAATATATTGATTCCAGTCCATTGTATTAACATGTCCTTTTTCTAATTCAGTTAAACATTTATATGGTTTTGGGTTTTTATAATCTTCTATGTCAACCTCTTGTGTTTGTGTATAATTGAATGGTCTATTACCAATTGGTTTTTCTTTTGATACTAAAAGGTTATGATTTTTGATAATCATTTTACCATTTTTATATGTTTCTGTATTACTTTCTTGATATAATTTTTGTCTATCAGCAATATTCATAGATTTATTATAAGGTACAGTTTTATCTTTTTTTGATGGTGATTTTATATGTTCTTTCCATTCTTCATTTGGTGTATGTTTACTTTCTATATAGTCTTCTAGTGATATTGCATGACCATGAAGCATATCATTTTCTATAACTTCTATTTTATATTCATTATATAATATTTTTATATCTTCATTCCATACATTTCTAAAACATATTTCTAAACTGTTTAATATGGGATATAATTCTTCTGGTTCAGGATAATTCCAAAATGATATTAGTTTTTTATCTGTCCATATTCTTCCAGAATAATTATATTCTAATAATCCATACATTTCTATCATTGATGCGTGAGTTGCACTAGGTTCTCCTATATATGATCTACCATCAACAATCCAAAATGGCCTCGCATCTTTATCTTTATATTCTGCTTCTTCCCATGGGATCGCGTCAGGATTTTCCGTAAATAATTTAAATGATTTTATGTGTTTCATAGTTTATAGTTTATAGTTTATTTTTTATCATACTAATAATGCCATTTTATTTATTTCGAGTAAACGATTAATGTTTTTCTCTGAAATACGTATTTGATGATAACAACCACCACTTTTTTCAAGTTGACTAGTTGTTTTAAAACCATATTCTTCTAATAATTCAAATTTACTTAGCAATTCATCATATTCTTCTTTTATATCATATTCATTAAAATTAAGAGCATAACCTACATATAAATCATCAGGGCCATTTATGACAAATGAATATGAACTATCAATGTGAAGATATGATTTACTATCACTAAATATTTTATCAATAATTTTTTTCACTAATCTTGATTTATCATGAAATGTTGTTCCTTTATCTGGATTGATATGATCTTCATATGTTTTAATATATTTCATTATTTTTGATTTTGTATATCTTGTACAATCTGTACAATTTTATCTTTATTTATTGCAAAACCACCTTGATTTTTATCTGTCTTTAATTTAATTGAACCTTGTGCAACTCCTTCTTGATCTTGAACAACTTGTGCTGTATTTTCATCACCGTCTTTTTTAGTATATTTAATTTTTTGACCTGATTTATATTCTTTTTGTGTTTGTGTATCTTCGTTTTTATTTTTAATCATACCTTGTAATTCTTTAGCTGATTGTTGATATTCTTTTTCAATTTTAGCTCTAGCTTCTTGTACTTTCAATAGAGTTTCTTTATTACCTGTAGATTTATAATATTCTTCTTTTTTCATAAAAGTGTAATCTTGAAATTCTAGTTTCTTTGTAGTTACATATTTTTGTAGAGTTTTTGAAGGATTTTTCTCATTTAATCTTTTACCTACTTCTTCGATTTGTGTAATTGCGTCTTTTATGACTTTATTAACCTGATCTGTATATAATTTGTCAAGTTTTTGAATAGAATCTGCATCATTTTGACTTAAATCTGTTTGAGTTTGAGTTTCTTCCTGTTCTTTTATATAAGAAACATTTTCTTGTTTAACTGCTGTTTGTGGTTGTGTTTGTGGTTGTGTTTGTGGTTGTTTTTTGTTTGTTTGTACTGGTATTTTACCCTCAGGAGTTTCAACTTGTTCCATTCCTTGTTTAACATTGGATTTAGATGCTTTAAATTGTTTTGAAGACTCAGCCCATTTATTAAATAGTGTTTCTATATTTGCTCTGTAAGTATCATATACCTTATCTACTTCTTGACTGCCTTTAATATTTTTCCCAATCTTGTCTAACCAATTGAATAATTTTTTGAAGATGCCTTCATTTAGTTGATCTTTATCGTAGCCATTCTTTTCTAGGAATTTATTATACTTTGTAATCATCGCATAGATTTTTCTTTTATATATTTAATTTTGTTATTGAAAAAAAATTAATCTTTAGAAAATTTTTAATATATAAGATATATGGAAAAATATCTTGAATTCATATCAGAAAGTAGATATAAGACACATGGTCTAAATACGATAAAAAGACAGTTGAAAAGAATTCTAGGTTTTATGTTGGCTAAATATAAAATTCACTATAATTATGATACAGATGATTTTGGTATTTATTTTACAAAAATTGATATGAAAACTAAAAATCTTTTAATTCTTACTTGTGAAACAATAGGCTATTTTCCATCTATTTTTGAAGTAGATGATGATGTACAAAAACCTAATTCAATAAAAACCATTGATGATTTTATTGAATTTGTAAAAGAATATGAAATACCACAAAACTACAAAATAATATATTTTCAATTCGAATCATGGTTAGATAATTCTGTACAAACACCAGAGTTATTATATCATGTTTGTAGATTAATTAGTATTGATAAAATAAATAGATATGGTCTTTATCCAAAGGCTAAACATAAAATATCATATCACCCAGATAGAGTGTATTTTACATCATCTTTAATAGATGCTAAAAATATCATAGAACAATTTAAAAATATTAATAATATTGATTATTCAATTGTCGAAATTGATATTAGTAAAAATGATTTTAATGATGTACCTGTCCATAAAAATTTATTAGTTAGAAAAGACCCAAATTTTGAATCAGGTTATTATACTTGTCAAAATATACCACCATCATGGATTTCAAAAATAATTAATCTTTAGAAAATTTTTAATATATAAGATATATGGAAAAGGTATATATAAACATAGGAACGAAAGATGAGCCAAATTTCAAAAAGGGAAAAATTATAAACTTCAATAATATCAATAAAATATGCGATGTTCAGATAATGCTCGACAATAAATCGTATGCTAAGGATGATAATGGAATTTTATTATTTACTGTGTCATTAGATATGATAACTGAAGAAAAGCCAAAAATTTTGAGGAAAGTGTTAATTAGAGAACCTAGACCAATAGAAGATAGAATAGACATTGATAAATTGTTAAAAGAATTAGAATAATTTTTTTATTTTGAACAAATTTATTATATTTAAAAACTTTTACAATAAATCACTTTATAAAAGTAACTACACAAATTTAAATTCAAAACAAAATAATTTTAAAAATATGAAATGGTACACTTTACGGGTCGCTACCGGGAAAGAGCGAAAGTTAAAAGAAATAATAGAAAAAGAAATTGCTAATCATGGTTTAGACAAATACTTCGGTCAAGCACTTATTCCAAAAGAGAAAATATACAAAATAAAAAATGGTAAAAGAGTTAAGTTTGAAAGAGCTTATTTACCTGGATATGTTTTAATTGAAGCCAATCTTATTGGAGAATTACCACATCTTATTAAAAATATTAAATATGTTAGTGGTTTTTTAGGTGGTGATAAACCAACACCATTAAGAGAATCTGAAGTTAATAGAATTTTAGGTAAGATGGACGAATTAGAAGAATCAGAAGATGTAATGGATAATATTTTTACAGTTGGGGAAAAAGTACGTATAATTAATGGCCCTTTTAATTCCTTTATAGGAGAGGTAAAGAAAGTCGATGAGCCAAAACAGAGAATTATATTGGATGTAAAGGTGTTCAATAGAAGTACACCTGTAGAGATTAAATTTAATCAGGTTGATAGAAATTTAGGTTAAATTCTTCAATTTCTTAAGAGTATTTTCATCATATTTAATCCTTAATAACTCAATATTGTTATCTTTACAGTATTGAGTTTTTATTTGATCATTAATTTGTGTTTTACGAAAACCTTCTTCACCATCGAAGAATTCAATTGGTTTAAAATGTTGTATACCATCATATTCAATGCAAAGATTTAAATTTGGTATGTAGAAATCAAAATGTAGAGGATTAGTATTTCTACAATTATCAAATGTTTTCTGTGGTATATCTTTTTTTAATACGGCTTCGCCTCCCTCAGTTACTCGAATATAATATTATTTTCAACTAGATATTTATCTATAATTAATTCTCCTTTGCTTGAATTACATTTTGGACAACCAGAACCTTTTAAATGATTATTTGGTGTTTGTTCAAAAACACCATGTTTAGTACATATAATTTTAACTTTTGTTATATTATTTTTATATATTTGTTAGTGTAAAACACACAAGTCTTTAGCTTGTGTGATGTAAGCGATTAAAATGGTAAAAAAACCATTATATTTTAATTATATATACTTACAGAAGAAAAAAGTTTTTTGTAAAAAATGTTAAAATCATATAAATATAGATTATATCCAAATCAAGATCAAAAAGAATTAATGTCAAAAATTTTTGGTCAAGTAAGATTTGTATATAACCTTGGTTTAGAAACAAAAACATTAGCATATGTTGGAAATAAAACCAATTATACTTGTTTTGATTTAAATAAACAAATAACTGAACTTAAAAAAACAGATGCCCCTTGGCTTAAAGAAAGTCCATCACAGGCATTACAAATGTCTATGAGAAACCTGGATAATGCTTATACAAATTTTTTTAAAGGTGCCGGGTTTCCTAAATTCAAGTCAAAATATACAAAACAATCATTCCAATTACCACAAGGTGTATTTTTAAGTGAAAATAATAAACAAATTTATATACCTAAACTAAAACTGGTTGATATTGATTTACACAGAGAATTTAAAGGTGACATAAAGACAATAACAGTAAGCAAAACAACAACAAACAAATATTATATCAGCATTTTAGTTGATAATAAAAAAGAATTACCTGAAAAGAAACCAATTAAATTAGAAACAACAGTTGGAATTGATTTGGGTATTAAAGATTTTGCTATCACTTCAGATGGAAAGAAATTCAAGAACCACGATTTCTTTAAATCTTCAATGAAAAAGTTAAGGGTGGAACAGCGATCCCTTAGTAGAAAACAAAAAGGATCAAACCATTACAACAAACAAAAATTAAAGGTTGCCTTGTTACACGAACACACTAGAAACCAACGAAAAGATTATTTACATAAAATAAGTAAATATTTGGTAGATAATTATGACACAATTTGTATCGAAAATCTTGGTGTAAGTAATATGGTTAAAAACCATAACCTTGCTCGTGCTATAAGTGATATGGGTTGGGGTGAATTTAAATCAATGGTTGATTATAAATGTGAATGGTATGGTAAAAATTTAAGTATAATTGGTAGATTTGATCCATCAAGCAAAACATGCTCTAATTGTGGTTCAATCAATAAAGAATTGACTTTGAAAGATAGGGAATGGATTTGCTCTAAATGTGGAATAGAACATGACAGGGATATAAATGCTGCAATAAATATAAGAAATTTTGGGTTGAGGAACCAACCCAGCGTCACCCAAAGTGAATGGTTACATTGTGCTTGTGGCGTAGAAACACATCAGTCTTTAGCTGATGTGTAGTTCATA